ATGGAAACAGAAAAGCAACGGATTGAAGAACTGGTAAAACAGTTGAATGCAGCATCAGCTGCGTATTATAACGGACAGGATGAAATCATGCCAAATTATGAGTGGGATGCTTTGTTTGATGAGCTTACCACGCTGGAAGAAAAAACCGGATATATTATAAAGGACAGTCCGACGCAGAATGCCGGATATGAAGAATCCGGAAGCGGACAAAAAGAACCGCATGAGTATCCGGCACTTTCTCTGGCGAAGACCAAACAGGTGGAAGAACTGCAGCAATGGGCGGGAGCTTATCCGATCTGGCTGTCATGGAAACTGGACGGACTTACGCTGGTTCTGACGTATGATAACGGAAATCTTGTAAAAATTCTTACCAGAGGAAATGGAAACCTGGGTACCAACATTACATTTTTAAAGGGTGCGATCGGAGGATTCCCGCAAAAGATTTCGTATCAGGGGCATCTGGTTGTGCGAGGAGAAGCTGCCATATCCTATACAGATTTTGCACAGATCAACGACATGATTGAGGATGACGATGAAAAATATGCAAATCCGCGAAATCTGGCATCCGGAACGCTGAATCTGGAAGATCCGGCAGAAGTGAAGGCACGCCATGTCAGGTTTCATGCATTTACACTGGTGCATCTGGATGAGCCGATGGTATCGTGGGGAGAGCGGATGCACTTTCTGGAAGAACTGGGATTTGATGTGGTAGACAGGGAAGCGACAACCGCCCAAAAACTTCCGGAAGTCATTGACCGATGGACGAAACTTGTAGAGAGCGGAAAAATGGATATTCCGGTAGATGGTCTGGTGATCTGTTATGATGATACGGATTATGCGGCATCGGGAAGCGTGACCGGGCATCATGCGACACGCGCCGGTTTTGCGTTCAAATGGCAGGATGAGGCCGTGGATACAAAACTAAAATATATCGAATGGTCGTGTGCGGTGTCTACGATTTCCCCGGTTGCCGTGTTTGAACCGGTGCAGATTGAGGGAACAACGGTATCGAGAGCATCTCTATGCAATATCAGCGAGATCGAGCGTCTGGGAATCGGAAAAGAGTGTACACTTTCCGTGATCAAAGCCAATAAGATCATTCCGAAATGTATTGCGGTAAAAGATGCTGTAGGTGCTCCGGAGATTCCATCCCAGTGTCCGGTGTGCCATGCACCGACAAAAGTTCATGTGAGTGAAAACAGTGGCACAAAGACCCTGCATTGTACCAATCCGGACTGTACAGCCAAAAATGTCAAGAAATTTACCCGTTTTGTCAGCAAGTGGGGGATGGATATCGACGGACTTTCCATTCAGACGATGCTCCGTTTTATGAATGCGGGATTTATCCATGAATTTGCGGATATTTTCCGTTTGAAAGAGCATTTCGGGGAGATCAGCCAGATGGAGGGCTTTGGTGAAAAATCTGTGGCAAATATGGAACAGTCCATTGAAAAAAGCCGGCAGGTACATCCGGTGAACTTTATATTTGCCCTGTGCATACCGCTGATCGGTGTGGATGCCGGGAAAAAAATTGTTGCCGCCATTGGTTTTGAAGGCTTTTTGCAACGTCTGCATCAGGGGGACGGGTTTGAGGATATTGAGGGGATCGGAGCGGAACGTTCCCGATCAATTGTAACCTGGTATCAGAATGAAAAAAACCACAGTGGGTTTGAGGATCTGCTTCATGAACTTTCGATAGAACATGTAGAAGTGCAGGATACTTCTTCCGGAAGCTGTGCGGGACTGAGCTTTGTGATCACCGGAGATGTGCATCACTATAAAAACAGGGATGAATTTAAGGCCTATGTAGAAAGCCAGGGCGGAAAAGTGACAGGAAGCGTCTCAAAAAAGACGGCATATCTTGTCAACAATGACGTGGAATCCGCATCATCTAAGAATCGTAAGGCAAAAGAACTGGGAATTCCGATTATTTCCGAAGATACATTTATAGAACAATTTGGTGGGAGGTAGAAAAAGTTATGCCAATCAGAACACAAAGTGATCTGCCTGCAAAGGAGATCCTCGAACAGGAAAATATTTTCGTGATGGATGAGTCCCGTGCGATGCATCAGGATATTCGTCCGATCAATATCGTGATTCTGAACCTGATGCCACTGAAAGAAGAGACGGAATTGCAGATTTTCCGGTCATTGTCAAACACCCCGTTGCAGGTAGACGTATCGCTGCTTGCACCGGCATCCCATGCATCCACCCATACTTCAAAGAGCCACCTGAACAAGTTTTATCAGACGTTTCAGGAAATTAAGAACCAGTATTTTGACGGGCTGATCATTACCGGTGCACCGGTGGAACAGATGAAATATGAAGAAGTCGATTACTGGGATGAAGTGTGTGAGATTATGGAGTGGTCCAAAAAGCATGTGACATCCACCCTGCATTTGTGCTGGGGGGCGCAGGCTGCACTTTATTATCATTACGGAATCCAAAAATATGATCTAAAGCAGAAAATGTTCGGGGTATTCCGACACCATGTAATGAATCGCAAGATTCCGATGGTACGCGGATTTGATGATTATTTTTATGCTCCACATTCCCGGCATACCGAGATCCGGGAGGAAGATATTTTAAAGCATGAAGAACTGACCATTCTGGCAAAATCAAAAGAGGCGGGGGTTTTTCTGGTAATCAATCAGGATGGCAGCCAGATTTTTGTGATGGGACACCCGGAATATGACCGGATGACATTAGACAGTGAATATAAGCGTGACAGGGAGAAGGGACTTGCGATCACGCTTCCGTGTAATTATTATCCGGATGATGATCCAACGCAGCGGCCGATGCTGCAGTGGCGGTCACATGGAAATATCCTTTATGCAAACTGGCTGAATTATTACGTTTACCAGCAGACACCGTATGAGTTTATCAATACCGATGAAATCATTGGGAAATAGCGGTATTTAAAGGGTATGACAATAATTTTAAAAAATGAGAAACCAAGATAAGTTGATATATTTTCGTATAAATTGATATAGTTTTATATATCAATGGAGACAAAATGGAGATTCCTGAAAAATCAAATGGAGACAAAATAATATAACAGTTTTGCCGCAAAGAACTTTTGCAAAATCGTAAAAAAATAGGGACAGGTAGAAATTCATATACTTGTCCCTAAATTATTATTACATCATATTACAACATTTGTCCGTTCCATTTTCGTCTATTCTCTGTGTCATATTCAACTTGAATCCGTGAGAGCGTATCATTGTGGCTTAATTCTTCATAGGCATATTCCTGAGTTTCATATAAGCGTTTTAAAGGTAGCTGAGTACCACTACCGTCTATAAAACGTATAATCGCCAAACTTCCACTAATACGAACTATTTTACATTTCCGAACAGTTCTATTGTTTTCTATAATCCATGCAGTATCACCTTGTTTCATATTATCACCTCTGATATATTATGACATTATAACAGAATACATATTCGTATGTCTACAGATTTCTATAAATATACGAACATATATTCGATAATCTTCTTTAAACGGCAGTTTAGAGATGCAAGGAGAAAAGGGTTGTACACTGGTGAATGCAACTGGTATGGCATCATATATCCGTAATGGGTTCATGGCACAGGTGATAATGGAAATAACACCAACCAAACTAGAAAATGGTGCGATTCTTTTGAAAGGATTGCCAATACCACAAAAGTATATATATATGACGCTACCAGCAATTAACGGTAACAACATACCATGCGTTATAAATACTAATGGAGAACTTGCAATATATTACCAAGATGGCAGCAACAGTATTTCGAGAATAGACCATATCTTTTGTTATATGTGTATCTGATAAGGCTAATAAAGTTGCACTAAATATCATGAAATAATATTCCAATTCCCCCAAGTTCCTACATCTTTAGTACGAACAGCTAATTTGCCATTGTATTGCCCAGAGATAGATACACCAATCTGAACTGCATAGCCTGTGGTTACATTGTTAAACGGAATTGTTAAAAGTATCGTGTGAAAAATGGGGAACGGATTATGTAGAGAAGTATCTTGGTTACTGTTCGGTGGCATATGTGAAAGACCAGGATCAGCGTTGTTTGCATCAATTGTTTTTTTAATTGAATAAAATACAGTATTTAAACTGCCGTTTAAAACAACATTGTCGAACAAAAGTTCTTTGTATAATACAATTCAAGTCAATACATACTATCAATGCGCAAAAATTGTTTAATTTTGTGCGTATTCCTTTCTTGTTTGGCGTGTATTTGCACATTCATATACGCCACTTACATAACCTTATTAAATTCATTTCTAACATTTTTCTTATCACAAATACAATAAATCATTGTAGTATCCAACTTAGCATGACCAAGAATCTGTGCGGATGAACATTTGTCACGTTTGCCACATCTCCAATTTTATGTAATCTTTGTCTAATGCTTTCCTTGGATAATCGTGTCCCATGATCATTTAAAAATAATGGTTCAAGATTGTCTTTTCTAGTCATAATATATTCTTTGATATAATACATAGAGCGTTCAGATATATAAACCGTCCTTTCTTTGTTGCCTTTTCCAACGACAGTACATTCGCCCGATTTAAAATCAATGTCCTCACGGTTAACATTCTGTACTTCAGAAACTCGACATCCAGTAGAAAACATAAATTCTAATAACGCACGATTTTTAATTGTATCGCAGTTATCTAAAAGCTTTTCTACATCTTCATCAGAGAATGGTTTCTTTGTGACATATCGAGACTTAATCTCATGGATTTTCAACATAGGATTCTTTGGAATAATTTCTTCAAGAGTCAACCATCTAAAGAACGCAGAAAGGTTTTTTCTCCTATTATTAGCAGTAGTATTTGAAACTCTTTGCTGATACAATGAGAGTGCCCATCTAATGTCGTTTGTAGTAATATCCTTTATATTTTTGTTTCCAAGATCATCTAACGTGTGCTTAATCGAATCCATATACTGATAAATTGTACTGGGTGAACGACCTTCAAGACGCAAAGAAGCTCTATATGTATTAAGAATTTTCTCATTCTCATTTTCAAGTACACACAATTCTGTATGTTTCTCATTTATATCATATTTTCTTAATAATCTACAAACACATCCATCTATCATCATTACAGTATTATCATCTGCAAATCTGTCAATCATTGATAATAATTCTAATCTAAATTTCTCTTCCATAACGTAAAAAAATACCTCCATCCTAAATCAAAATTTATATGTTCTACATATATATTCTCCATTTGGAAATAAATGGAATTGATTTTAGAACGGAGGTTCGGTTATTCAATATTCAGTTGTAGATAAGATTATTCAGATACAATACAATCTGAGAATCCATCAAGTTCCAAGATACTATTTACAGTATCCTGATAACGTCCATACAGTTTTGCGGCACTCTTTCTTACGAAATATGCTCTGTACTTTGCCTGTCCCTTTTCAAGACTAGTTCCTCTTGCTTCTTCAATTCTTGTTGCCATAAATGTTTCCATATTAAAATCCTCCTTTGAAATATATTTATTCAGCACCTTCAGTATCTTCCATACCTGGAATAATATCTGTGATGATTGAATCAATAGCAGTAGCGTTTGCAATGTGACCTTTTTCCAATGAATCCAGACGTTTTTCGATTTCATTTTTGGTTCGCAGCCTGATAGTAACCGTGTAGGTTCCATCTTCCTTGCCGGCCTCGTCCGTATTCGGTGCGTATGTAAACCCATCACACTTCAGATCGGTGTATTTTCCAGATACCTCATCATTGTGTTTAAAGGTCACTTCCGCAATGTTGTTCTCTGCAAAAGTGTCCGTGATCGTTTTAATCCCGTCAAAATTTTTGGACTGGATCTGGATGTTTCCAAGGCTTGCACCATCGGCAATTTCAAAGCTGGTCTGATCTTTTAAAATAATTTTATCCATATTATTTTTTCCTTTCTATGATAAAAAATGGTTAATAAGTTGCGTTCGAATATTTGTTCGATATATTTTCTTAAACGGCAGTTTAAATACAACAATAAAAAGAGCTAATACATTAGATGGAAACGAAGCATTAGGCACAACATGTTATGGGAAACCTTTCTTTAACCTAAGTGGATAACTAACGGCATGTATCTAATATCTGTAAATGTTTGGTTTGTACGCCCAGTGAATTTAATTGATAAATTCCAATTTTTTGGGCTACTTGTAAAGTTACTTCTAATGAGTGAACCTTGTATATCAATATTCTCTTCATTAAGTGTATTTACATCAACAATAACAATGCTATTAGCAGGTAACGATAATGAGACCATAAGATTAGTAGCCGTTCCTGCAGGATACTTTATGTTTTTGACCCTATAGCCGCCATTGTCTATATCCCAATCGGTTTGTACACTTATTACATCGGAACCATTGTTGACTACACAAAACGGGTTTCCAGTAAATATGTTTTCGATGCCAAATGATGGTATTTTCTTACTATTTAGACTGCCGTTTAAATCACTTATCTGCTTTGCGAGCGATCCATCAATATTCGGGTTCGCCTGCCTTGCGTCCAGTGCAAATCCCGCCACAGTCGTTGTCTGGTTATTTACGATACTTTCCGGTTGCAGTGCGCTTCCGATCTCCTTTTTCAGCGTAGGGTTACTAAGAGTTGTAGGCTGGTATTCGTGTCTTATAGTGCCACGTTCTAACTGGAATTTTATAATACAGTTAGTTAAAGTAGTACCAGCTACAATATATAAACCAAGTTCATCACGATCAAAGTCATCGGTTTGCGAATACTTAAAAATAACACTTAATGTTGAATTATTAACAGTACGGCAAGCAGCAATGTCCGTATTTATATTTTGTTTGTTTTTATTGGCTAAATATAAAGATGCTTGTCCTTTGACTGTAGTTATCGTCAACACGTAATTTTTTCCAATTTCTAATCCTAACTTGCCTATAAAAACAGTATAGTGCGCGGTAGCCGTAGCTGTACCGTTAGCAGTTACAGACCCATCTTCGTTTACTGTCCAAGTGATACCGTTATTCGTATAACTATCCGGTCTATAATATGGATAAGGTATTAAATTCTGCCCTTGCTGATCTGATAATCTTTCATTTAAAGAAGTATTGCTAATCGTAGTAGGTTGATATTCATGCGACATCGTACCTACTTCAAGCATTGGCTTAAATGTAATATTATTAGCAGTTGCGCCGTTTCGAATAATCAACCTTATTCCATACTGGAGAGTATTCTCATCATTTGCTGTATATATTTCAGTTCCTTTCATTGAAGAAACTCCGTACTTCCAATTGGTAGGATTGTTTTTATCATAACGAACAAGCTGCATATAGCCAACGTTTGTATGCTGTTCATCAGTGAGCCCATCGCTAATAATATAGGTATTTCCTAACTGAAGCGATTTCATGGTAGATAAATTATATGGATATATCAATGAATACGGTGCCTCTTTACTAGCCGTGCCATTAGCAGTTACAGACCCGTCATCGTTTACAGTCCAAGTGATACCGTTAGTATTCCCTTCGGTTCCGTCATATGGATAAGGTATTAGATTCTGTCCTTGCAAAGTCGAAGTTTTGTCAATTTCTTTTTTCAGATTTACATTACTCTCTGAAATAGGTTCATAGGCATGAGCGATTGTTCCCATTTCAAGTATTGGCTTTATTGCTAAATCAGAAACAGTAGTACCTTTACCGACATTAATTGATAAAGAATATGTATGTGTTGAATCACCAACAAAAGTCTTTGTCACTGGCGTGTCAGATACGTTTGCAACCGCCTTACCAATAGTTCCATCATACACATATACATACACGCTTTTTGGAAGTCCTTCACAACTAAGAGTATAAGAAGTGTCACCAAGCTTTAATGTCTTATATGCAAAATTATAATAGGCATTATTCTCCGCAGATGCAGTTCCATTTGCTAAAACTGAACCATCTGACTGAACTGTATATGTTATTCCATTTGTAGCTCTATCTGTTGAAGGATACGGAATTAGATTTCTTCCCTGTGAAGTTACAACACCACCAAGCTTAGTCTTTTCTTCGCTTGTATAATCATTAGAAGATAATCCCTTACCTTCTTCCTTTACAACAAGATTAGAGATATCTTGATGTTCAGTAAGATATCCTGCATCATTTGTAAACTCAGATACATTTGTTGGAACTATTGGAATTTCCGTCTTATCCGCTTTACCAATCTGTAATGCTGTAATAGCACTCTTATTATCCTTAATGGCACTATTCATGGCAGACGCACTTGTTTCATGTGTAGAAATCCAATCAGACATTTCCTTTAATGTATCAAAATCTTCAGGTGCACCAGCTACAACCTTTGCAATTCCATCCGAAACTGCTTTTTTTACCGAACCATTTCCCGTTCCATTAAGCGTTGAAATCGCCGTTTCATTAGCTTCAATTCTTTTCGTATTGCTCGTAATATTCGATGTATTCTGTTTTATTGCAGATTCATCTGTTCCAATCTTAGATTTAATGCTTTTTAATTCGCCAGCAATCACTTTATTCTGTAAAGGATTTGTTGATTCTTCTGATAAAGCATCATCTACAGGAATTCCTTTTACAACACCGCTTTCGTCAATAGTAATGGTAGTACCGTCAACTTTTGATGCAACGTGACCGTTTGAATCAATTAACGAAACTGGTAACTTTGAATCTCCTTTAGAGATATACAGTCTATCCTCATCAGAGGAAAATTCAAATTTGTAACCGTCAAGAGCGGCGTTAATTTTGCCAATAGCCTCATCAATCAGTCGAATATTGCTTTTACCACCTTGACCTGTAAGTTGATCAAATACAGTCAACCATAATTCGCTGTAATCTGTTTCAGCCCACAACTTAACGCCAGTGTTACTTAATATCTCTGACATATATTTCCTCCTTTTAAATTATTTTCTTTCTGCCTGTTTCTGAGATTGTTTGATTATAATAACTATTTAATGATCCACTCATCATTTTTAATCGTATCAAATAACCAGCAGACATATTGACCTTCCCATTTGTAAAATTGATTTTATTATCTTCATTTGATTTATTAAAAACGCCTATCTGCATATGAACTTCGTTGTTCTTAACCTGAATATTATTATTATTATCAATTTTCAGTTTTTCGCTTAATAAAAGGGAAGAATTGTTGCCCTGTACAACAATATCAGAATTGTTTTTGGATTTAATTATTTTAGAAACTATGAAAGAGGATGTATTTTTATTCTCTATCTTTATTGTGTTTTCTTCTTTACTTTTGACATTTTCACGAATTAAAAATGTTGAATCATCATCAAACTTAATCTCATTTCTTGATTTTGCATGGAACAAAAACAAGACTCTTGTTAGAAATTTTGAATTACTAAAAGCCACGTTGTTTATGCGTGGCTTTAATATTGCTTTTAATGCTGTTTTAATAGAGTTTTTAATTTTAATAAAACTCGTATTAACAAGCTGAGTATATCGTGAAGCACCATGAATATACTCACGAAATGTTTGTCTATCCGAAATCTTGGATGATAAAATGTGATAGTTTATTCGCATACTTCACCTCGTTTTCTTTTATGCGTTCAGTACAGTAGTCGTTAGTCCTTCTGCTGGGATTTCAAGAACTGCACCAGCAGGAATTTCCTGTGCTCTCATAAGCTCTCCATAGAACATCATATTTCCACCAGTGGCGGCATCAAAAATTACCCAATGAGTTACAGGTGACGCTGCAGTTGTCCATGACTCCTGTGCTTCATCAAAACGAAATACTACAGAATTTGTAGTCGAACCTTGAACAGATTCGTTCCAATTAGTTGCATCACATTTTGCAGCAAAACGCTTATAACTAGAAACCGTAGGCTCAGTACAATTAGTTCCGTCTTCACTTGGAGCAGTTTTACTTACACCAATATAAATTGTCTTTTCTCCATTGCGAAAAATATTATTAAGAATTTGATTTTTTTCGTATGTATTAATCATTACGAATCCTCCTTATTTACTTGATCATGGGTTTGATTGAAATTTTGCCGAGGTCGGCTACGAATTGATTTCCCAACTTATCTGTAATAACCAACTGATGTGTAAATTTACCAAATAAGTTCTGTGTATCAGAAGAGGGAATTGTTATTTGAATTATGTTATCTGTAATATTTATTGTACCTTTGACAGTTGATTCGGTTGCTAAGACTTCTGTTTCTCCATATTTAGCCAAACGCCATTCACATGAAGATGCAGCAATATGATATTCTTCATCAAGAATATCATATAAATCTACACTAAATGTCTGCCGACATCCACCAATCATACCAAAGTCTGAATTGTTAAATACTTCACATGACATTTACTTTACCTCATTATTTTGTGACTCCTTTGTTACATTTTCTGTTTTATCCTCTACAATTGGGTTGTTAAGAATTACACTAATCTGTGCGATTCCCTGTGCTTGCTGAATCCCTATAAAACTCATAGAGTTCAGTATATTAAAAAGAAGCTGAATCTTATCTTTTGGATAAGAAACAACTTCCAGTGTTTGTGTATTATTCTGTTTTTGTTCCATATTAAGCCCTTTCTTTACTTCTTTTTAAATGTACTGTTACACCATGATTTTGTTGCATAATTATTTCTTACCCATGATTTTATATCATCTAATCTGTCCTCAAGATGAGAATTTGTTGTGTATCCAGATAAATCTGTTTTTAATGCAAATTTATCATTACACCATTCTTCTCTAGCAAGGTAAGAACTATAATTATCAATATAAGGCGTATTTTTAAAATGTACATTATTTGTGGTATCGAATGTAAGATATCCACTAGGACATGTAATTTTTGGGTTGGATAACATAATAAAATTTAATTGCTTCAACGATAGCTCCTGTGTTGTTATAGAATCTCTTTTTATTAATGAACACAAATCATTAGAATCCCAACCAATATTTAATGCATTTATAATCATAGTATTATTTTGACCTAATAAATCGAACGATAACCCACCAGGAGATAATACTGCGTTCATATAACCAATAGAAGTATTTATATAACCACTATACAAAGATGTTTCTCCAATATTCCAACCTCCTATTGTCCCAGAAGATGCATTTACTTTACCACTAAAACTTCCATCTGCTCCATCCAATGTCCCTTTAAATGTACAGTTTCCACCAAACGTTCCATTGTTTGCAAAAACATTTCCATTCTTATCAACCATAAATGTCCCATTACCAAGATTAATAGAACCACCTTTTAACTGACCGCTGAAAATGCCAGAAGAACCAGTCAAATCGCCTGTAAAATGCACATTACCATCTGAGTCAACGTAAAACTGTTTGTTATTTCCTTTGTAAATAGAAAATAATTCTCCACTTTGATTCGGTTGAATTCGTACAGAGTTATTACCACCTTTAGCAATAAAACCATCATCATCAAATTTATAAGTACCTGAATTATTTTGTAGCGTAAGATATTCTCCCAAAAATAATTTTCCTAAAATCGCTTCGGCATTTACGGCATAAACAGTATTACCATTTTTATCAATGGGTATCTTACCGATAGCCATTTTTGCACTCTTGAAACCATCATCGGAAAATACAATTTGGTTGTTAATAATCTTAATCTGTTCGGGATCGAAGTCATTCTTCTGTTCATTCCATTGCCTGAACCACATTCCAGTTTCGTCCCATGATTGATGTTGATTTTTTACAGGAATATTTGCAACATCTAATCCATATTTCCGCATTTCCTCAACAAAGTTACTCTGATTTACAGACTTATCGTATTGGTCTTTGTTAAACTGAAAGCTCATAGCAGCCGAATTAGCTTGCGCTTGAATGCTAGATGCATCTTCATAAATATCATGTACACGAATAGCATCAGAGAAAGTTACATCAATCTTACTTGTGTCATTATAATCAACAGTAAAACTAATCAATCTCAGTTTAATAACGGTGTCGTAATCAGTAGCCATTCTTATAAAATTGCCAAGTTGGAAATATTTCAAGAATCCTTTGAATTGTGGAATAGTAAGAACATTAGAAAGAGTAGAAGAGTATTGATATTGTGGTCTACATTTTTTAGATAAATCTTTCCATGCAACATCAAATAACTGTCGCTCAATATCAAATCTTTCTGTGTCTGTTGTATTATCTGTGGTGATATAGTTATCATTACTATATGTTTCCTCTACAACATAAGAATCAAGTGTTTTCCATTCATCCTTAGTAACCCATTTATCCATATCCAACTGAGATTGAACAGCATTTCTTTCTGCGATAATAAAATTATAAACTTCTGTAGCAGAATCAACCTCAGACTTTCTTTTATTGTATTCGGCAGTAACATTGTTCAAATCCTCAAGATTTTGCTGATACAAATTATAGTTAAAAGAATCTGGTTTATTCATGCCTTGTGCACAATAAACTTCATCTATATTCTTGAACGATTTAACCTTAGAATCCAAAAACTCTAATCCATATTTCGTCCAATCCTTAGAATCCAAACTATCAGGTAATCGCGTTTCGAGATCCTGGATTACGCCAATCTGATCACCAAGACGTTTCATAATTTCTTCGTACTGTGGTTTTAAAGACTGATATTTCTCATTATATGCTTTCACCTTATTCTGAATAGATTCTTCCATTTCTGGTAGATAATACTCAAAATTGTAAATTTTATTTGTGCTATTTGGGTTGACTTCATTGATATAAATTCCATCACCACCATTTACACGATAGCATGTAATAATGCTATTTTCATCAATGCTTTCTGTCATAGACTGCGCAAGATTATCAATTGAGATATAGATATTTGTATCTTCTCCATAATCGTCTAAATCATAAGCATTTATAGTCATATTGAATGTATCGAAAACAAACAAGCAATTAAATGCTTCTGATACATCACCAGTTAAAAATGAATATACATCTATATCGTCCTCGTCAAAACTTCTCTGTTTATTAGCAAGAGAAGCATCTACATGACCAACCGACCAACTTGGAGCAACATTTAATACTCGATTCAACAGACTTCCCTTTGGATTAATAGGATCATAGAAGATAGTTTTCACATAATCATCGTACAGGATTTCGCCTGAGTTACATTCAAAATCAATGAGTCGCTTATTGCATAAAGTACATTCCAATGAGTTTGCAGTAATACTTTTTGAGATTCCTGTATCTTCGATATTAGTCTCCACATGAATTTTGTACCAACCAATGCCTTGAATCATAATTAGACGGTCTTCTTGAAAATCGTCATAATGTTCATACTTCTTACCATTGATATCTCTATAGATTTTAAAAGAAGCAGTCTGATAAGCGTTTAGATTAAAAGTGAGAGATAAATCATCATAAATACTTACTGCACCAAGAAAGGTTTTATCCTTTTTGGTAATGTAAATAATTGGTTTTTCAAGATTATTCAAAAAATCAACTGGTAAATTAAATGATTGAACTGCCATCAGATCACCACCTTTCGTATAGGTCTATATTTCATCGTAAGAGTGCAATTACCCTCAATTTTAAATATATTTGTCCTTTTATTTAAGTCGTTTACAATACGTGGTAATTTGTAGTTTGTATCATTGTAGATTTTATGTGATATAGCTGTAGAAGTGATTTCTAAGATTGTTCCATCAATTTTTATAACTTCATTATTGATGCAATTATTCAGCTTGAAAATTTCACCCGATGTTTCATTGGTAATTTTAAGATTGCAAGCACTGGAAATGTCAATTTCTATATCGGGATAAATATAACCAATTTCATCACTCATATCTACAAACTTTAACATACCAATACCATTTTTAGTAGAAATTTTCTTTGTAATCATTTGTCCATAAGCATACGGAGAATCTGTAGTGCCTGTAATATTAAGCCCCATAATATCGCCACCGACTTGAATCGGTGAAATATTTAATTGCACATAAAAATGTACTGTATCATAATCAGACTTTGTGATTGTAAATTCTTTGTAATCATCTTTTCGTTGTAATAATCTAGCATAAGTAGAATATTCATATGAATCAATTGGCTCAAAATTCTGTTTCATAACTTGAAATTCAAACATAATCGCTTCTGAATAGTTTGCATTTCCACTTTTGTACCATCTATTTCTGATAGGAGCAGATATCAAGGTAAATTCAATATTTCCACCAGATGTTTCAGATGAGGTATTCCCATTGAATTCACACACCATAAGTCCAAGCTCATCGGAGGTTATGCTATCAAAAGTAAAACCACGAGTTTGAATTGTCATGGTAGCCTCCTTTCTTTTTACATCATTTTCTTCATTTCTTTTTCATATTTCTTTTTGAGTTTTTTCATTTCTCTGTTTGTGCCAGAAAACTCTCTATTCAATTTCTGCGTCTCAGAAATAATATCCTGTAATTCTTGAATATCACTTCCAAAACTTTCAATTTCTTTCTGTAATTCAGTATTCTCTTCCTGTAACCTTCGAATCTGTTTATCACGTTCAAGAAGCAGTTTTTCGAGAATACTTACTTTTCTTTCATTAGTCACTTCTGACATACGTTTTCCTCCATTAAAATAGGAGAGAACTATTACATCCTCTCCATAAATTATCTTCTTACGCCTTTAGCATAAGTAGCTTGGTTGATCTTTCTTACAACATTTTCAGCCTGTTTTTGAGCAACACCTTCCATCTGTTTAACAATCTGATCGGTGGCAACGCCTTCAACAATGGTTCTATTATCAATTTGATAAGTAGGAGATTGGGATGAAATTTTCTCAATAGGAATGTTCTTCAGATTGCCAATGATAGAGTCAATCTGTGGAATAACAGGCTTAAAATTCAACAATGCTTGTGTCTGTTCCTTAGAAGGAACAGCTTCGCCACGTTGTAAGAAACTAATACCATCTTCCCCAGAAAGTTTAACAAGATCCTTAATCACACCGCCAGTTGAGAACGAAGCGTCTTTTATAAGTTTCTTGAGAGCTGAAGTAATTTTTTCTCTATCATTCTTACCAGACAAATCACTTTTTACAGATACACCAAGTTTCTTCGCAAGGGCAACTTCATCAGCCTTACTCAGAACTTGTCCATGCTGTTTATCATAAAGATACTGATTAAGAGCACCGTAATACGATTTCTTGTGTGTTGCCGATACTGAATGCTTAGATATCCATTCCGTAATATCACTTGCTTTCTTTCTGAGTTCGTACAATTCCTGTTGCTTGTCAGCATCATTACTTCCAGAAGAACCAGAGCCGTTTCCGCTAGTTCCAGAATCATTTGGTGATCCAATACCTTGTGTGTCTGTAACTTTTGTCTCTGCGTACTTAGCACTTGCTTCAGCAGCTTCATCCGCAGCTTTACAAATAGATTGCCATGAAGACGCAATCAATCCAAGCTGTGCAGTAATGTTTGGAATGTTAGAAGATAATGTACTTGCATAATCACCTACAGCATCGCCACCATCTTTCCAAGCATTCACAATATAAGTAGACACATCATAACCAGTATCCTTTGCAATTTTCTCAATGTTTGATGCAACCTGTGAAGAGTTAGCATTAACATATGTGAGAGCATCAGAGAAGACCTTATTGGTATCTTTCAGGTAGTCTTCAGCAGACTCTTTACTCTTGGTGAGCATATCATCGAGTGCTTTTTCTTGATCGGATACAGAACGATCATACAAAGTATCTGACTGTTCTTTTTCGGCATCTTTCAAATCGGATTTCAATTGCTGAAGCTTTTTACGATTTGATTCTGATGAATCGCCTTCCAGTGCCGCAATCTGCTTGCGCAAATTAGCAATGTTCTTGTTTTGATCAGCAATCTTGGATTGAAAATCGTGCAAATCTTTTTCGGTTTCTAACAATTCCTTTTTCTTCGAAATTGCTTCTTCCAAAGCATCATTTTGTGCATCTAATCCTTGCTTTACATAGGCAACTAATGACTTCTTTGCTTCATTTGCAGACTTAATAGAATCACGCTGACCTTGCTGATACTCACGAAGTTTAGAGTTATAATCAGTAAGACCAATTTTTCCACTATTATACATCTCATTCAGATCAGCAATAGCATCTTTGTACTTTTGAGCCTCCGCAAGATATGTATCATAATTCTGTGCAGTCAACCCTATAGCAGTAATACCATCCTGCGTAATCATTCCCGTATTACTGTCAAATAGATTGTCAGAATCAAGCATGTCAACTAAGAAATCTGTCTCGTCTGTGATGTCTCCAAGCTTATTAAGCAACTCGTTAAAACGGTCAAACTTCAACTCATTGATAGATTTTTGAAACTCTGCAAGTTCCTGTTCGTCCTGTTGAATGGCTTCATAGACACCATTTAAAGCTTCTTGCGCTTCATACCATTCATTACTGCCAAACTTAATTGTAGATAATTTCTTTGCAAGTTTTCCAGCTTCTTCTTGTTTAAGCTTCATGTCAGATTTGACGGCATTTGCCTGACGTGCATAATAAGCTTCACCAATCAACTGACCTTTTGCTTCAGCTATATTAAGGGAATTGGAGACAGAGTTCTTTCTCTGCTCAATCAGCCCAGCTTTATTATCATACCTTGCCTGCACCTTATCAAAGCGATCTTTCCTAGCCTGACGAACATTAGAGGTATAATCCTCTTTAGCCTGATTATAATTATCAGTTGCGGTATTCTTTGCAAGAAGATATTCATTATGTGCTATGCACTTTTCCCTAAGAGTGTCATTTTCAATCTTGTTAATAAGATTATACGAAATTGACTTATTGGATTTTAAATTACTCTTAATAGAATTAAATTCCTTTTGAGTAAGACCAATGTTTTTAGCTTTTGTTTTTTTTAGAGACTTTGTAAGAGAACTCTTATTGGATTTATAACTCTTTGTTGCACCAGTATAAGCAGTTTTTGAAGCTGATAACTGGCTATTGTAGTTTTTAATAATCTGTTTATATAGACCATCAATATCAGACGTGCCGATTTTCTTTGTTGGATCAAATGTAAGATTACCTACCTTGGCATTCAGAATATCAATCTTTGTTCCAAGTTTCTCAATCTTATCAGAAGCACTGTCAATCGGGTTGTTCGCTAAAGTCTCATATAAATCCTTTAACTGATCCGTAAGACTGGCAACCTGTTCCTTGCAAGCTTTTGCTTTCTCATAATAGACCTGATAATCCTTTAATGCATTTTTCAGGTTTTCATTCTTAATAGAAGCGATACCATCTGAACCAAGTGTTCCTTCACGGATAAGTTTCTTATAATGGTCAAGTGTCTTGGATGATACACCTTTTATCTTTTTTACATTCTTTCCGCTGCTAGAAGATGTAGATGTTGCATTGTTGATTTTGCTAAAACGTGAACCAGATACAAAATCCTTACGAGATGAAAGTTTGGAAACTCTTACAGATGCGCCAGTATGAGGGGATTCAACAAACTTACCGTCTCCACCATAAATACCTACATGTGTGATGTTGTTCTTGCTTCCAAAGAATACTAAATCACCAGCTTGCAAATTTTTCTTCGATGTAATTTTTGTTCCCATCTTAGCCTGGTCAGCCGCATGATGTGGTAAACTTACACCAAACTTCTTATAAATCTGCTGTGTAAATCCAGAACAATCAGCACCACTTGTAAGACTTGCGCCACCCCAAACATATTTCAATCCAAGGTAATTTGTAGCAGCATCATACAAAGCGTTTCCACCTGTAGAAGAAGAGGAGGATGATGAAGATGATGAAGTTGTCTTTTTGCTATTCTGTGTTTTCGCAGCTTTATTGGCATATGCCATGTATTTCTTGTATGCTTTTTCCTGTGCAGTAATAGCCTTTGTTGTAGCTTCGATTGCTTTTTTGGTTTGATTTTTCTTCTGACCGAATGTGAGAAGATCATCAATCTTGTCTTTAGCCTTAGATGCCTTGTCTGTAAGATTGTTAAGTTTAATCTCAATAAAGTCAAATACTTCGGCTGCATCAGACTTTGTTTTTGATTTAGATTTGGATTTTTTTGATGACGGAGATTTATAACTTGATGAACCAGAAGAATTTACTTTCACTTGTGGTATATCTAACTTTGCACCAGCTGAAGTTGTTACACCATTTACAATATCCTGAATTGCACTGTTAATATTATTGCGCATTTCGTTAGACATAATTGGATTATCAGACAATCGCTGTTTTAATGCGGCAAGTTTATTTAAAGCTTCTGTGCCTGCACCAGCCATTTTAGCAAGAGTGTAGATATTTTGGCAATCTGCATCAGTTACAATAGTATTTTTATTACAATACTGTTTTTCCAATGTGAAAGCTGCCAATTTTGCTTTTTCTTGTTCTGTAATATCACCAAGATTTTGAAGCTTAAGAATATCTGCAACTGTTGCATTTTGAAAATCTGTAGATGCATCAGCAGAAAGAAGTTTTTCAAACCTAAGTTCTTCTTCTTTTTTTGTCAGAGCCTCTATTACAATTTGCTCGGCATTTTTAACACCCATATCTTCAAGCTGAGTGATATAATACTGTTTGTTTTCATCAGTAAGGTTTGCCAAGAAGTTGCCATCATTTACCCATTCAGTAGCAAGAGCATTGGCTGCTTTCTGGCACTGATCCATGCTAGATTCAGAACTACCCATTACCTCTTCAAACTTATCCCATGATTCAAGACCACGGACTGAAACATCAAATCCTGCTAAATCAGAAGCGGATGCAACTGTACCATTTTTCTTGTCAGCAAGCATATCAGATATCTTAGAAATCTGTGTAGACATAGAAGAGAGCTGCGTAGAAGCGTTTACAAGACCATTTATTTTCTGTGCAAGTGCCTCTGCTGATAAACCTGTTTCATTCATCAACTGCTGACCACCAGCCAAACCTTCAAGTGCGTTTCCTGTTAATTGTCCTGCATTTGCAAGGTCAAGAAGGTCATCTGCCGCACCTTTTAAATCGGAATCGTCTGTGTTTTTGAGATTGAGCCATGCTTCGTCAAAAGAAGCGATAGATGGGGCAGCAGAATCAGCAGCATTACCCGTATCTTCAATAGCATCCACACCAGCATTCAAATCATCACAGAAAACTTTAAGATTAGAATCTTTTTCCCCTAAAAACTCTGCGCTATTAATCGCATTCATGAGATTAGGATATTTTTGTAATTCTTCCTCTGTAAGCTTACCTTCTTGTGCCAATTGTTGAAGATCTTCTTTTGATTTCTCAATTCCGTTTGTATTGAAAATTTCTGAAATCTGAGAATTATTCCATCCTACTTTGTCAGTGTAAGAGTAGATTAACTTAATTATGTCTGCAATTTCTTGATATTTTGAAATTGTATTTTTTTCATCGGAAGACAAAGATTCTCCATTAGACTTCTTTTTGACAGCATTATCATAGGCATCTTGAAGATTGTTCTTCTTCTTTGTGAGATCTTCAATATTATTATTTAATGATGTTGTATATTCATCTACAGTATCAATACAATCTTGTAAATTCTCTTCATAATACTTAATATCATCCTTAGAACCAGATTTCAAGGCTTTGTTATATCTCTTTTGTGTCTTTTCCATCTGCTCCGTATAATATTCAAAAGATGCTAAATTGCCAACAATATCATCGCTGTTTCGAGCTTCCTGAAATACGCCAGTTGCTTTTGACTGAGCAAGTTGAGTATCAACCGCATTTTTATCAATATCACCTTTCCCATATTGCTTATTAAATGCAGTTACTGTTTTATCTGCCGCCTCTCGCGCAGAATTAGCCTTCTCTTTTTCTTCAATATTTTTTTGAAGCTCTAACTGTCGAGTAGCTTCTTTTAATTTGTCTAATTCTTCCTGTTCAACATAGGTAAGTTTATCTTTCTTATTAAGTTCATCAATTCGTTTATTTTGTTCGTTTAACTGAGATGTCGTTTCTTCTAGTACGGATTTCGCAGAAGCATATTCACTAGTAGCTTTATCCATAGCTTCATTTGCCTTCTCGACACGATGAATCCAGTTATCTATTGCTGTGATAGCCAGTTGGATGCCTTCTGCGATAAGCATACCAGCAATCATATTTGCCGCCATCTTTAATCCTTCTAAAGCAATATTAGCAGCTTTAGCACCAATGGTCATTTGCTCTAATCCATTATTATAAGCAATAGCAGACTGTTTTGCTGCATTCTGAGCATTTTTTACATCATCAAGAGATACTTTAGTTAAGTCATTTTCTTGAACAAATTTTACTTGCCATTTTTCGCCTTCTTTTAGGCAATTAAAATAATCCTGCCAAGTTTTTTGACCAGCTTCTATTTTTTCTTTATTATTAAGAAGTGAAGCCAAAATATTAGATGGATCTTGATCATAAACAGAAAGGTCTTTTAATTTATTTTGTATATCAGATTTAGTAATAATAAATTTATCACTTAAATCTTTCTTAATAGAAGAATTTTTCCATGCATTCACAATATTTGATATTGTATAATCATTTGTTTCAATTAATTCATTAGAAACTTTTTTAAATCTATTTCCAATATCTTCAAATGATTTTCCAAATATTCCAAATTTTGATGAAAATGTATCTTTATCACTGTCAAATGTTTTGAATATCATACTATATTATCAATACAAGCTGTTTGAATGCTTGTCGAATTTTATTATATGTGATACAATTTTCATAAATTGGAGGTATATTATCATGTTAATGTATTGTAAAAAATGCGGAAGAGTATGGATGAAATTTGGTACTGAAAAAAACGATTGTGATATATGTGGATCAATTTGTTACCCTATTCCAGATAAATATTTATTAGTCTGGAATGGTGAAATTGACCATGATACTATTGATAAAAACAAAAAAGACCAATTCATAGAAGAGTGCGTAAAATCTTCACCAGAATTTGATGAATATCTCTTTAATAATCGAGACAGAATCAAAGCACAAAAATCTGCCGAATATGAACGAGATATGGCTATCGGTGATGCAATACGTCAAGGTGCGGATGTTAAAATAGCTTTTCGCAATGGTGGTAAGAACATGCCAAAATGCCCTACCTGTGGCTCACTTAATGTAGAAAAGATTTCAACTGGTAAGAAAATATTTGGCGGTGCAATATTTGGATTGTTCAGTTCAGATGTAAGAAACACAATGCACTGTAAAAATTGTGGAGCAAAATGGTAAACATATGTTCAGACTATCATAATATGGAATGCTGTGCTACAATAAATTTAACCTGTATATATACAGATGTAACTCATTAACCATACACCAATGGCTTAGAACCATAGAAAGCGAAGGTGTATTCACATCAGAAGTTTATACAATTCTGGACGTTCTGTCCCATATAACTTCCCAAGACGATTACTTAATAATCAGAAGGGAGGTGAGATATGGAACAGATTTTTACAATTTTGCTTTCGTGTTTTTGCACGATCGCAATTGCCTTTGCGTTTACCTTACTTGCAATAATTGCGATATTATTAGCTTGCAATGTTGTAAGAAGTGTAAAGTATTTTGAACTACATGCTGGCAAACATCTCTGGTTCAAAATTAAACGCAAATAACTTACATAATTATTTTAATTTCTGCTAGAAAATTTGAGTGTTTAGTGTAACACGGTGCACAATGGTATGAGGATGACATTATGTTATCCTCATATTTATATATTCTCTTTTTAGATATATTTATTTCAACAGCTATAAGGAAGTTTTAATTATGAAAAAATTCACAAAAGAAAAGAAGCTTGTAATTTTTCTACTTTTAATTATCACTATATTAACTGGTACAGATATTTACTCTTTATACGAATTAAATTCAGAAAATAATCAAATAATTGAACTTAAATCAAAAAATTCAAAGTTACAAAAAGAAAAATCGAATTTAAAATCAAAAAACAATGAATATTTGTCCAGAATAAAAGAATTAACAAACAATAGAATCGGATTAGAAATAAAATTAAACGAAAAGGATAAGCAACTGTCTAATTTAAAAGACAAACAATCTACAATAGATGATCTAAATAAGCTTCTTGACGAAAAAGATGATACAATTTCTGATCTTAAAAAACAAATAGAATCTTATAAATCATATGAAGATGCTTATTATGACAGTGATTATTATAATAATGATTATTCTGAAGAAAATAATACATATACAGTTTATATCACCGAAAATGGCTCAAAATATCATAAAGATGGATGTAGATATTTATGGAATAGTAAAATTGCAATTGATATAAACGATGCTATAGCAGAAGGATATGAACCTTGTAGTGTTTGTAATCCATAAATTTAACAAAAACACATACATAGTAAAAGAGCAGGAGATTAGTCCTGCTCTTTTGTTTCATTATATTTCTTGTTTACTGCTTGATTTAATACATTATCATATAGAATAATATTTGAATCGCAAATATCATCATAGCGGCTTACATTTTGATGTTTAAAATGAGCTATTACAACAATTTTACCAATATTGTGTAATGTTTCTACAACTTTTATATAATCAGTATCTCCCGATACAAGCACCGCAATATCATATGCATTTTGAAATCCTTTTGCTACCATATGAGTAGCAAGGTTTATATCAGTTTCTTTTTCCTCTGTATAATAAGTTCTAGGATCATTTATATCTAATTTTATATCATCATAAGTTCGTAATTCTTGTCTACCTTCAATAATTTCAAGATATGGTGTTTTCTTTAATTTAGTAAGCCATTCATAATATTTCGAGTAGCTTTCTATCTTCATTAGATCATCGCATGGCTTATAAGCAAATAAATAAGTTTTTAAAACTTCTGATTGAAATGGTATTATTTCATTTATCGCCTTACCTAAAGCCCAATAATTAATTGGTTTAAATGTTTTGCCTTTATAATGTTCTTTAAGATTTATATTAAAATTTTGATAATCAATAAAAACCATAACTCTATGCATATCATTTTCTCCTTTAAAAATAAATAAGGGAGTTTATAACAAACCCCCTTCCTGCCATTTGACAGAACATAAATATTCACTCATATATGAGCTACCAAAATTTATTTATGCATTTATTATATATCAAAGATAATAATAATGCAATATAGAACGTATGTTTACGCTCCGCTAATCTATTTTATCATATATATCTTAATTTGTATATATGAAAAATATTCCAAAATAATTTATCCAATTTCCTTTATAGCATCTTTAAAGAACTGCAATCGTCCATTTACCATATCACTATTAGATGTACCATTAGAGCAGTATTGCAAATAATCCAAGTTCGTATCATATGATGCTAAAAATTCGTTCAACCATTCCATATATTTAGAAGTAGATTTAGAATCTCTAACCATACGGTACATTCCATAAATGCACATTGGAATTGTACTTGCTTTTATTTTTACATCTTCTGGAAGTTCTTCATTCAACCTATCTAATGCTTTGCGCAGATTTTCAATTTTCTTTTCTGCAAATTGTTTTTCATTTGGATCTGCAATCTTATCATTATAATACATAATAAATTTATTCATATCTACATCTCTAAATGAAGTAAAATTGTTTTTATCTGTCTTTTCTGTAAGCATTAAACATTGAATAACAATATCTCTGTCAAGGTTCTTTTTAAACTGGGCAGGAGATAAAACTTTTTCAAAGAATGGATGATCAGCAATAGAGTAAATAATTTCTCTAACTTCATTGCTTTCAATAGTGCTTCTTTTCTGTCCGTTTGAAAGTTGGTGTCCCATATTTATTCTTTCAAAAATATCAACAATTTCTTCTTCGGTTGCATCTGTCATTGTTATAATAGAAATATCTCTGTCATTAAATCTTGACTGAACAGTTTCGTCAAGCTTAGAAAATTTCTTTCCTGCGATTTCGTATTCAGTCCCATCAATTGTTAATGGTTTTAAATTCTTTGATAATTTAAATTCGTCATTAGCAAAGGCTGCGATTGTAGTAAAACGTTGCTTAAAATCAACTACATCAATCTCTTTTGTGTCACTGTGTTTATTCACAAGTGCAGGGTAAATAGGGTAGTTTCTTAACAAAGTATCAATAAACAATGACTTCTCTTTTGGTTTCCAAATACCAGCTCTACGTTGAATTGGTAAGTCAAAATTATATTTTCCCTTATTGATTTCACCAACCAACGATCTTAAACTTTTCGGACTTGTTTTAATATCTTCCATCCAATTTGCCTCCTTCAAAAAATGCAAAAATTTTTATATTTTCACAATAGCATAATTGTAAAATTTTGTAAATAGAATTATTCAAAATTTGAATATTTTTCTTTCTGCATTATTCGACAAACTTACGTTCTGGATTGTAAAATTATGGCAATTTGATACAATAAATTTGTACATACACCAATTTTATGTACTACCCCCAATGTTACAATATAGAGAGTCTTTGATTTTCGGTAATCTCAAAGACAATTTAGCACTACAAGAACAGCAACTTGTGGTGCTATTTTATTATTCTCTATTTTACTCGATTGAAATCAAGATTTCTTGGTTTTGTTCCATCTTATCTACCTCTAGGAACTGAGAGGTCAAACTGATTTACACGAGATATGAGATAAGTTCACATCATTTAACATGTCGTGTCATGAGTACGGAATGCATATTATAGTAGCATCGTTTCATATAACTACCACCAACGGTTGTCACTCTCTGAGGGCTTACCATTTTAAAGGTCTATCCCTGCGAACCAACTGAATTCATGAATTTTTACTATGTCTATTTAGTTTCCTTATAATAGAGTAGTACCATGAGTTTTACAGCCTTCCTCGCATATTGCGTCTTCGTTTATCGTATGTATAGCATACTTATCATAGTCCAAACTAACGTATCCGTTAGAAACCCTATGATGTCGGTACGTTCAAAACAATAACAATGATTTGATTAATACGCCACTAACGTATCAATGCCGACATTTTTAAAAGATAATGCTGCTCCAATTCCTGTAAGAATAGTTGGTAACAATCCAACTGTATCTACAAAATCAGTAGTACCTTTAATCAGAGTGGATAATAAATCAATACCATTCTTAATAGTTTCGGAGTCTATCACCTTAAACCAGAACTCCTGCGCACGATTCTCCAACTGTGCCATTTTACCATCAATACTATCAAGATAAGAGTTTAATTCGTTTTTTGCTGATCCCAATGCTTCTTCTGAAGATTTCTTAACAGCTTCAAGCTGTGTCGGATCTTGCAGTATCGCTGAAGCAATATTCGAACGGTTTTTGCCCGCTAATTCTTCAATTAAAGCTGTGGCATGATTTGTTCCCAATTTTTTATCTTGTTCCTGAATCTCTTTATAGACTTTGGCTATACCGAGGAGGATTTGATATGTATTTTTATAATTTCCATTACTATCAAGAATATCAAAACCTTGATAATTGTTAGAAGCTACGGCAGTATAATCTTTGATTATCTGTTGTTTTTTTGAATTTGTTGCTTTTACGAAAGCATCTACTTCCTCATCCATTGCAGAAAGCTCTTCTTCGGCTTCTTCTGTACCAACCAATCTAAGAGAAATCGTGCGTAAACCTGCTGAAACACTATCTGCGTCCTGAATCGTTGCATTCGCTGTAGTGACTAAACTTGCAGCCTCATCAATCGTATTTCCCATGAGTGAGAGAGTAGCTGATGATTTTTGAAGGGCAGTGGCTAATTCATCTGTTGATATTGCATAATTATTACCTACTTCATTAAGCTTATCAACAATGGTCATTTTATCTAAGTCTTTATACGCTTGTCCCATAGCAACAAGTGACTTAGTTGCATCTTCAATATTATTAAATTCAGATACATTCAGGAGTACATTTGCTGTTTTCGCACTTTCGGAAGCTTCATCAAGCGACTCACCCAATCGCATATAGTCGGCAGTGCTTGTCTGTATCTGTTTTGCAGTTGTACCAACCGCATCTGCCGTATCAAATGTTGTATTCTGATAATTTTTTAAACTTTGCAAAGATTCATCAGATACTTTTCGCATTTCTGTGAGAGCGGTATTAAGTTCTCTTACGACACTTAAACCTTCTTTACCAAGATTAATAACATCATACACGCCAACCATTCCTGCCATCTGCGCAGCAATCTGATGGAATCCGCTATTCTTTAAGGTGTCCCATAATGTTCTGCCAGCACGACCAGCTTCAACTTCAGCATTATAAATCTTTAAGATTTCACCATGAATCTTGTCAAGACTCATACTAGGATTACCGCTTTCAATTTCTGCATAGTAAGCTTTGATTTTAGCTTTTGCCTCAGAAGACATCTTACTATTTTCATTGAGAAGTTTGTGAATCTTGTCTAATTCTTTCTGACCAGAAACAAAGTTATATCCCTTTTCAGAAGCTGACATATTAGTGACAGTAGCGATAGTATCTTTGATTTTCTTTTCATACTCGTCCAATTTGGAAATATCATCACTTGTCACCAAACTAGCATCTTTGCCCTTTAATTCATTAAGCAGAGTTTCATACTCATTAACGGCATTCTTGACAGCTTGTACATTTTTTAAATATGTATCACTTGACCAACCACCATCATTAAATCTATCAATAGTTGTCTTGTATTTATCAATCTTACCATTATAAGAATCTAACCGTTTATCATACTTATTAAGATTTACATTTGCATTCTGTTCTTTTGCCTGTGTATTTTCCTTAATTTTCTGAGTATTCTGCTCTAATACACTATTCTCTTCTTTTATGGAATTAGTAGCAGATTCTGTAGAAGTATATGAAATATTCGTTTTCTTTCCAATCTTACTCTGTGCATCAGCCAACTTCTCAGCTTCTTTAGCAGCATCTTGATATGCATTACTAATATTCTCCACCTGTTTGACAGCACCACCCGTATTGCCACCCATATTGCTCATGTTTTTATTAACATTGAGAATATTCCGACTTAGTTCAGCAAGTGACTTATCAATGTTCTGGATAGAAGAGAGTAGTGTTTTAGCACCAGAATCATCTACTTTGCCAAAAGCTTTACTTAAACTCTGTACTTCTGAGACAACACTTGATAACTCTTTTGATAAATTCTCAAACTGTTTAAAATCACCTGTTCCTTTACCAAGAGAATCAAGCATCTTTTCGAGATTAGAAATTACACTGGATAATTTCTTTTCATCGACATTCAATTTGATTTTATATTCTTTGCCCTCAACAGTGTCTAATCTGTCTTGTACTTGTTTCATATCTGAAAGTAGTTTTGCTACATTTGATTTAATTTCTACATCATACTGATATGTACCTGGCATTTTCTACCTCACTTTCTCAAAATTTGTTCTATTCTGTTATTTATAATTTTGTCTAAGCGACCATCAAATCCACTTTCAATGTCTCGTTCAACATACATATACGGAGGTAATGATTGATGCATCATCCATTTTCCATTACCATGTTCTCCATCCATAAACATATAATCGAAAGCTGTACTTGGCTGTAAACTTTGACCAAGCCAACCGACATATGAATCCATTGCACCTGAATCAACCGAAAAACGAAGAACATTTCCTTTTCCTCGTGTTCTTGTAGAATCAAGAATTTTCATGAAGTTATATGTTCTTTCATAAGACTGTGGAGTATAGTCGTTGTACCAATCTATTAATGAATATCTAACAGATTCTTTTAGAAGTTCATTTGCTTGTGGTGCGACTTCTTCTGCAATATGATTTTCAATTCTGTCTAACTTCTTTTTAAAATCTGCATACATATTTTTTGCCAATTTCATCACCTCAAAAAATTTCAATTTTTCCACACTAAAATAGGAGAGCAGTATCACCACTCTCCATAAGAAAAGCTCTATACGCTGTAACACGCATAAAGCCTGTTTATTTCACAAGAAATTTGAATTTACTTAGACTTCTTTAAATCCACCTTTCTTAGCAAACTCAACAACCTTATCTAAATCTTCTTTTGGAATCTCATCGAGTTTCTTACTTACAACGTCCATAAGTGGTGTGAGAGTAGCATTTGTCAAATCAGAAATTCTTCCAATCTGTTTGCTAATGAACGCCTGAGTAGTTGTCTCATTAAACTGAGTATCTGACTGTTTCATTGTTAAAATGGTCTTGAATTCACTTAATTCACTCATAGGAATAAGTGGATCAGCTTTATCAGAACCAACCATCAAAATATCAAGTAAACCAGATGATTTAAGCGCATCATATCCCTTGATGAATCCTTTATCATCCTCGTCAATCTCAAGATCGGTATATAATTCAATCACGGCACGACAAAACTGTACATATTGAGCAACAGAATTTACTCTAATCTTATCTGTTTTGCGATATTTTGTTACTCCGTTATCATCATAAGTTTCCTGCTCAAATGTTGTCTTATCTACAATTAACTGTGCGTAAGCATCTTTCTTAATGATTGAAACATATGGGGTGATTTTGATTTTACTTAATAACTGTTCTTTTAATGTGTTATTTGCCATGTTGTTATACTTTTCTACAAACTCTAAAAGTTTCATATTCCTTCTATCTCCTTTACAAATGTGACTCGTTAACAAACTTCTGAATGTCATATGTATATCTAGTTCGTTTCTTTCTGCTATTTATTTGAATAGCATTATTATTTTTCAAGTCGTTAATATTAAACGACTTCTTATTTATATTCTCCATCATCTTTACGAAATCACAGATTTCTATAAAGAATGTGTCGTTGTTTTCATTCCTAAAATTACAAATAAATCCTGCGACAAGATTATGTTCACTTGCTTCTTGCAGAGATTTAATTTGATTATCTCTAATCATTGATAATGGCAGACTTGTTGATTGAATTGATTTTAATTCAAGCAAATACAATGTCCTTGAATCATCATCAAATAGAAGATAATCACAAATATTACTACTAGCAAATCTAGTATTATTTCCATTCCCAAACGATGCTGCATTATCCCTGAAACGATAAATCCAACACGTATTGGGGACAGAATCTTTAATTGACTGTTCAAAAATCTTTCCTGGATTCTGTGCTATTTCCTTTCACTCCCTTACATAACAAAAGAGCAGCTTCCGAAGAAACCGCTCTTTCATAGTTCTTATATTTAATTGTTATATGTATTTTGTCATTTGTTAATAATCATTGGATAAAGTTCCCATTTGGCATTGGGATATTCTTCAATATTCTCACATACAACTTTGTGTACTTCATCCATATTCCCTATGTTCTTATCAATATGAATAACCTTTCCACCAGTAATTTCCATTTCTTCACAAATCAAATTAAAATACATTCCCATTATACAATTCCTCCTATCGTTTAATACAGAATAGTTCATACAGATCTACTTGTAGTATATGAGATAAAGTAATTGCATGAGATAAAAGAATATCAGAAGTGTGTTCATTTTCAAGATTAGATATGGCAGTAGAAGACATCCCACTGCGTTTCGACAATTCTGATATAGACATATTATATTTGCATCTGTATTCTCCAACTTTATTCTTCATATAATGTAGTATGTATGAAATTATTTTACTTATACATATAATATATAAGAAAATTACAAGTTAACTTAGGAAAATTTATGATATAATAGAAGTGCTAAAATTCTCCATTTCTTAAGAATTCTTGATATTTTTCAGAAATAAATTTCATACTTTCTTCGGCTTGACCGTTTTCCATATTATGAGCACTTAATAATTCTTCATAATTTTTATATGTTTTAAATACATTGTTAAAGGCTTCTCGATTTTGCTTCTGACCATTAGAAAGAGATGAACAGAAGTCTAAAATATACTTGCGTTTTCTCTCTAAGTTATTATCTAATAGTTCAGTTTCAATATTTTCTATACCTTTGGACATTTTTGTTATCTCTCGGTACTGCCAATTATCATGTTTTTCAAGAACAGTAATTCGATCTTCGGTTGTCTCCTTATCTTCTTCAAATCCGAATTTTATCCTAAGAGTCTTTTTGATTTTTAAAAATAAATACACTATTTTATCAACACCAAGAATAAAAATAAACACACCCATTATGATAGTTGGATATGGAAGATTAAATAATGCTTTTATTTCATCCATAACACACCGCCTTAATTTTTAGGTTTGTTGTAAGTTAGGGCAATAGAAGAATCTCCAATTCCCTTTGTTGTTGGATCTGTAATTGCATTAAATAATGAAACTAATACCATTACTACTACATATGGATTACTAATTGCCTGTACAAATGTTTCCCATACTTTTGACCAAGTTGTTAAATCTGAAGCTTGCAAACCAAAGTACGTAAGAATCGGAATTACAACAGAAATTATAACTTGCGAAATAAATAAAATATTTTCTTTATTAAAACGGACTTTCCAGTTAATTTTATTCATGACTTTTCCTCCTATAATTTATACTCTTTTGAGTTTTCCTGCTTTTAATAATGAAAGAAGTCGTGTGTTTTGATATGAACTTCCTACATACCCAACAATTCCATTGGCTTTTGCAATTTTAGTACGATGTGCTTTTGATGAATCTACTTTGATACTATCTAATGCAGACGAGATAGTAGTACACATGCTTGCGCACTTAGGATAATAACTTGAATTTTCTTTATTTGATGTAGGCTTCTTAGCTGTAGAAGTGATTGTATAAATAAACTCAACATGTCCTATCTGCTTTGGACGAGACGGATCAGTTCCAACAAACAATATTGCATCTCCGACCTTTAAAATTTCAGGATTTGTAATATGACCATTTTTAATCTTTACTGGAACAGTTTCAAACAATGAACTTGTATAAATTCCTGCCGTATTTAGCAACGGTACGCTATATCCAATTTTCTTAAACGTAGCACATCCACTAGAAGAGCAGTCTGAATAATACTTTCCCTTATATGGAGTGTATACATATGATCGTAACGACTGATTATATGAGTTCCGACCTAGAATAGTTTTATATGTGTCATGAAACTTTTTTCGTCCAGAATCAGTAATTTTTTTTAATCGTCTTACTGCAATAACTCCCTTATGTTTTCCGTTTGGAGCAATGCTTTTGTATCTGCTTTCAAGATATGTATACATATTTTTAGTAGACGGTGTTCCTGATCCATGACCACACAATGTAATATCTTTTTCAGTTACTGCCATAATAGTTTCCTCCTTCCTATGTTAATTCATGATTACACCATTTCTTATAAACTTCTTTTGTGTCGTTTCTAATAAAAGTCATTATAATAATTTTCTTTTCACATTTAGGACTATAACTCGTATATACATCCACTGGATAAACATTAGAGTCGATGTAAAAAGTTTGTTGATCTCGATTATATATACGAACAACTTCTTTTTCAGTGTAATTTCTTGGTTTTAAATTACTTTCAATTATCATTCCTTTTTATCCCTCAATTGAATAACGTAAAAAATAGGGATTACAACATTGAATAGTGATATGTCATAATCCCTTATTTAAAAATCACTATTCAACATTACTTTCAGCCTCATTTTCGACTTTTGTAACAATATCTTTTTTGACAGATTTAACCTCTGTCTTTTTATTTTCTTTCTTAATAACTTGTGCTTTTGCCTTCATGATAGAGTCAATAGAATTCTTATAACTTTCGCCAAAGTATTCTTTTCTGCTTAAATCTAATTTTTCTAATTTTGCTTTTGCTTCAATATCTGTCATGCGTCCATCTTCAAAAGCAGAAGTCACTTCGTCAATTTCATGGCAATTATCTGAGCACCAACAAAAATACCATGTTGGCTTCAAACGATCTTCTGGATTACAAACTGGACAAAATGAATAAGTTTTACCGCAAAGCACACAAGTTCTCAATTCTTTCTTTGCCATTGTTCCTCCTTGTAAGAATAGGGCAGTAATTTAACTGCCCTACGTGTCCTTATAATTCGATGTCGTCCTCTTCCTCATCAATGTAATAAATAGAGAAAAGTTCTGCATCTGTAGAGCAAGCATTTAACATCATAGAACCCTTATAGTCCATTGTCTGAGAATCACCACCCTGTAATGCAAGAGTAAATTCAGGACTTGGCATAAATGAAGGAATGTGAATGATTGCTGCCTTTAATACATCAGTTTCGCACTTATCTACGACAAGTGCCTTAAAGAATAATTCATGAGACTTAGGGAACTTCTTACCAGAATTTGTAATCTTTGCTCCGCTCTTGATTGTCTTCTTATACTTAACAATATACTGAGTCTCACCTTCTGCTGTAGGCGGTGTTAAAACATCACTCGCAGGAGTTGTTACATGCTGATCTCCTGGATCTTTTACCTCATCAGTATGTGTAATTCCGTACTCTGTAGCAGATGATTTAGATCCTTTTGCAAACTCATCCTTGCCCATAGAACCCTTTGGTGAAAGGGCATTTACATGGATTGAACCATCTACATAACCAGTAATATCAAGTGTTTCGCCAGCTTTTACGATCTGAATCATTGGCATAACAATACCCTTATCTGCGGTTGCAATCTCAGCATCAGTAGCAGAAATAGTTTCTACAACGGCAAGGTTAAGGAATGCATTAGTTGCAGTAACCTCACCTTTCTTACCTGTATACTTACGATATACAAGGTTTCCATCCTTATCATTGATATCTGTTGAATCAGCAGTAATATCAATATTCGCCTGTGTAAGCTGTGTTAAAGCGTACAGAGGCGTACCATTAGACTTTGCACCGTAACCAAACTGAAGTCTATCTACGATTACGTCACCTAATTTAAATGCCATAATTATTTTCCTCCTTAAAATTGTTATTTTTATGCAATAAAAAATGAGCGATTATAATTCGCCCATAAAATTGATTAAGTCTTCAGGAATATCTTTGGCTGACACCATACCACCATAGATCCCATGTAGTGCAGCCGTTCCCTGTTCATATTTTTGAATTCTGTTTACAGAATCCATGAACTGACATATATTCACTTGTTTTAATTCTTCCAATTTATATTTAAACCCAGGATGATTTATACAACTCGAAACAAGTGGCAAAAGTGTTGAAGTGCCTTTCTTTTTATCATCCTGTTCAGCTTTCATTCTATCTTCCTGTAGTATCCACTGTTTTGTTGTTTTACCTTTTGCCTTTTCAACCTTTGGATGAACATTCATCATCGCTCGAATAAATTCAGCAATTTCCATATATTCATCATCATAAATAATCATATTTTTATCTTGATTTAAAAGCGCAAGATGATTGTATTCTGGATCGTCAACATTTTTTCTTGCTTGAATTAGTTCAAATCCATCAAAACTAAAATCTTTGAATAGTAGCTTTAACGGCTCTTTATCTTCGAGCAATTGATATAAGATATAAAACACTTCAATATCTTTTGTTTTATTCCAGTCTTTTTTAAATACATCATAAAGAAGAACTCGAATAGAAGTAGAATTACTCAGAAAGGGAGAGATTGCTTGGTAAAATTTTGGTTCGCCAATATTTAAAATATCTCCTATGGTTGGAATTGAAATAGTTATACCATTTATTGTATAATCTTCACCAAAATACATTTTAAGTTTGTCAAAATGGTATTCTGGATTATGACTTTTTTCTTGTTTCTTTTTTATATCTTCTTCAGCAGCAGATTGAAGACTATCCAATGTTTCTAATACATCCAAACAATCACCGCCTTATACCGTAATTCATCATTTGTGATTTTCCACCATAGGGTGTTTGAATCTTACTGTTTAAATCTGTGAGTTGGAATGTGAGATAACGAGCTACGTAATTATTATCAACTGTTTGTTCATAATCTTGTGCAAGATGAGCTTGCATACCAAAAATATTAGACCATGCAAACCGTTCTCTAATAATAGAACCAATGAGATCGTGTCTTGGAATACCAGTAAGTTTATCTATACGATCATCACCATGAACAAAAATTGCAAAATCAATTAACGTATCTTTTAATCCTGAATTATGTCTAGCTGTGTCTCTAAATCCTACTTGATAACACAAATAACATTTAACCGTTGTCTGTGTATCTGGAATAAATAAAAATGGACGAATAAGAGAATCGCTTCCGAAATATCTATCCCATTCACCAAGAGGTTCGTATTGCTTTGTATCTTCATTCCACTCCCAATTGATATTTCCATTTTTGTCGAACAATTCAGACTCTAACTTTTTATCATTGAGAGAGTATAACAAACATGGATTTGATAACAAAGCATTCTTGATTTTTTGCTTGTATAGAATTACATCATCATCAGGAGATTCTTTATATGCACGAAGCTTATTCAACAAGTCATTCTTTGTAACTAATTTTTCTGCCAAATAAAAACACCTCCTATTCAGTTAATTCCAACGGCAAAATTTCAGATTCAATCGACAAGTCATCCTTAACAATCTTGCACTTAACAGACAATATTTTGCCGATAACGGAACTGTCGTTAGGAAACTTTACTTTCTTTTGGTTGTACTCTGTACCAACTCGCCATGTTACTTTATCAGTCCAATCTTCATCGTCAACAGAACAAGTCCATGTAAAGGTTGCATCAGTATATTCAGTTGTGATATCTTCATTGGAATCATTAAATAGATTTACCGTAAGATTTTTATAACTGCCACCAACTTTGATTGTTGAAGTAGATGCTGAAATTTTTGCTGTAATGGAAGATGGGGGAGTGGTTGGAGTAGATGGATCTATTGGGGTGATTTCTGAATCAAAATAGTTCGCATACATTTCACCTGTTTCAAGATTGACATAATCAGTATGCTCGTTAAAGAAATTGGTGTACAATGTAAGTTTTTGTAACCCAAGTGGAGAAGCCGATTCACATTTTGTAATTTTCCACACCGTAGGATTCTCCATCAAAGCACTAACAATTACTCGCATATTTTTTGAATCATCATCCGTATACCAGAATTTTTCTGTGATAGAATTCATTGGCAGTATCAACTTATTTTGGTTATCTGTATGTCCAAATACACGGTCTACATAAACCCCCGATGTATAAGACATTTGTTGTCTTAAAACGCACCACATTCTACGCTTGATACGTTTTTCATTATTTTTTTCCACCCACATAAGTTCGTAGTTGGCTGGCAAAATCAGATACTTTGGGAATTGATTTGCAGGTTCATTTCTACAAATTAACCATTTATGATATACCCCTCTATCGTCAGGTAAATCCACCCAGAGTCCTATCGGAAATGTCGCAGAATAGCGTTTCCTAAAATCAGTCTCATAATAATAAAGATCATCACCCTCATTAAATCTTACAGGCTGACTTGGACGAAACATAAGATAATATTCCACTTGATCTTTATCCATTGACTGATAAGATTTGATAATAAACTTTGCGTCAATCTTTGTCTTATTGGTATTTTCATATGTCATACCTTCAGCAAGTGAACGTGTAATTCCATGTTCGTCTGTGAAGAAGTCATCATGAAAGTAGTCATAAATGTAACAAGTCTTGGAAGTGACACTGTTATCCCAAGTTTCTTCCATCAAAAAGTCAGATTCTTCTTTATAAATCTGACCTAAAGTTTTCGCATCATTTGTTTTGGCGTTAGCGATTCGCCGTGCTGTCTGTAAGCTTGGCATCACCAACACCTCCTTCAAACATCTGCTTAATATAATTGTGACTATCTAAAATAGCCCTACGAAATGTCATGTAATCAAACTCATCGGATATAACTTCGTCATAAGCAGCTTGCAAAGTAGCCATTAATGTGACCATAATTCCATTGTTATTAAATAGAGTCTTTGTTCCACTAAATTTAAACATGACATTCTGAAAAAATATAAGAAAAGCTTCATCATTCTCAAATATTTTTTCTTCTATTCGATTATCCTTATAAAGTAATAACTTATGGACATCGTTGTGCATTACATGTGCAGCTTCTTTAATTTGCCTTTTAGTGAACGAACCATATATATATTCCATAGTTATTCACCTCGCACATATGAATTATTAATATATCCATGACTTGCAAGTTTTCTACTAAATTCATGCTGTAATGTATCCAATCTACTTTGCATATCTTTATATGGATTCTGCATGTTTTTTTCTTCTTTTGTTCCTAAAGCTCTAGCAGTAAATTTTGCAGAGTCAACCTGCGGTTTTAACCATTCAATTGTCATTCCAAGAGTAAACAATCCTATAACATATTCTTTATCTGCAAAATTGCTAACAGGATATTGCATCTCAAATTCAATCTGTTGGATTTCGTCATCCATATTAAATGAAGCGAATTTTCTAATAACTCGTTCATCACCTGCAACCATGCGTAAGCGTTCAGTCCATGTTTCATTAAGATCGTTTTCGTCAAGAGAAAGTTCTTTCATATCTGAAATTCGTCCTCTTGTTCGTGAAAAAATTGTTTCATATGGAAGCGTCATTGTGAGCCTCCTTTACTTAACGAATAACTTACTAATCAAATCAAAATCAGAATCAAAAATTTCACTTAAGGTTCTTACCTTTGAAATACTATCAAGATGTCCATTTGCGATTTCACCTGCAACCATCTGACAAAGTACATCCTTTGCACCGATAGGAAGTTTTTCAATTTCCGTTCTCATTCTGCTATTAGGTAAATCTAAAATTTCTAATAAATCCTCTGCTGTATACATATTGTCATATACTTTTGTAACTGAAGGGAAATCAGCTAACAAATCATCATCTTCAATAATGAATCTAGGTAAGAAAATATGGTCAGAACCCTTACGAATCAAAGTAACTAAATCTCTGTAGTTAATTTCGCAAGTCTTTCCATAATCCTTAAATTCATATGTATTACCAGATGGACATGTAATATTTAAACCGCCAAAACATACTGAACGACATAAAATAAAGTCAGAATCAGTAAAAGTTTTCTTTGGCTTTTCAGTTGCTTTTGTTTCAACTGTTTCTTCTGTCTTAGTAACAGTTTTCTTTGTATAAGCCATATTTGTTTCCTTTCTTTCCATATAAAATAGGAGAGTATTTTCATACCCTCCTATATAAGTGTTGTATTATATTAGTCCTGAGAAATCTTCCACTGACCAAAGTAACGACCAAGACGAGTAGCAACACCAAGCTCTCTCTGTACTTCGTACTTCATAAGGTCTGCGATATTGCTATTAGCTTCACCTCTGTCGGTAATTTCATCAATGATTGTCTCACCAACATCGACCATATCAACCATCTTGTTATCACCAGAAGCGAAAATCCAAAGTGTATTATCATCATACATAGTCTTTGTTACATCATTTCTTGCGAATCTCTGAGGAATCTCAACAAGACGATAGCGACCATAGTTACCAAGTCTACCCATAGATGCAACGGCTTCCTTCTGAGAAGCGGCAATCCAGTTTACATTTACAAGGTTTTCAAGTTCCTGAAGACCTACCATAGTACCCATAATTACAACTTCTGCGTTGTCATTTGCAACAGATACATTCTGAAGTACCTTATTGAACTTGCCTCTGTTCTGTGTATTTAAAGCACCAGTTTCAACGAAGCCTGTCTGTACAGGAAGCTTTTTAGGAGCATTAAGAACTTCTGCGAAGATAAGATCCTGAACCATAACAACAAATGCTTTTGTAATAGCATCAATAAGTTTTGTCCAATCTTCCTGTCCAATTAAGTACTTATCAATATCAGCACCAACAGCAGCACCATAAAGATCAGTTTCAACAGAATATGTCTCACCTTCTGGTAATCTCTGAAGCATTGTATCATGGTGTCTCTTACCCATTCTTGCTACAGAAAGAATTACTTCCTCGTGCTCATTCTTGAATAAGTTCTCATCACCATCATTAAGATTTCTATAGTTTACAAGCTCATTAAACCACTCATTCTCTTTAAGACCTGTAGATACTGTCCAATCTGTTACCTCCTCGATAACATTGAAGAACTGTCTACCGAATTCTTCATACGCACGAATACGTTCTCTCTTCTTGGCATCCTTTGTTAAACCAAAGATTTTGAGAGACATTTCACGAAGTTTGTCCTCGGCATCCTTTTTAGAAATACCCTCATCGAGTTCTCCCTTATATAAATCAAACATAAGGTTCTTAATTTCATCATAAGATGTATTCATATCATTAAACACATTCATTACATGTGTGCTAAAATTCATTCTACTCATTATATTTTGCCTCCCTTCTTACGCAATAGCGACCTTGTGTTTCTGGCTACCAGCTTCGATTGTTACCTTTTTACCTGCTACTGGTGTACCATCAAATGCATCTGCACTAAGTTCGTATACATCTGTTACACCAAGAACAAAACCTCTAACAGTCTTTGTTCTACTTGCACTTGCTTCGTTGAAGAAATTAGAAGTAGCTGTAAACTTAGAATTATAATTTTCTGCAATAGTAGGAACTTCATAAATTAAAATTGCTGGTGCATTAGGATCAATCTTCTTAACTTCTACATACCAGTTTCCATCAGCAGCCTGCTCAAGAATTTCCCCCTCAAAAGTAGTAGGTGCATCAGCGACCTCATACTGATCAAAAGATACATATTTACCTTTTCCGCATACAGTACCATTGTCTGTGTCTGTCTTAATTACCATGTTTAATGTTCTACCTACACGCTCAGAAAGGACTTTAGTAGGGAAGCAAACATGATGCTGTTCAATTGAATAACGTAAAGCCATTATTTTTTCCTCCTTAAAATTTGATAAAAATAAAAAAGACCGCTTTATAAAAGCGACCTAACAAAAAAATGATTATTTAATTTTTCTGTTTATTTGTTTTGGAATAATTTTCCATATCTACTTGATTTAACAACTTTAGATGGATTAGCGAATTGCTTCTTAGAAGTTGATTTCTTTTCCTCTGTTGATGAAGAGAAAGTTGAATGTTCTGCAATAAAATCAGAATGGATTACCTTAACCTGTGTTTCAAGTTCAGCAAGAGAATAGTTATCCATATTCTTATAAAGTTCAGCAAAATCTTTATTCACAAAATTTCCTTCTTTATCTTTTGTAGAAATAGATTCGTATCTCTCGTCTGCAAGAATTTTTTCACGCTTTTCATGAAGCTCATTCTTCTCTACAGTTTCCTTAAATGCTTTTAATTCAGCATAATTTGAACGCATATCATCAAGTTCTTTCTGCTCATCAGCAGTAACAAACTCAACATATACTTCAACTCTGTCACCAGTAAGAGAATAGTTGTCTTCCTGAGAATTATAAGTCTGCTTATAATATCTTCCTGACCACCAATCACACATGATTACATAATCATCATAAACAGTGACACCATAATATGTATTATCTGCCTCTGCATATGTAGCGTTTACTAAATCCTGAATAGCATAGATTTTATCCTGTAAAGATACAGCAAACTTTTTAATTTCTCCATCTTTCACAAATGAATATTCGACAGTATTATTAGATACAGAATTATCTACTTTCTTCTTGACTTCATCATCATCTGATGGAGTAGTAGTTGATTCATCTGTAGTTGAATCCTCCTTGCTATCATCTTTAGTAGATTCAGTTGATTCATCATTAGTTGGTTCTACACCCTCGTCTGTAGAAGGAGTATCTTCCGTTGAAGTATTATCTGTAGTGCCATCAGTAGTATCAGTATCATCAAATGCTTTTGCAAATGCTTCAACTAATTCTTCATCTGACATATTTTCATAATCGAACGTAATATCATCAACTGTCTTTCCATACTTCTGACATAACTCTTCAAATTTATTCATATTAACGTTGTTTCCTCCTTCCTTAGAATTATTTTTATTGTCAAAACAAGCAGTCTCTAATTTTTCAAGTCGTGCTTGTAATTCAACCATTTTTTCGTTAAATTTAATTAGACTGTTATTTTCTTCACTGAAATCTTCGAGCGTAATTTTGCTTCCAAGCATCCCCTCACCAATAGGTGTTCCATCTTTCTCAGCTCCCAAGCAAGTGCATCCTGCAAATTCAAAATCATCTAATTGTAGATATTTTTCTTTTGCATTGTATGAACACTCGTATACAATCAGCTCACAGCTCACCTTTGTTCCATTTTTTTCACGAATGATGTCTGCACAACGAGTATATGATTCTGGAATTGCTACACGAGCAACGACATATGTTTTATCCATATCTTTGTCATATTCGAGATAAGGTTCATCTGATGTAAAAGTACCAACCTGTTTTTCATCATATATAGTTATTTCATTACCGTTTTCGTCTGTTTCTATATGGTAATCGTGAGAATGGAAATCCCAAGAACCGTCATCCAATTGATGAATGTTTGCAAGCAGTGGAGAATATTTTAGACTTGGCATTGCAGCCTTCATAGAATCTTCAGATATGTAACTACCATTACGATTAAGTAATGTATGGCAAACACGCACTTTAGCATATAATTTATTATCTTCTGCTTTTTCTATATCAGTAGAAGAAAAATCTTGAATTGCTTGTACATAAAGTGGTTTACCAGATTCCTTTGAAGAAAAATTGTACATTTTCTTATGCTTACAGAAACTAATTAAATCTTCGATTGTAAAATATTTCTTTTGCATTATTTCCTCCTTTCTGAATTATTAATAAGCACTCAGATAGGAGAGTGCTAAATACTCAGCATATTGCTATACTGAATTTTTCTTTTATCTATATCATCATTTGAAAACTGAATTTTCCCAGAATTCAAAAAGGTATAAATACCATTAGTAACATCAATCTTCTGAAAACCAAGAGAAGATAATTTCTCAGCAGTAGAAGTATCTGTAGTTTTTATAAAATTCTGTTTCATCCTTTTATCTCCTAATTATCATTCTTATTTTGGTCACGAGTTTCACTTCCTTCATCTGAAATCTGTGTATCAGAAACCTCTGGTTTTGTTCCATCAGAGCTATTTGAAACTGTATTAGCAGAAGTAAGAACCTTAAATCTGTTTGGTAAATCAAGAATGTCATTACCTAAGAATGCAAGTGATAATGTATCTAATTCGCTAATACCATTAAGTGCGTTGATCGCAAGAATTTTTGTTGCATCATATTGTAAATCTTTCTGTAATGATTCCTTAAAAGCGTCTTTGGTATATGCTGATACTTCAAAGAATTTCACTTTAGCAGGATTAGAAACTTGATAACCAAGCATACGATTTGTCCAACCTTGAATCTGACCAAGTAACGCTGAAATTGCAAATTCTGTATCAGCACGAGTTGCTGAACGGAATGCCTCGGCTCCACTAATAGTAGAAGAGTTCAAAATCTGTGCTCCACCAGAAGTATTTAAAACTTCCTTTGTAGCCTTTTGAACTTTTGTTGTATCAGTAGATTGATCGTCAGAGAATGAAATAGTGTCAAGTGGGATAGGGGTAATTGCAGCACCTACATAATCAGGTAAACTTTCAACCATCTTGTTATAATAATCCACAGCCAAGTCAATATTAACCGACCATGCATCGGGATCTGTTGCACCTGATAATGTTGGAATAGTAGCAGTAATCAATTTATAAATTTGTTGTTCATCTGCCACAGCTTGTACATCAGCCAAATTAAGCAACCCAATTAAATCAATGAATAGTCCACTGTAAATTGGTACAATTGTTTCCCAAGACTCCATTCTTGACTTTGTACATAAAGCATATTCATCTGGCATAGGTTGCCATTTATTTTTACTATCACCACCATAAGCTTTATACATAGAACTCAATGGTTCTCCAAGAAAATCAAGGATATCTTCAAATTTTTTATAATTGCTCATATCCACACTGAATGAAAAATCACCAGTAAAGTATTTTCCTGAAATCCTACAATATTCAGGCGGTATTTTTAATATGAATATGCCTGTCTCATCTATCCAACAACAACCATAATAAACATCTTCGATGAAATTATTAATTAACATAGGAAGTAGACTATTCTGTAAATCCATTCTATCTAAAACCTGTAATGTTTCGTAATAATCTTTTAGAATAGTTTCCTTGTCATTATCTTCAATTGGACTATATGTAGGAACAACATATCTTGAACTCAGATCGAACATTGTAGCGTTATACATAATCAATCTGAAATAGACTTGAGAACGATAGAAAAGATAACGTGATAATCCACGTAATTCAGATTCATAGCTGTCTATGTTCTGTAAATATCTGATGACATCATCTTTACTATAAGAACTAATAGTTGTCTGTCGAACTGTTTTGGTTACATCACGAACTTGCTTAAATGCCTGTTTGCTTTCGGCAAATTTCTGTTTTTGTGTTTCAAGCTTTTCCATATACTGCTTTCGTTCAGCAGCCGTAGGTTGTCGCTTGGTAGTAGTTGTTTTAGGAGATGTTTCTGACATCTCTTTTTTTGGTTGTGCCATTTATGTAGTAAACACCTCCTTTTCTTTGAGATTTTTTATTTTCATGTGAGTTTATTTGATTTATTAGAATCGCTTTGAGAACGATGATGAATGTGATGGTTGACGGATTGGGAGTTTAGATAAAAGAGTTTTTGAATCTGTTTCAGGACGTTTCTTTTGAGTGATAGCTTTTCTACGCTCACACATAAGTGCATAAGAAGCCATACAAGCCGTATACGCACGATCATCGTGGAGTTTATTAGCCTTTTCTGGTGTCAATTCAAATGAATCTTTTCCTGAGTCTCTTTTCTTACGAACCATATTCACAAGTTCTTCTTTGAGAGCATCAATATTAGCAAGAGCTATTTCATCTTGCCAATCAAGTTTAATAGTTTTGGTATTAACTGATTCTATTTTTTCTAACTCTTCATTAAGCTTAGTTTCAAATTCTTTCTCATTAACTTTTTGCTTCCTGAGTTCGGTAGAAATTCTTTCTTTCTCTTTAGCCAGCTTCTTTTCATCAACATCGAAAACAGTGAGATAGCCTTTGTGATCATATTGTGCGGTAAAGCTGATTTTATCTTGATTCATTAATTCAATCATTGCTTCATACATTTCAGATTTATAACCAGCAGGAGACATAAGATGCACTTTGTCTACTGCATTAGGAAATTTCTTAACATAATCAGCAGAGTATTCCTTATCAATTAATCCTCTGTGAACAATACCAGCAGAATCCGTCCAATCTGGCATCAAATAATCTGCTATATTAACTCCTGATCCGCCGCTACCTGCATCAATGTATATACCAACAATGTTCCCATATGCGTCAGCTCCACCATTGTAATCAAGAATTACTTTTTTTAAATATTCAATCTGATCTGGTGTCTGCATAGGAGATTTGATTTTTTTACCAACATCAATAAGATTAATACAATTTACCAATCTCATTCTTGTGTCGATGCTTCCATCAACTTGTTCATATTCATAAATTTCTCCAACAAGAATTACTGAATTATCACGACTTCTAGCTGGATCATATGTAATGACGAACTTTTTATCACCTGTATCATTGTATAAAAGCGGTTTCCTTGTTTCTTCATTTCGTGTGATAACACCTCTACGAATAATTGCATCCGTACCAGCATCAGTAGTAAAAATACAATAATATTCACGCCTTGCTTTTTCGGGATTTGTTCTCATTTCCGATTCAACAGTATTTCGAGATAGAAGAGGGGTGACTAATTCTCCCCTAAGAGTTGGTTTAAATGCTTGTTCGCAATCTATATGTAAAACACAATAATCTGGATTTCCCATAATTTGCTGTTTAGAAAAGTCACGATACAGTCTCCAAAATTGAGTATCAGTTGAGGAAGCTGAACTTATATAATATTTCTGATATGACAAATCTCTTGGTAAGCATCTTTGACGGATAGGATCAATTGAATTGCCATCAACATCTTTACCTGTTTTTAAGCTTTTATTAACAACAGCAAATGCACCGTATACATTCATCATTTCATCAGATAAGAAACCACTTTCATCAAAAATTACTGTGCCTCGCATACCTCTCTTGGCATCTATATTTCCGTTCAATGTCCTAGTCATAGATCCGTTATAACATGAATAGGAAAACCCATTGGACGAGTGTGAAAATCCATCACCTGCTGCATTTTTGATTTCTATCTCATTCTTGAATAAAGAACCAGTTGAACCATAAAATGTATCAATATTATCATTAGCGAGTCGTTCCAAAGTAGTGAAAGTTTGTTCAGCCTGACCACCTGTACCGCTTGCAATATATGTCCATACATTACAAAAACACATATCTTTAGACATAATCTCAAGGTCAATAACTGTACTTTTACCATATCCACGAGTACATACTGCAAGTACATTTGGGCAAACCCAACTTCTTTGTACAAGAAGTGCTTGCCCATCTAAAAGTTCTATATTGAAAAAGAGATCTATAGCTTTTACTGGGTTGCATTGCAGATATTTTTGGATTTCAGCGATTTGAATATAAGATTCAATTTTACGAGAAGAAATAGAGTAACCATGTGGTTTTACATATATTCCGTATTGATTATAAAAATCCTTATCATAATCAAGAATTTCATTCTGATAGTAATTCATAATCATTTGTTTATTCTGATTCATTTTCAACAACCTCCTTTGATTCTTCATCAGGAGATTCTTTCTCTTCGTCAAATTCCGCAAAAACAGAATAAACATCTTTTAAATCTTTTAACTGTTCTTCGTTTAGTAAATTATTTTCTTTTAATGTATCCCTCAAATCAAGATTTTCTCTCAATAAGATTCTATTAATTTCTTGATAAGCATCCTTTTCTTTACGAAGACCAGTATTTACAACACGCATTTCAGAAACCATATCTGACCATTCAGATTCGTCAAGTGCCAATTGTTTCATAATAGAAGCATCGCTAATTTCCTGAACCTGTTGCATACCTCTGCATGTATCAATATCAAAACCATTGACCTCACCACTTCGCAGGTTAAGACTCTTAATTTTTTTGATTTTCCCAGTCCATGTATTTTCACCTTTTTTAGCATTTTTATTGTGCTTTAATGAAATACAACTGTCTTGAGCAAGACTTGTAATGACCGAAGTTATTTTACCTTTACTTTCTTGTAGGGATTTAATTGTTGCAGAATTGCGTTCAATATTAGAAATATCACACATTAATTTTGATATGGTATCATCAATTTTAGATTGCTGTAAGAATCCACGAACAATAGAGATAGCGGAAGAGGTACGCATCATGTCTTCATTTGCATCTTCACTAGAATCTAATAGACCTAATAGTTGTGAATATAAGAAGGGTTGGTCGACTATATCTTCTTTTTCAAAAGGATCATAACTGAGTAATCGAATTACATCATTTTTGTTTTTTAAAAAACTATCATATGTATCCAACCCAGCATGTGATTCAATAAGTTCTTCCTCAGTCGTAAGTTCTTTTACTGATTCATTTTCAGTTTTATCCTTAACAAAATGGTCTGAATCAAAGTATGTTAGTCCTATATAATTTGGCATAGCAATTTGACGTGCATACGCTGTCCATACATTAGATTTAACTTTTCCAGAAGCAAGATTCTCAACTTCCTGAATGCTTGAATCCCATACCTTTTCGAGGAAAGGTTTTCCCAAATATCTAAGGGCAAGTTGCACTGATTCCCTCGTAGGCTCTTGATCAACACCATTTGTAGTTCTTAACGCTATCTTTTTTGCACAGTCTTTACAAATTGGAGTAAGACCACTTTTACTCATAGGATCTGTACTTACATAAAATTTATCTTTAGCTTTATGTGTATCACACATATAGCACCAAGCTCCCTCTTTGAGAGACTTGATTTTCTCTTCCTGTGTTTCAACTTTCTTCTTTAATTGTGCAGCCGTTAATTTTGTAGGCTGTGTTTCTTTTGTCGTAGCCAAACTAATAGCCACCTCCTTTTATTCCAATATAAAAAGAAGCCACTTCATACGAAATGACTTCTCATAATTTCCAATATTAAATTTCCAATGAAAGTGCAATTTACACACAAACTTGAATAGAGGAATCGAACCTCGCTTATTCCAACGCCTTACCTCATAAACTACTAAAAATCTGCGCATTCATTTCTTTCAAATATAAGGTGTGTGGATTTGAACCACATATTCAAGAGCACTATTGTCATAGTGCTAACACGCCCTGTAGGAGTCGAACCCACATCTCTCAGATTTGGAGTCTGATATTCTAACCAATTAAACTAAAGACGTATATAACAAAAGAGCCATCTCATATGAAATGACTCTTTCAAATACATAATTTTCAATTTTCTCCACATACTAATCAAAACATCTAAGGAGAACACCCATGAACACATCATACAAAACAGCAATCCAATTTCAAGATTTATATATCCCAGTAAAAATGTTAAAAATATCACGCAACAATTCCATAGAGCTTAATCAACTCTGCAAAGACTCTAAAGAAAGAGTACGTTACATCAAATTCTGTCCGTCTTGTAACAAGGAAATAACAAATTCAGATATAGTAAAGGGATATAAATATGCAGAAGATAAATATGTTGTCTTAAAACAATCCGATATAGATTCAATCACATCGAATCAAGACAGAACACTTTCAATAGAATATTTCTGTAAACCTAAAGAAATATCAAGTCTTTTAATAGATAAATCATATTATCTAATTCCAGAAATGGAATCAGAAATATCATACGAACTTCTTCGTAAAGCTATGATTACAAATAGGGTAGTAGCCGTTACCGAAATAGTGTTAGGCACTAAACAAGAATTAGTAGCTTTATTTCCTGACAAACATTGTATTATTGCAACAATATTGTTTTATGAAAATGAAATAAACGAACTGCCACCAATAATGAAGCATAAAACCGATAGACGGCAACTTGAAAATCTCAAGCAAGATGTTATATATAGTACAAAAGAATTTAATTGGAAATCTCATTATGACAAATACCAACTCAAGTTAAGAAAATTGATATTTGATAAAATTCCAAAATGATATTGCCTTTCTCATTCCATCCTCGAATGGCGAGCTTTCATCTAAACTGCATAGGACGTATCCTATTGTTACAACAGTACCAGTCCGAAGACCGCAAAGGGCATAGGGCGGTAGTAAGTGTTGAGCTTACACACCTAAATTTCGTATGCATCCAAAAAATAGGCTTTCACATCAGGTTTACCGCACGAAAAGATTTCGGTGAGAGTCGAACTCACGCCCTCGGAGTTGCAGTCCGATGCCTTGACCAACTTGGCTACGAAATCATAATGACTCTGGCGTGACTTGAACACAGCATTACCACCTTGAAAGGGTGGTATCCTTACCTTTATAGACCACAGAGCCATATTTAGGGTGGAAGAGTGCCACCCATTATTTTTTACAGAATAACTTCTGTTTTACCTTCAAACTTAGTATTTAAAGCACGAATCTCAGCAAGCTTCTTACCGATTTCTTCCTGAATCTTAGTAGCGAAAAGTTCAACTTTTGCCTTGCCAAGTTTCTCAACACTATCAAAAGGTGCTTTGACTTCTGATTCTGGAATCTTTGTAACATCTACAGAGAATGTAATGTGAAGGTTTTCATCTACAACAAATGACTGGTTGATAATATCTTTTAATTCAACAGAGATAATAGTTGAATCATCAGCTTCACTATCAGTTGTAACTGGATCTCCATTAGAGTCGGCTTTCATATTAGATTTAAAGGATATTTTAGAATATTCGATTGTTCTGACAAAATTATGTAGCATGTCTTTTTCAGTGGCAGCATCAGTATCCGATGTACCTAATTCTGCGACAGAAATATCTACACCAATAATATTTTCATCAATAGTTTTGCTAATATTTAATTTCATGAATTTGTACCCTCACTTTCAGTTTCATTTGCAATTACCTGTTTATATCCGTCTCTAATAGCCATAAATAAATCACGCAATACTTCTTTGTCAATAGAACAATCTAAATTTGATGTATCAAACTGTGGATCACTTACTGAAAAATCTAATGTCCCGTCATCCCGTGGCACGAACAAAATTTCCACATTGTTGTTCAAGAGCAAAGTAATAGAATCTATCTTTTCACCATTATTGGATGTAACTTTACGAACCTGTCCAACTTTTAACGGCTCTTGCTCAATAATCAATCTACTTGCCATTATATGTACACTCCTTTCTTTTATTTTTTCGTTTTCCTTTTAATCATTAGGTGTTAGGTGGGATTTGAACCCACGATATTCAGAACCACAATCTGACGCTTTAACCATCTAAGCTACTAACACAGCGACTCTATTGGGAATCGAACCCAAATCTTCCGATAGACAGTCGGATATAATCACCTTTATACTATAGAGCCAAGTATAATCAGCATAAAGCACTAACTAGCTGATATTGCACTGTACACATGCAGTTTTAAATTAGAAAACTTTCGCAATCCATTCATGCTTATTGATTATTCTCCACATATTTTCAGTCTTCGGAGCAAAGACTAGTTGATAAGGTTTATTGTCTCTCATCCGACAGACCGCCCAGCAGTCATTCACTAATGGTTCTCATTAACGCAGAGAAGCACGAACATCTTCTCATTTCTGAATGCTGAGAGAAACCGATGATCCGAGATGTCGGTAGGAAAGAAGTAGGTCTTACAATACTACATGAATAGCAAATGCCAAGATGTGTTACTTATATATTCTCTGTTTGATAGTGGAAAAAATGATGTTAGACGAAAGCTTTATCGGGATTAAGGTGTCTTCACGAATTACATACATCTGAGCGGTTTCGGAAGGATTATTTATTCTCTTCGTCAGTAACATTAGAATTTTTGCTTCTTAGAGCATTGATTTTATTCATAACCTCTGCTTTTGTCTGCTTGCGGCAGTAAAATTCTCTAGTTGTTTCAGTGGATCGATGATTGGCAAGCTCGGCTGCTAATGCTAAATCACCAGTTTCCTCATATACAAGATTTAGCCTAGTCTTACGCTGGCAATGAGGTCTATAGTCAGAAATTCCAATAATTTCGCCATATTTCTTCATTCTATCTCTGATTGCACTGTCACCCATAGGTTTATATTCTCCATTGTATTTTGTAATTAACAATGAATCACATTCCAAGTGGTCATAATCATTCTTTCGCATTTCAAGCCATTCTTGAATAAGTTCTTTTGCAACATCCCCGAAAACCACCTGTGTATGGTATCCTTCCTTCTCCCTTATATCTACAAACATGTTATTCTCTAAATCAAGTTTAGATAGTTGCAACCTTAACAACGCACCAATTCTATTTGCTGAGTCAAAACTTACCTCAAATAAAATTTGATCCTGAATTGAATACTTATCATTTTCAGATAATTCTCTACGGATTGTCTGAACTTGTTCTTCTGTAAGGAAGTAAGAGTTCAAAATATGTTCCTCATTAGCTTTCTTCATTCTATCAAGTTTACCGTCAAAAGGATGATACTTAACGAAGCCACGCTTCATAGACCAAATATAGAATGAACTAACGGCAGAGATTTTCATGTTAATAATCTTTTTATGATTCAGAAGTGTTTCCTGGCAAAACATAATATAGTTCTCCATAATATCAACAGCATCTTCCATAAACTCATCTGAATACAAATCTAAATCTCCATAATTTTCACCTAACCACATAAGAAAATGACGAAACAATCCTTCATATCTTTTATATGTAGTATCTTTAACATCCTGATTTTTTATAATATTTGATTGGAGATATTTCTTATATTTCTTCAAGTTATCAGGATTTATGAATTTCTCCTTATCCTTGGTAAAATATTTTACCCTTGTTACATGTGCCACTAAATCACTTCCTTTCATAACAAAATAGCGAGATAGTAGTTACTCAACTAAATCGCTATTATAAATATTTAATATAATTAGTGGGCAGGGTTGGACTCGAACCAACGAAGCCGAAGCACCCGATTTACAGTCGGGAGTAATTGCCGCTATACGACCTGCCCATAACAAAAAGAGTGTGCAGTATAAACCACACACTCCAAAAATTTAAAAAATAAAATCAAGCAAATCAAATAATCTTCCAACCGAATTATATTCGTCAAAATCACTTAAATCAATCGGCTTACTAGAATAAAATTCACGCTTTTCATATCCATTAACATCACTTTTAACAGAAGTAAATCCGTGAATATTTCCGTTTTCATCTTTATCAAATGTAATATTCTTATGAGAATCATCACTTACGTCACTGCAACTGCAATTCTTACAATTACCATCACAATCATCGTCTACATCTTCAGCGTCCTCACCAATGTTGAATTCATGAATAATGCATCCAGAATCTTTATTATCCTTGACAAAAGCTGAACTTACATCTCCATGAATAAATACAATGTCTGTCTCATCCATATTGATATAAGTATCACTTCCCTCATACTTGGCAGCCCGAACACATACATTCATTTCAGAATCAATACTAAGAATAAATGCATCATCATAACCGTCCAAATAAGGATCATTCAAATCGTTACAAGAAGCAAGTTTAAAATTCGTATTTTTAATAACAGAATTAAGAACATCTTTCATCACATCATACTTAGCCACAACTACAATTTCTGAACAATCATCGTCATAATCTCTTGTACAAACATCCAGCTTGTCAAAAGTATCTGCTAAAAATTCAGCAAAATCATTTGTATCTGTAAAACCAAATGTTTTCAATATATTTTCACCACCTTAGAATTAGAGCTGTTTTGCAGACTTTGACATCTTAAAGCAAATCTCATCATGCTGTGGAGTTACATATTCCTCACCCTTGCGATCACCCATCATAATTTTTCCTCTACGCTCTGGAACTGTCTTAACCTTAAACTTTCCAAGTTTTCCAACTGCAACTGATTCTGCGTGATTTGCTGTTAATGTCTCTGTAATTACATCAGCAAAAGCATCAAGAATAACTGCGATGTCCTTCTGTGAAGCTCCCTCAACTTTATTTACTACTGCCTTTAATACCTCGTTCTTTGTCATTTTAATTTTCTCCTTTTTTCTCAACTATTTATTTTTTTAATACAAAAAGAGGGTAGTGTTTCATTTGAGTACACTCCCTCCGATACATACAATTGTGACAGCAACATCACAATTTCTATATAATCGGACTAATTAAAAGTAGAAAATTAGCCCAATTTTCATAGTTACTTATGCATAATATAAAAACCAAGTCACTCGTACTTGGTCTACTTTGTCATGAAATTAGTAATAATTCTTGTCTTGGAATCAATAATGTCACCATTTGAATCCAATGCAAGATACATAAACCCGTTCTGATTTGGAATTATAAGTTTACCGTTGTTATAATCCAACTTATCCAAATCACACACACAACCTTGCTCATACATTTTTATTCCACCTTGAGTAAAACTTCCTACTTTATGGGTATGAGCCATTACGATTCCAGTAAATGTGCGATCTACACGCAAGAAATAATTGACTGCCTTTTCTGTTGTTTTTAACATACCAGATGAATAATTTAATGGGTGACAGAAAATTACATTACCCTCTTTTATCCACCATTTTTTATCATAAACGATTTCAATATTTGAATCTTCAAACACTTCACGAATAGAAGAGTATTGTGTCTGGGTTTTATTTCTTTCATCATTAACTTTGAATCCATCGTCTACAATCATTTCTAGCGGATCTGTTGGAATGATGCCAAGTAATTCATTTGATAATCTATCAGAACAGTATCTTTGCATACGGTATTCATGATTTCCCATCACAAACATTACCTTTTTAGGTGTAGTCAGATTGATTAAATCAATAATATACTGTCTTCCTAAAACAAGTTCTTCATCAAGATTTATTTTGAATTTTTTAGGAAATGCAGAACATGAAAAACAATCCAATAAATCACCATTGACTATTAAAGTGTCTACAATTCCCTTATAACCTGAAAAAATATCAATAGGTAAATTAAACGGAATATGAACATCTGACACACATAAAATTCTTTCAGATGCACCCTCACAGTTGTGAATATAATTATCATACTCTTCATATCCAACAGCCTGTTTTCTAAGCTGATCTGGTGTAATGTTCAATCCAAGCATATCTCGAATTTCAATCCAATCCATATCTGTTTCCTTGCGCTTTTTCGCAAGACAACATCTCAATTTCCATTCAAAATCTGTTTCATTTTCTAATCTATATAAGTCGATTATAATGTCCACCTACTCTCTATTACTCTTCATCAGACGGAACATCCAGCTCCTCATCTGTTTTTAATGCAACAGTAAAATCAATTACCTGATTCTTAAATGAAGTAAGCAGATCAGCTACCTTTACCTCCTGCTCCATATCATTCTCATCTGTGTATGTAATAGTAGTACAATCCTCTGAGAGTGTACCTGCCTTTACTGTTAATTTGTCTGTAGTTGTTCTTGTGAACTTTAATTTACTAGCTGCCATTTTCCTTTTCCTCCATAAAATTAAAAATTCCCACCAGAACGCTTTCTGCCAGGATTAAAATACATTTGTTTCGTTTTATTCTGTTTTACTTTGATATATTCACGAATATTTCTAATATAATTTTCATCATAACTCAAACGAATATGTGATTCTAAATAATAACATCCACAACGAGTTGGAATTTTATTTGATAACACATTGTCTATAAGTCTATATGACGGATTAAGATTCGAGAGATGAGTATGCTTTTCTGTATCTTCTTGTCTACAGATACGATAGCCATTTTCAGTCTTGTCAATATAAAAACCTTTATATTCAATTCGATTTTTCATAGGCAAAACCTACTTAACATACTTATCTTCGATGTAACGCTTTCCACCACAAGTCTTGTAATATCCAATATGTTCGCCTCTGCGATCTACATATCCTCGTCTTGTGTTTCTAATTATACCTTCGAATAATAATTTTTCAATTTCATTTTTTGAAATGTACTTAATAATTTTCACTTCTTTCTTGATTTATTTCCTACAAAGTAGGATAGTAGTTGGAAATGTAGGATTTGAACCCACGACCTCCTGAACCCAAATCAGGCGTTCTAACCAAACTGAACTAATTCCCAAAATAAAAAATCCCATACCGAAGTATGAGATCCTTACTTAATATGAGCTGAGATATTTGACTCAATACACTAACACTTACTGTGGTTGGACACAGTTTATCACACAAGCGATTAGCTTGTAGTTAGCAACAACACCGATTTTGACATAATCGGCAAACTCTTACCACAAAGTATTATAGATTTTCTTTCTGCACATTCTTCCTTGCGAGATTCATAGGTTGCAGCCTATTAGAGTTGCACGTACTTGTACTTTCTCATATAACACCTTGCGAGTGCTATATGTCACCATATTACAGGTGAATAAGTTGTTTTTCTCTTTGCGGTCGCACACACTTTTGCTGTTTTGTAATTTTCTTTTAAATATTATTTACCTAAAATAATTTGATTTCTTTCAAAAGTATGTACTTATTATGGACGATGAGGTGTACATTTGATCATCCGTACCTTTTGAGTACAGCCCAATCATCACCATCCTGCTCGGATTGCGATCTCCTTGCTTTTTGATTCCATCCCTGTTTTTCAACTTAAGAGATATTACCAAAATCCTATCAGCGGTTATACTTGCGATATTCCCACCAATAGTACACAAATCATACCCACATTTCTGCGTTACTACAGTGCCTATTTCAAGACACCCACCAATCAACCATATTCGCCAACAGTTGTCCTTGAATAGAAGGTTGGGCGTAGATTTTATGTGTTTTCCGTTAAACTGTATTTCACAGTCGCAGCCTTATAATACGATAAGAACCACTTTATACATGTCGCCATGCTTATTTTTGAGATTTAACATCTCCTGATCCGAAACCAACCAGTCCTACAAAAGTAGAAAAGCTCTCCCAGTAAGACTCGAACTTACGACTTTCGCATTAACAGTGCGATGCTCTACCAACTGAGCTATAAGAGATTAAAAGAATAATCGGCAACCATACTACAAGAATTGTATCACAGTCACCGACACATATAAGAAGAGGAGTACAATATGAATATGTACCAATCTTAGAAATGATTTTTAGAATTGTTCTGTTTGAAAACGCCTTCGAATCGTTCCCCATAGGTTTGATTCCTATATATCTTCCACAGAAATGCATGGTACAGTCTCGCTTGATGTACTTAACTGGTTTTATCACACATGCACAAGTTTTTCATATGGCATCACATCAACTAACTTATAGCCATATGTTAGACGAACTTTATACTATTATATTCTCTGTTTTATCAGCCAAGAAAAGCTGATTTCATTGTTTTAATCAAAATATCCATTTAACTTTCTGTTGTAATAACGAGTTATTTTTGGTTTTGTCCAAATTTTTGCCTCACATTGGATATTATCATATGTATGGATTTCTTTTTCTGGAATATATTTACATTCCAAACTTAATCCATCTAAAATTTTTACCACTGTATTATCAGTGGGAGTAGTAGAAGATAGGTAGGCGAATATACATTTCTCTGCCCTTTTGAATACTTTACGGACTGTCGCTACATTTATATCTTCCTTCTCTGCGATTTCTTTAATAATCTTTTCCTGTGTAATTGTCAAAAATAATCATTCCTCCCAACTGCACGAATTCGTTTATAGAATCATATCTTACTTTGTAAATTAGGCTTATGCCTATATGATATGTTGTTCTCCATATATAAACATTTGGAGTATAATTTTCGACCATTAGTAATGGGTTACAAAATTTTAAACATAATAAAATAACCCAATATTTATGGTCGAATTTTTAACAAAAGCCTAGCTACTACATTTTTTATTTTCTCTATATCTTCTTGTTTGTAATCTTCTTAATTCTCTATTATGTTCAATGTTACATTTAGGACATCTACAAGTCTTTACATTGTTTTTATCAACTTCAAACCACTCACCGCAATCAATACATTGAATGACTTTTGGTTCTTTATATTTAATATTATTCTTCAAATTCTCTACTACATATTCTCCATAACAGAACCAAAATAATTGTTTTGCACGTTTTTTATTCTTATATAAATACTGTACAAGCATATCAGCAATCATTTCTTCCGAATATCCAAGTTCAGCAAACTGGTTTCTAATAGAACAAGCTACATAATGAAGATTATCAATGTATTCATCCTTCATATTAACCATATAACGATACTTCTTGTTTAACTCATCATATAAATTAGAAACTTCTTTAGAGCATACAATATCGGGGTTTTTCATCATATCCTTATATTTTAATTCTCCAAGTTTCATACCTCTTGTATTAATTGATTTATTAGGAATACGAGAGTAGAGTTTATTTACAAAACTATCATTTCTATCATCAACTTGTGATTTTTCCTTGTCTTTGGCGTATTCAAAAAATGCAGGAAGTTTCTGATTGGTAAACTCTTTGATTTCTTCACCAATTGTTTCTGGAAACTCAGGCTTGTATAATGTTTTAGCGTAATCAATAACAAAATTATTCTGACAGCATAAACGCTTGACACAATTAGTTGCATGTTCTTTTTCCTCATCTGTTCCATTGATAAATACGTCATTATTCCAGATTTTTGAAATATTGTTGCTATAAATACCGATGTTTCCACCTGTAAATGCTGCATTTAATCCTTCATAAATACTCTGATTATTCAAAATTCTTGGTTCAGCTTTACGCATATTATAATAGAGTGGTACAACACCATTCATATTACGTTCTGCGATTCTTACAAAATCAGGATCAGCAACTACCAGTGATTTATCTCCATCAACATCAAACTGAAGAATTTTACTAATCAGGTCATATGTACTTGTATATACCGCATTTGTTGTAAACCATTCTCTGATTTTATCAACTCGTTCCTCATATACTTTATTCGCCACATTGAAACGAATAGCATGTTCTTTGTAGAGGTGAGGACTTCTTAGACAGTCAAGTTTATCATATTGTTTAAATAACCAACAAAATACCTCTTTGTCTGCCAATAATCCTTTAGGTGTATCAATGTGTCCAAACCAATACTCACAAGCTGCATAATAATCTGGAAGTAAGAAAGTATATTTTCCATTTACTTCAAGTTTTCCACTTCTATATTTTTTTAAAAGGCTATTCTTTACTTCACGGATCACGTCTTTTGCATATGTATCATTGAGTAGAGCAGGATAAATCTTTACCGCTTTTTGAAAAGCTGTCATATTTGTATTATAAGGTGTAATTCCAAGAATATCTTTCATGGTATCAATAGAGTTACAAATATTTGTGATTCGTTCTACAGACTTCTTTGTAAGCAAATCAATCTCTTCGTCTGTCACATTTGTGAGAGTTTGTAACATTTGATAATTGATTTTTGCATTTTTAATTCTATCTTCCTCAGTGTTACATCTGCCAGCTTGACAATGATATTGCTTAAAATATGTCTTATACTCATCCCATGAATCGTAAAACTTATACATCTTAAATTGACTTTTTGTAAAAATTATTCTAATATCTTCAGCAATTACATCATGGTCTTGTCCATAAATATCTGTGATAATAGGAGAGTAATTATTTACTTCAATAAACTTTTTAAAATCAAATACTCCCAATAAACCTTTCACCCACGGGGCACGAAACATTGTGTTCTTCGTCATTCCGCTTGGTAATATCATGCCAGCTCCATCAGTATGAGTAATCGGAACAGTACCAGTTTTTCTCTCAATCGAATAATCAGTTTCATCAATAAAATCAAATTCTCCTGGCACATTCGTCTCAAAATCATCCACAACAATGCATCTGTCTATATCAAAATCCTTCCACTGGTCAGTAGCTGAATTCGCCAATGCCATATATGCAAGATGTTTATTTACATTGTTTCCACCTTTTGAATTTATTTTGTCAATAGTAAGACCACACATGACTGTTTTTTCAACTTCATTCCATACTGATTCTTTAATAAAAACAGCTTTTTTCTTACGAATTTGACCAGCAGAAGATGTAAAGTATCTGTATTTTTCGCCATTATACATAAATCCATAAAAAGATAAATCTTTAAATACATCAAAATAATAAACTTGAACTACAATAAGAGCATCTGTTAATTCGTCTTTTTTAATGCCGATAATACGTGTAAGGGAAGATTCAAATACTGAAATGATATTGTTATCATTTAGTTCGTCTTTTCTTAACTCTCTTAATTCGATTTTTTTATTATATTGAATATTATGCGATTTGCAATACTCGATTTTATTCGATAGATTCTCTTTTTGAATTGTCTTATTTGATAAAAGATTCAGAAGTTTTTCTTTTGATAAATTTGCTTTCTCTCTTTTGTGTTTTATAATCAAACACCACTTCATATATTCTTTTACAGAATCATTTTCTTGTTCATAATAGTCTTCAACGGTACAACGTCTCCAATCAGAAAAATCATCTTTGTTGTAACCTTGCGTCACGAGTTCTTCTTCTAATTTTGGAAGCATATTATTTACATAATTTCTTTCACGTCTGTATTTACAGTTCATTTCATGTAAGTATTTTTCATGGTTGCTATAAAAATGACCTGTATCTACAGAATACATATTAATCTGTGTATCTAACATTTAATTTCCTCCATATGTAAATCTTTTAAAATATTCCATCTTTTTAGTGGTGTATCTATTAAACAAGGATCAATAATCTTGCCTGTTTTCATGTTATAAATTGCTTCACAATTTTCTTTTGATACATATGGAAACCAATTTATTTGTGGTAACTTTAATAGATGTTTTGTATCATACTTGTCGCTGTTATTATATAGTGGCTTATATTTTGAAATTAATGTTATTTCATATATTGACAAAAGATACTCGTCAGGAACATTTGCAATATAAATAACCAAATTTGATATACTTTCTCCTCTACATATAAAATACATGTTTTTATCAAAATAATTATTTATAACGCTATGAACTTCAATTCTATTATCAATATTAGTTGACTTCCCAATATACACTAATTCGTCTTTATCTATAATCTTATATAGATAAAAATTGGTTTCTTTTTCAACTGTACCAGCCATAAATCCTCCTTTTATCTTTTATTTATTATGTTTCACTTATATATTCTCCAAATGAAATTTCTATTTACTCACTTTCAGATTTTCCTTCGTTGAAAGCTACAATTCCAAATGTATCAACAGAAATTACCAATCCTATTGTTCTAATACATAAATTGTCAACCATGATTGCGAAAACAAAAATGAAAGTAATTGATATAAATGTTAGAAATTTATATATTAACTTTTTACGAAATCTCTTTTTATCAATATAATACTGTTTATCCTTAAATTTCACATACCAGAAATCTTGTGTGTTGCAAAATTGAGGTAATTTATCTTTTAGTTTATTTACAATTTTATTCATCGTAGTCCTCCATTTCTTTGTATTTAAATCCAAGCCAATTAATTACTCTGTCTGTCCCCAAACATCCAATACAGTCCTCATGCATATATTCTCCGTTTTCATTATCAAGATAGCGTTCACCTTGATAAATACCTTCGCCACAATAACAGCATAGATACTTTGGATGAGGTGGAGAGTAATAAGGACACCGATAATCATGTAGACCGTCATTTCTTCCACATATACTACACATATAGTTATTTAATTCTCCTTTAATACAGTTGTTTAAATTTTCAAGTTACAACTTTTAGATGGGTATTTGTTCACCGAATGGCGTAGAATTTTCTGTACAATGGTGTACATTAGAAATTCTGGCTAGAAAGGGTATCTCAGTTAGATTTACTAGCTTGATATTTTCTCATACGTTCAGCCGCCTGTTTTTTCTGTTCATCTGTAAGTTCACGTTTCTTTGCTCTAAAACTGATTAATGTTTTATCCTTTAATAAATATTTCTTACCTCTACCAGTATCTTAAATGAGAGAGTACATATCAGGACTTTCCTTGCACAATCTATCCAATTTAGTAATATATGTAGAATCTGAAGCATAAATTGTTGCGAATTTCTCATCACGCATTGCATTAATACAAATTTCCTGTTCTTCAATTGAAACTGTCATATTTTTATCTGCCATTGTTCATCTTCCTTTCTCTATAACTTCTGATATTGTTTTCCATTTGTTTATGACGTGAAAGATCGTCTTTCCAATCCGAAATAATTCTATCAGCAATATTACGACTGCCTTCATAATCGGTGCAAAAATCTGACATATAAATATTGCCTCCATATGTATTCTGGTATTTATGGTTCTTTGATGTAATTGTTACGGTTCTGTTCATTAATTAGTTCTCCTTTACTGTTTAAAAATTTATTCATTGCAATCAACTCCTTTGAGTGCTGCGTTAATTTGTTACATATGTTTATTCTCTGTTTTATTTACGACTTATTGCCGTTTTTGATTTCTCCAAATGAGTCTACATTGTAGATTTCCAACATCTTAGCAATAGCCCATTCAATTTCTTGCTCATATCCTTCTTTATTAAGTACATATATATTTGGTACATTTTGTGGTGGTTTCTTTGGATTAGGTTGAACACTACCAACTTCTTTTTTAATTAGAAGTGGTTCTTTGTCGCCAATAGAAGATGTGAGATATTGAATACATTGATTAATGGTATCTTTTGACATAGAAAGTTCTTTTGACATAGATTCTATACTTCGCCAAAAAGCTTCTGGTTTAATTTCAGGGTTATACATAGTTTCTTCATTATCTTTATTTTTGGGACGAATGAAAATATACGAATTAATATAAAGAAAAGCCATTAATATATTCTCTTTATTAATACTAGATTCGTTCATCATAATAAAATCAAGCTGAGAAGATGTGATTTTTGAGAACTTGTCAACAGCATCAAAATTTTCAGGAATGATCTTAATTTCAATGCCAGTATCATATCCAAGCGTGTCAAGATCCTGTTGAACTTCAATCATTTTGTTGTTGATCATATATTCCAGTACATCAAGAATTTCTTGAACAGCTTTCGGTCTGCGTTTGTGTGTCTTGTATCCGTAGAAATTTAGAACTTTTCTAAGAGTAATCCAACTATAGTCTTCGTAAGACCTATATTTATCAATAAGGATATAAGTAATATAGAATTTACGACTAACTCCATATTTAGTTTTAATGTTTCCTTGAATATAGTTATTTGGAAAACGAGTAAAGTATTCTGTTTTCTGTTGCAATAAAAATTCCTCCTTTATATGTGATATTTATTTATTCTCCATTTGAAATTAAGTGGAAGAGAACCTTGCGAGCGTTCAGTAAAGTAGGTCTGAACCCCCACATGTCTGTTTTATTTTAGAAATTGGTAGGGGATGAAACCCACTTTGCCGAACTGAAAGAAGATATATAACATTATTAATAAGACAGACTATTACGCTTGTATTTCGCTTACGCTTCATACAAGCTCTATAATTTTTTGGTTGATTGTTATTGATTGGTTTAGGTATGTGGTGTTTTGGATTAATATTTTCATTTGGGTACATGTATGATGTACCTATACGACTATTCTCTGTTACAGATATTTTTCTTGCCATTCATATCCACATGTATAACAGTGATATTCATAATAATAATGTAATGAGAAAAATGTTTCTTTTGATACAAAATTCAAATCTAACCCTTTTGTTTTACCTTTTTTTGGTAACTCGTTTATAATATTTTTCTCCACATATAAGACAAGTTTTTACGAATGGTATTTTTAGTGATTCAAAAATTTTACCTTTGCTCATTTGTTTTATTCCTTTCTGTTTGTTCCAAATCAACATACTTCTCTTTGTAAATATCCTCTACAAAGAATACTGGCAATTTGTCGTGGTACTTTCCATATAATTCCTCATCAGAAATACGAGAGTAGCATTTGTATTTACCTATTGGCGAATTAACTTCTCTGATATAATCTTTTACAATAGATTTATTTTCCTTGAATCGCTCATTTATTTTTCCACAAATAGTACAGTAGGTATATAAACCTGTATTAAGATGAGTTTTTCCTGCGAATGTGGATTTGTTTTGAATCAGGCATTCTTCATAATGATGTTTGTGCTTTGATTTGCGGTTACTCTTTGAGATATTACTTTCTGTTGACTTGAGATATTTTGGTATTTCATTTTCTTGTATCATATTTGATTCCTCCTTTGATGTATTATTCTCTCTTTATAAAAATGTGATTATTGCACTATTGTTCTTTTGGTAGTAAAATAAATATATCTAATTTTAAAGGAGGAATTGTATATGAAGAAATTGAAGATATTAAAGAGGATATTTAGTTTTGTGTTATGCATTGTAATGGTTATTACCGTTATTCAATTAGTACCACAAAATATTTATGCTGCCAATAAGGTTAAATTGAACTATACAAAGCTTACTTTGTATGTTGGCGAAGTAAAGAATTTGAAAATACATGAAGGAAAAACGGAAATATATTCTGCTAGATGGTCTTCTTCTAATAAAAATGTTGTGAAAGTTACTAATTATGGACATATAGAAGCATTAAAACATGGTTCTGTTAAAATAATCGCCAAATATAATAATAAAAATTATGTTTGTAAGGTTACTGTCAAGGATGCTTTAAAAGATCATGTAAGTTATGAGTTGATTGATATTCCTGAAAATGCATATTCGGGACAGTATAATAAAATGATCAAAATTGTAAACAATAATGATGTTACTGTTAATGTTAATATTTCTATTAAACAATACGATAAGGATGGATTTTATATTAGACAAAACACAAATGATTATATAGTAAATAAAAATACTTATATTATTGCATTAATGGAATATAATAATGGACGTGTAATAGATTTTAATAATCCAATACAATATGACGAACAGTTAAAGATATCTTTGAGAAGTGTAAATAGAGCAGATTCTATTGATATAAAATATAATATTTCTGATCAGTATATTGATAATGGTTGGATATATAGAGATATTGTTTTTACTTCACCTATTACTAAATCTGCAAAATATTCTGCGTTATGTTATAATAGTAGTGGAGAATTAACGAGAATAGTTACTGGTTATGTATATGTCCCTGCTAATGAAAAAGTAAAAAAGAAAGATGGATATAATTTGAATTTTAAAGATAAATATGATATCCAAAAAATAAATATATATTTCTATTGATCAAGTATTGGTTTATTGGACTATGGCTTTGGCTGTAGTCCTTTTTTATTGCTGTTTTATATATGGATATCTCTATTTAAAAGATGATTTGTGCGAAGGTTTTAATATACCCCCAATATGTTGAGATTCTTGAGTGTGACTTTTGATGGAAAAATCGTTATCGGTGAAAACGCTTATATATAAGGAAGAAAATAGGATTGTGGGTGTGATTTTAGTATGATGGGATTTTAAAATTTAGGGGTTGAAGTGAGTGAAATGGTTGAAAAATAAGGTTTTTGACGATATGGGGTACGATAAGTGGTTTGAGATGGGGAAATTGAGATTTTGCTTGATTTTGTTGGGATTTTGAGGATTGGGAGATGGTTAGATTTTTGAGTTGGTGTATGGATGAATCAGCTATAAAGTTTACTGCATTTCCAGCCCATCTAATTAGTTTTAACTACCCCGGGTTAGACAAAAACAGTGGATAATAGATATATATTGACCATTCTTTTTCTGATCATTTGATCAAGTTTGATGTAGTTTTTAAAACTATATGAGATAGTATTGATATTATTATTTTGTATAGTTTAAAACTATGACATATCGTTTAACATAGCTTTTATTTATACAAAACAATTTCTAATAAAATCATAAAAACATGTTGACAATCATACAAACATATGATAAAGTATAGACAAGTCAAGAACGAACCACAAAAAACAACAAATTAGAAAAAGTTCTTGACAATCACAAGTTCTTGTGATAAGATAATCTCAACAAAACAAAGAAAACAACAAAGTGCTAAGGCTCTGCAAACTCACATAGTTGCAATCAAAAGTTTTTGTTGACAATCACATAAACATGTGATACAATTCAAGCACAAATAAGAAAGAAGGTTGATAAACTGATACATATTTAACAATTCAACATGAATTAAAGCAAGCACCCACTAGCAGAACGGCAATTCTAACTAGCAGGTTGCAAGCTAGGAAAGTTCCCAAAACAATTCTAGCATATCCGCTTTAATTCCACAACAAAAATATAAACAGTTCTATTCATGTATAGGTACTGTTTGCCATTCCTAGAGTGACAAGCAAAAGACTAAAAGTGTGTAGGGTTGCTAGAGGTTTTAATATCCAATGTTTCCTCTATACAAAGCACTGCCAAAAGCAGGAACATATAGCAGACAATAGACACAAAGTCTCGAAAAAATAGTGTAGCTGTCCCGGTTTATTACCTTGGACAACAAATTATAGCATTTATTTTTAGCTATAAATACGTGAGAGAACACTCACAAGTGTATACGGTCAAAAAGCCTAGTTATTTTCTAGGAGTGACGTTAAAGCTGATTAGAAACGGCACGAACTTAAAAAACCGCGCTACAACAAAAAGCGTGATTGACTTAGGTTCATAATCATACTTACTAAGTCAATAAATACATAAGAGACAGACACAAGTATAAAGTGGCAGGTAGCAGGGTAACACCTGCTATTCTTGGTGTTGGGTAATTCCAATCCACATGACCGTTGTACCTCTGTGTTCTGTATATCAGAGTTATACATAGTTAGAGGAGCAGATCAGCACTACCAGTCTGCTCTTTTATAGTGTGCATAACACTATGACAATAAATACAATAAAATCATATAGCACCTATGCGTTAAATAGGAGAATAGGAGATACTATGAAAAACTTACAGATCAATTTCTATGCAAAGAACATCACAGAAGAGTCTAAGTCTGAACTTATGACAGCAGTACAGCACGAGTCTTGTAACATGAATATTCAGTTGCTTGATGATTCCATCGCTAAACTTGAGAAGAAGATTGCTAACGAGAACGGCAATTATTCACCCGAAGAAGTACAAGCTTTCCAGGTACAATTAGACTCTGCAAATGAATCACGGGCTAAGTTTGTAGAGACACAGACGGACACATTAGAAGTATACAATAAAGTTATTTCTGCTATGTCACAGAAAAATGCTGATCACTTTGGCAACTCTGCTGATGTTGTAAGAACTGTACTTCGTGTACTTGGCTCATGGGATAACTCTAAGCTTGTAAAGTATGCAATTATTCCTGCTTTTGAATCACCTGAACTTTATGAAGCTTTACAGACAATTCATATTAACTCCAAAGCAGGTGATGACGGAAACCTTGTAATGTCTAAAGAGGTAAAAGAAGCCTATAAAAAGGCAAGCGCAGAACTCGAAACAATCATCAAGAAAACTTTTTCTCTGCCTTTTGAAACTCCGTACACAAGCAAAACAAGGGTTAAACTCACCGCAGAGGACAAGAAGCTTTTGAACGATTGCTATATCAAGGGCTTCAGCAACAAGTTTGATGTAGACGATGAGAAAGGAACTGTCTCATTCAAAAAGCGTCAGATTAACACACTTGTCAAAGCGAAAAAGAATCGCAAGACAGGTGAAGTGACTTATGACTATTCAGGACTTGCAAGCACTATCAGCAATATTGTAATTAAGCATTACTTCGCATAAAAGCAACGTAAAATGTATAGTACGAAAGGCAGAATTTCGGTTCTGCCTTTTAATAGTGTGCATTTTAATAAAAGGAGAGTGAACGCAAATGAAAATGCAAATTAGACGAACACTTGGAAATGAACTTTACCATGGAAAACAATTTCCGATCAATACAATCGTTTTGCGTAGCGAAAACGGAGTAGAGATTTTCTGCTCTGATTTTAGAATGAGAAAAGGCGAAATTACTGTGCTTATTCATATTCCAGGTAGAAAGAAATTTCTCAAAACTGAAATGCGTAATGAATATACAAAGGCGATGTATGACTATACGCAGCAATTCAAAGATGATTCAAAACGCTTGAATTATAAACAAATGATGTCACATGATCGTAAACGGAAATGCGGATCTGGTGGAGTGCGTTTAGGAAAATTCTGTGGTCAAATAACGGATTATGAGTGTACAAAAAATCCATTACATGATTTTAGAAGAGTTTATTGCTAATCACAAGATTTTGTGATAGAATGGAGGTGTATAAAAATGGAGGTGAAATAAATTGATAGTTTATTATAAATTAGCGAATATTTTAAAAGAACGTAATATGCAATGGAAAGACTTATGCAAAGCAGGTATTTCTGTAAACACACCAACAAAATTTTCGCAAAATAAAACTATGAATACGGAAATGATAGATAAAGTTTGTGCATTTCTAAAGGTTCAACCCGGGGATATAATGGAATGGGTAAATGAATCAGATCAAAAGGAAAGAGAAATCCAAGCGAAAATTGATGCTCTACAAAAGCAATTAGCGGAAGTAAAAGCGAATAAGAAATAGCTGAACTTTAAGAGAAACTAAAACAAATGTAAGGGAGGAAACAACTATGTCAACAATAGAAGAAATGCGTAGTTATATGCTCAATGCAGGAATTTACACCAAGGCAGATATAGATAAAATCTGCGACTTAGAACAGCAGTATAGAGATGAATGCCAGGAAATAGCTTCACAGTGTAAGGCTGAAGGTTATCCAGCAAACGGAAGCAACTATGAACTCCGTTGTGCAGAGGTTCGTAAATATTATGATCATGAATTTCAGTTGATAGACGCAAATTATGATTTTGATGAAGAATAATTTGCAAAACACAGCACCAATCAAGCACCCAATTTCCGGGTGCTATTTTTATACCCAAAAACAATTAGAAAAGGAGAACAAATATGAAAAAGAAATTATTATCACTTATTCTTGCAACAGCAACAATCCTTACATCCTATACAGTAGGCACAATGCAGCCAACGCAAACAGTCAATGCCTCAACTCCAAAACAGATCAATGTCACAAATGCAATCCCAATTTGTGACATTGCTGGTTATTTCTATGACAAATATGGATATCTCTGCTTTGAGCTTAGCGATACAACAAAGCAGTTCAATAAGGCAGATGGATATTCATATTCAAAAATCTGTGAGAAACTTCCGCATCTTAAAGATTTAGATGAAAACAAAACATATCCTTTGACAGCGAAAGTAACAAAGGTAAACAAAAAGAAAAACGTTGTCACTGTACAGGATTATAGCGGAAACAAATGGAAATTTCGTGGCTGTGAAGACTATGAAAATGGAGACGTAGTATCTATGCTCATAGATAGTAACGGAACAGAAAAGGTAACTGATGATATTATTTTACAGGTCAGATACAGCGGTGCAGAGTGGTAAATAATAAGAAAGGAAGTAAAAACAATGTCAGAGAAAGCAAAACAAATTCACGTAACCTATTGTGATTATGAAGTAACAAAGGCAAGCAAACCATCACGGATCTATTCAGTCCGAACAGAAACACGGAAACCACACGGAATCAAAACCCACAACATGAGTAGAGCGATGTTAGCACAGACGTTAGCATCGCTTTTTAGTACAGATACAAGGAGGAAATACAAATGATAATTATCATTAAGGATGGTTATGATGTTATTGATAATCGTCCAGAAGCAGAAATCGCACAGTCAGAACGTGATTATTACGAAGATCGATATAACCGTGATTTAAAACGCAAACTCGAAGCAAACAAACATCCATTTGCAAAAAAATTATTAGCTGCATGTGGATTATTATAGAATGGAGAGTGAAAATCATGGCAAGAACATTACGAGATAATCAAGCATCATGGGACGCATTATTCTATGCGATTATTACAGGATGCACAGCGAAAGATGCATTATTAGCTATGGGAATTTGCCCAGATAGCGAAAATAATTTAGCAAGGAGAACAGAAAGAGAGGCGAAAGCAAATGCGTAAAGTGTTACGGAAACAGAAGATTATTGGATTGATCACTATTGGAGTTGCGATAGTTTCTCTTTTTCTTGTAAGAGAAATTACGATTGCATTATTTTTGATTGGAATTGGGTTGATTCCATTACTTAGTCAGGAGGCGATCATTAGATGAAAGGATATGAAGTACCGGATGGATACATGGGTTGGATCAATGGAAAATACCAGCTTTTTGAAAGCGAAAGCGAATATTACGAAACACTTTTAGAAAGAGAAGAGATCTAAATGGAAAGAGAAATTAAAAGCAAATTATTCAATGCATTGTGCAAACGATGTGGAGAACGTAGAACTTGTCATGGGATCTGCGTTGACATGAACAATGCAATGGTAAAGGCAAATGAAATTAAAGCGACTGCAAAATAATTGTGGTCGCTATTTTAATGAAAAAAATTATTTTAAGAAGCGAATAATATATTAGAAAGCGAGTGATGAAAATGAAACATCGGTAAAAGCGAAATGAAGCTATGCTATCAGGCTATACGGGCAAACACATTATAATAAGGAAAGGACAGATGAATTATGGCATATAGAAAGACAAAACAACTAAGAGAATTTGAACCGATTCTGTTACAGAATGGATACAGATTTACACGGTGCAAGGGAAGTCATTTCATTTATATGAATCGAACTTCTCATAAAATCATAGCAGTCAATAAAGACTTGAACAGAATGGTTCGTGAACGATTAATAAAAGAGAATAAGTTACAGGAGGTATAAAACTGTGCAGACAAGAGAAATTAAAGTAGGAACAAAATTCAAGCATATGAAAGAAGAATGGATCTGTACATCGAACGATGGATTCATATTTGAAGCAGATTGTTTGAATAAAAATTGTCCAATGAAAGATTTAATGCTTATTGGATCAAGCGAAGAAGTAGAAGTGATTGAATAGGAGGTGTAAGAACATGAAATGGACAGAGTTATTACGGAAAGATAATTATGCTTTACTGCAAAGCGAAAGTGATACACAGTATGCGGTTGCAAGTGGCTATGATCCAACGCAGCCTGAAGATCAGCAGTGGTCAAGTGGAACATATTTTACTTATTGGAATGACGCAAAGCGAAAAGCTGATTGCTTGCAAAATGCTTTAGATTGTTTTAGAAGTAGAACAGAAGAGAACTATGTAACCAAAGGTCAGAAATACCTTGAAATCTACAGAGAAGATTATAGCGAAGGCACATTCAATGAAATTATTACATCGCTTGGAATTGATAATGACAGAGTTGGAAATGCGATTGGTTGTTATTGCATTGTAGATGAAGAAAGTTTAAAAAGGTAAAAGAATGCGAAGAGGTATAGTTCATGCGATTAAGTGATTTATTATCATATATAAGCGAAAATGAAAACGTTTATGTATGGTTGGATGGAAAAATTGTAGCTGAATATAATGGGAGAGATAGTATTTCTCTTAAATATAATGATTTTGAGGTTGAAAAAGGAAGTCTTAGAAAGTGTGAAAATGGAATCGAAGTTACATTGACAGGAAATTTAATTGTTCCTAAAAGATAATGAGCAGGAAGATGTGGATTTTATTATCTCGATGAATGTAATAGCAGAGTAAACAAATATTTCATAAGAAGGAGGATAGAATCATGAAATACAGATTGGGTTGTTATAACACAGACGGAAGTTTAGAGCATCTTCGCACTGTAGATAATAAAGAGAGTGCAAAACTTGCATACAAACATCTGAAAGAGGAATATGGGTGTACAATCTGGGTTCAGAAGATTGAGTTTGTTGACCCAAAAGAGGAGTTTAAAGAAGCATAATAAATGCGTGTTTCATATGGAAAGGAGGAAACAATATTATGCCAGAAACAAAACAAGATATGTCAAAAACATGTGGATTCTCATATCAGGATAATTGGACAAAGGCAAATGTAACACACGAAATATCTCAGGAAGAGTGGAAAAAGTGGTATGCTACTCATTGTGGTAAGTGTCAGTACATGTGCGAAATTTGCATGTATGGAGAAGAATAGTTAACACAGCAAACGAGATTTACTCTGTGATTATGAAAGTTGGCACTAAATTCGCATTTAATAAGGAAAATGAAAGGAAATTTTAATATGAGTTGGGATTTTGATTTATGCGATCCAGTTACAAAGAAAGTTTTAGAAACAGAGGAAAAACATGAAATAAAAGGTGGAACATATTGTGTCGGTGGTACAACGGAAATGGCATTGAATATTACCTATAATTATTCTGATATTATAAACAGAAAGATGGAAGAACTTGGAATTCTCAAAGAAGATTCATATAGCTATGCATATTATCTTAATGGAAAAACTGGTGCAGAAACAATTGAACCGTTAAAGAAAATCATATCATCGTTAAAAGATGATGCAACTGAAGGAAATGCAAAAAGAGCCTTGTGTGGACTATTAGCGTTTGCACAGTTAAGACCAGATGGTATATGGAGCGTATGCTAACAACATTTTGAAACTAAGATTTACTTGGAAGGAGTGAAGAGAAATGTCTAAGTATATATGTGAAAAGACAAAGGATGAAATCATTGAGATTATTGCAGATGAGTTTGATAAAGTAAACAAAGATTACGATAATGCGATGCAGAATGATAACGAAAAACTCAAGGAACGGAATCAGGGTAGATACGTAGCAATGTTTGATTTGCTGCATAGGTTAGAGATTTATGAAAAGTAAATAGCAAACGCAAAGGCAGTTAGGAGAATAATCTACTAGCTGCCTATTTTATTACAAGAAAGTGAGGAACGATTATGCTAAAAGTAAACGATAAAGTAAAAGTGCATATGTACGACACATACAACAGAGAAATTAAAACACGGAATTATGGAGCTGTGTTTACTGTGAAAGAAGTAAACGGAAAGCTTGGTATTGACTGGAATACAGAGAAATCACCAACGACTTGTGATGGCGAAGTGTTCACACCATTTGAAACATTTTCATATTCAGTAATTTTTGAGAATGTAGAAAATGGAAAGAAGTACCATTGGAGCAATGCGGAAAACGGAATTGTAGAGGAGGTTTAATATGAGCAGATGGTTATATGATCCTGAAACGGATTCACGGAATGGAAAAGAGTTTACATATAACTCACCAATACATGAGAACGATACATTATTCAGTGGTTTCTCATATAGAGAAATTATGGATGTTGTAATTGCAAATTATGGTCACGACATTACAGAAGAACAGTTTGACAAGGCACTCAAAGAGTTTATGGATATGCGAATTGAGGATATGAAAGAGAACTTAATGATGTGTAAAACGAATATGTTAAAGGAAATTAGAAAGGCAGGTTGATTAGTATGAGAGAAATTAAAGTTCAGTTATATAGAGGCGAAGATGATAATTATGTTGAGCTTTGGAAAACAGTTGAAGAAATCGAAGGAAAGCACAGATATTATGGAAGATACACATTTGGAAATGAGGGAACTTGGTATTCAGTATGTGATCCACTTGGTTATTGTGAATTAAATGCACCGATGGCAGATGATGTAATGTTTATTTGCTGTGATGAAAATGGAAATGAAGTAATCAGATATTCAAATGCTGATGGAAATAAACTTCCGAAATTTGAAACAGTAATCAAAAGAGAATGGAATAAGGTAAAAGAAAAGCTTCAGCATAACACAGAAGATTTGACTAAAAACTTTTGGGCTGAGTGCTGGAACGGAGACACTACAATGAAAATAAATCAGTGGTTGTTATCTTATAAAGATCCAGACTTATATCCTGAAAAGGCAAAAGATTATGATGAAAACTGGACAAATTGTTGGGCAGAAAAAGAAATTGGATATGAACCTATTCCAGATACAGAATTTGAGTATTTAGGTCATAAATATCAGTTCACAAAGGTAAAACATAAACATGAATACTGTGGTGTTGAGTGGTACGAATTTGTATGTACCGATTCTCCTTATGTAATGCAGGATACACCTTGGGTAAAAGATAGGGCATGGATTCAGTCTTATATGTATCTTGGAAATTGGTTCAATGATAAGACTTATGGAACAATGTATGATCAAAGAACAGCAAGAGAAAGGGTAGTTGCAGCACTTATTAAAAAGTTCCCTATGAAAGAGAAATGGGACAAGTTACTTTATGTAAAGAAGAGAACTGGAAATGAATTTTATAATTGTGATTGCTGTTATGAAAAGTCATATTCCGATATGGCAGATGTACTTATTAACAGAAATTATCACAGAAAAGATGTTGACCATCTTTGTAAGTTCATTAACAAGGAAACAGAAGGAATTGTATTTGCAAGCAATAGAGGTAATAAGTACACAATCAGACAGATTTATCCAGATATTTATGACTATGATAATTGTTTGATATAAGAAATGAGGTGACTGATATGCAGGTCATAGATAAAGTTGTTACACCAGACGGAATAGAAATTGAGCTTAGAGATCTAAGTGGTGAACACAAACTACCAGATTATAACGGAATGGAAATTGTCTTCCGTACAATTGCAAAGAAAACATTTCCACCAAACAAAGGATGGTATGCACAGAAAGGAAAAGAATTTCATTCATGTATTTGTTACTATAAAAATTATACATCAGATATGTTGAAAGCAGATTATGAGGAGTTAAAAAATGGTACAAAAACTCTTGCAGATTTGAAATCATATTTCTGGAATGGTAAGAGAGACAGTTATGTACTTGGATTAGAAGGAAGTGAGAATTATGCAGAAAACATTAATGGAAATGCTGATTGAAGCAGGTTATCCGAAAGAAGAAATGTATCATCATTCGTATGGATCTGATTTATATGTATATGTAATACCACTCACAACAAAAGTAATTGAGGAATGGTGCAAAATACATAATTATAGAATGGCTTGGCATTGTCCTACATTCAAAGATCAGATAACAGGCAAAATGATGTATGATTGTGCATTTCAGTGGTATGAAAATTAACAGATAGGAGCGTGATTATATGGCGAAACATATTATTGATAAAGACAATACATTAAAAGCGTTGGGAAGCATTAACACATTATTATCTCAATCGTTACAGATAATTAAAAAGGTAAACGAAGATGAACAATGGGATTTTTGTACAGATGATGTTTTGGCAAGACGAGTCAATGCTGCTGAAAGATTAATAAAAGAAATATCTGACATTGTATTTCAGAATAATTAAGCACAGGAAATTGTAATTTACTTAGAAGAAAGGATGAACAAAATGAAAAATTTTATTGAAACATTGTTAAAAGTTTTGCCATTTTTCTTAGGATTAGCAATTAATAGAATTGCAAATAAAATGGGAGTAGATTTATTTGATTGGAAAGTGATTGTAGCAACAATTATTGTTTTTATTGTTTACTTAATGATATGCAAATGGATTGAGGGTAAATAATACAGAGAATAACAAGGCAAGAGGATAAATAAAATTCGTCTGCTTTTTAGTGTAACTAACAAAGAATTTTAAGAAAGGTTAAGGTAAATATTATGAGAGTAAATGAAGTAAGAAAAACAGAAACAATTGAGAAATTAGTAAAAATTGAATACATTGCAGAGGATGGAACTGTATTTGAAAGCAAAGAAGAGTGCAAAAAGTATGAGGAATCAGCGCTGTTTGCACTAAGTAGACAATTAAAGAGAATGGGTAACGAAAATTATATATCACATTGCGACATAAATGATGATTGTAGTTGTGATGAGAAAGTAGAAATTTTTGATATTCAAACAGAAAGGGATTTGGAAAACCTTAAAAGATATTTATACCTTGTTTTAAAGAAAAACAGAGCAAGTGATGATACGGTAAATGATTGCTTTACATCAAAAGATGGAACGAGAAACAAGCACGTATTTGATAGTGTTACAGCAGGTCACGAAGTAATGATTTTCTGGAATTATGATGAGGATTGGTTCTGGGTTTACAATGACGGAAGTATCAATGGATATTGTGAATTTTTCAGAGAGAAGATTACAAAGCTTATTACACCAAAGGAAGAGTAATAATATAGAGAATAAATTAAGGCAGACGCAAACAAATGTGTCTGTCTTATTTATTAGGAAGGAGAATGTGAAATGAGTGATTTAAGAGATAAAAATATTATTAGTGAGTATCTTGTATATGCTGATGAAAATTATAACAAATTAAGAGGTAATGCAAATTTTTACGAAGCATCAGAAAGTTTACGGATTCATTGTGATGATAAGTGGTTTCTTATTGTTGATAGTTGGGACTTTATAAGAGAACTTAATGAGTGGCTCAATGATAATTATGCAAAAGAATTGTGTGATGAGACAAGATATGAATTACCAGAAAATATTAGTGACAGAGAATATTTTACGACATGGCTTGATTATCTTACAGATGGAATGTGGGGATTTTCAGACGAATATTCAGTTTGCGAGCATTGTAATAAGGCATTCAGAACTTCACCTGATAGTTATTCATGGGTTGCAAACTACTGGGTTGGTGATGGATTTATCTTATGCGAGGACTGTGTAAAGGAAGATTATTCAGAAGAGTATCTTGAATCATTAGAAAACAATCCAAATACAGCAAATACAATTCTTTCAGATGATGAAATTGAAAAGGCGGGATATAAGAAAGTGGTAGCTGATTGTGAGTCTGGTTGGTATGGAAGGTGTGACGATCCAGAAAAGATGTTAGAGCAAGAGAAGCAAAACAATAAAAATGGAAGATATTTATTCAGCATTTCTGGAACAGGACAATTCCATACAGACTTTGATATGTGGGAAAAGATAGCATAGAAAGTGAGGTTGATTGATATGGTGGAAATCAAAATAGATAACACAGGCGATGGAACATGGTGGCTATACAATAGCAATCATGGTTGGAAAGATTATTGTGGTTGTGAAAACTTCGATGAACAGGTTGTTCTTACAGGTAATAGAGATTTTACAGGCTGTACTGAGGCAGAATGGTATCAGAATGCAAAAGAAATTTTGGATGATATTGATTGTTATGACGAATATCCAACGGATGTATCTGATGAAGTGAATGCAAAATTAAAAGAAATGTATGATAAATGCAGATGTACAGAAGATATTCTGGTTGATGTAATTAGACTTCTTTATCCAGAAGACACCTTTAAAACTGGAACAATCAGAGGGTATAGCCAAGGAGATTGGCAAGATTACATTGTTATGGGAGATGTAGATACAGATTTACTTGAAGCAATGTATTTTGGGAAGATCTCTGATATTACAGTAACAACGGACGAAGAAGAATTTGGAGATGTAATCACTCATGATGAATTATGGAGAGCAGAAAGAGAAGAGGGATTAAAAGAATTTTTCAGAAATCATTACGAACTTGATAAGGATGAAGAAATTCATATCTTACAGGCAGACGGATATAAGCAGGTAGTTGATTGGAAAGCAGTTGGATAAAACCAAAGGAAAGAACTGTTTATTTAGAAAGTGAGGCAAGTAAAATGGTTGATTATACAAGAATAAATGTGTCAAAAGATGGCAAATATTTATTCGCAACAGAACAAGGACAGCTTACATACGATTGGGAAGCAAAACGGGTTTACAAATTATTAAAAGAAAAATTTCCAGAAAACGAAGGCTACAAAGTTTCTGTAATAGAATGGAGAGCAAGAGGAATTGAACCAGATTGGGCGAAGGAGGTAAACGATAATGAAAACAATAATTGATAGAAGCGAATGTAACCCATTAAGTGACAATATTGAAGGCAAGTTAGTAGTAATTAAACCAGATTTTTTCAAACCAGAATTTAGGGATGCAAAATATCAAATTGTACTTGCAACTGGTGGTTTTGGATGTGACGCAGATAAATTTGGAACTGCTGTGTTTGTAACAGAATGTTGTGAAGATCCCGAAGAATATAGGCAAGAAAGATACAATCTTATTGGTGAACCTACAAAAGAAATGATTGAGAAATGGAAATCTTTATATGGTGAGTTTAATGAGAAAGTACAGAAAGCATTGGAGGTGCAGTAATTATGATGACAGAAGAGAGATTCAAAGAGACTAATTATAAAATGAGTTACGAGGAATACAAGAAATGCTGTTGCCAAAGATGTATGAAGGAAGATTGCATTCATAGAGATGCATATAGAAGATTGCCTGAAATTGATGGTGGTCTTGGTTTGTGTCCTAATTTGAAAGGATAGTGATTAGTATGAGAGATTTAAAACCTGGTGATGTTGTTCATGTTCAAGGAATTGTTTGTGAGATTGCAGAAATTGCATGGCAAGAGCCTTGGGATTGGAGAGAGGCATATTACTTAGAGTTTAGAGATACAAACGGAATATACAGAAGTTGGAAACAAAATTTCGATGGTGGTTATGCTGAGTTGAAGGGAGAGTGATTAAATGGAAGAATTACTAAACAAATTAACAGAAGAACAGAAAACAGAGTTGAGTAATCTGTGCCAAAAAATTAATGATATTTTTGAGGAAAATGATAACTTTACTGAAGATGATGTAGATAAATATGTAGGTACTTCATTGCAAAAGGGAATTTACCAAGTAATGAATGAGTTAGGCTTATGGTGTACTATATAAGCTGTCTGGTGAAAATAAAGGTAATTTAGACCACGAAGAAATGTTCAATACCAAAAAAAGATATGATGAATTATTCAAAAAAGGATTTGTATGGCTTAAATCCTACGGCATGGAAACAGATTGATGAGAACAGATGGTGTCGATTGGAGGGATATTAAAATGAAAATAAGAACATATCAAAACAAGAGAAATAAACGAAAATACATCGAAGTGCATAATGATGGACATCATCATAATTCTGTTCGTCAGTATATACAGCACGATCAGAAAATTGCAGGTCATAAAGTTGGAGTTGTTAGAAATTATACTGGCGATGGAAAACTTCATCGGTGGAGAAAAGGTAACTTAAATGAGCTATTGGAAGATTACAAAGAGGTATAAGTATGGTAGATCAATGGACAGGAAAGTGGACGGAAGAAAAAGATTATAGTACATATCCAAAAGAGAAATGGTGTGATTACGATTATATGGCTGCATGGATCAGAGAACGGAAATACGAGCCAAAAACATCAATGGAAAATTTAATAGAAATGATTTTGGGTTATTACTTTGAAGATGATGATGTAAAAGAAAGAGGATATTTTGCAATTAAGGATGAAAGAAAATATCCTGATAATCTTATGATATTTGTTCCAGATGTAGCAGAATATGTATTTGCAAGTGGTGGATTAAGCGAATTTGATTATGAAGCATAGATTGGAGTGATGGACAATGTATTTCAAGAATGAAGGTAATGACATTTATGCAAGTTATGATGACATATTTTGGTTTTGGTATGGGAATATGGAATTTTGTTAATAGAATGGAGTGATGATTATGAAAAAGGTAAAATGCGTTAGTATTAGAGAATTTATGCCAAAGCAAATTGAAGTTGGTAAGATTTATTACATGGACGAGAAAACAAAATGGAGAGACGAAGATGGTGACGAGTATGCTATATTTTATTCCGATCAGGATGGAATGAATAAAATTGGCAACTTGCTTCTATCACACTTTTGTATGATGGAAGATGGAAATTGCATGGCTTGTGATACATGTAATGATTAAACTTGAAACAAGAGTTTCTTTAGAAGAATGGAGGCAGACATGGAAAAAATTGATAATAATATTCAATTAGCTTTCTTAGGTGGTATGAAAGCTGGATTAGAAGCATTAATTCATGGACTTGAAGTAGTAGCAGAGAATAATAACGGGCAAGTATCATTTGAGTTTGTTAAAATGGTTTCTGCTAGTACGATAGCTGATGTAGAATTAAAATTATCTAGTATAGAGAACGGGAAAGGTCTTATAGATGCTTTAAATAATAAAAGCAAATGAAAGATAATTTACAATGCTCAGGATTTGTTATAAAGGAGAGATGTATTATGGTAAGAATTAAAGATGGAAATTATATAGCAATATTCCACGATAGAATGATTGAAGTAAAAGCAGATTCAAAAAAAGATGCTTATAATAAAGCAAAAAGATATTTTGAATCAAGAGAACATAGAGAATTATTTGATGGCGAACTAAAAGTGTGTCAGATACCATCTATGATAGGTGTTCTGGATGAGTGAAATAAATAGAAAAATATTTATTGGAAAGTAAGGTGGCTACATGAATATTGTATTAGAAATGGAAATTTGGATTGTTAATGATGAGTATTTTATCACACAAGGACTAAACGGATATGAAGTGTATGATTGTGGCGATGATACAAAAGAAGCAAAAGACTTATATACGGGTACATTTGAAGAATGTTTGACTTGGATATGGAATAGTATCTAAGTCGAATGAAAGGATGATTTCTTGTTTTAGAAATGGAGGAAATAATTATGAGCCAAACAGTATTTGATGAGAATGATTTTATAAAACGAGTACCAAAAAAGATTTTGGAACGTACAAGAGAAAATATGGAAGTGTATCATATGGATTTAGCAGATTCATTTCAGGAAGCAACAAGGGAATTAGCAAAGAAAGGTACAACTTTGTGGAAAGCATGGTATTATGATGATTTTAGAGAATATGTACCATGTATTTACTGCCCAGAATATTTGGATTTATCAAAATATCCATTAAAATACAAAGGGAAATAATTCAATGAATCGGAAATTTACTTGGAGAATATGTAAGAGGTTGGAATATTCAATCTCTTATTTTTTTGGAAAGGAATGGTGAAAATTATGTTTGATTACAAAGAATTTAAAAAGGAAATGTCTAAAAGAGGACATGAAGTACATAAGAATGGAAAGTATCTTATAATTATTCCTAATAATAATTACGAAGGATACAATAAAGGATTTTTGTTTGCAACGGATATCATTAAAGGTTTTGAGGATGTATTGAAGTTACTAAATATGGATCATTTTAATACTTGGATATATAGTGCAAAATTTAAAGTCATGTGATAAAATTATAGTAATGATATTCAACAGTTGGAAAAACGGAGGTAATTATTATGTCACAGTTAATCGGATTTTTAATTGCAGGATACTTATGTATATATCTTCCATGGAGAGCGAACAAAAAGGAAGAATCTCGTAAGAGACAAGATATGTATAATAATCTCAACAAGAAGTCGGTAGATGAAATGGATAAATGGCGAAAATAATATAGAAGAGAAAAGAGGTTGACGAATATGTTCGGTGGACTATTGGCATTCTTAGGAATTTATGCAGGAAGTGCTGCAAAGGCAGCTAAAGATAACTATGATATGAAGAAAACTACTCGCACTGTTGATAAAGATGGAAATATACATTACATGGACAGATTGTGCAATGATTACATCAATAGTGAGCGAGTAAAGAGGGTTGAAACTACTGATAGAAACGGAGTTAAGTTATATTCAACTGTTGGTGTGAATAGCAGTAAAGTGTATGACACTTCTTATGGAAGGGGTACACAGCAGTTATTTGAAATGAGTGAACGTGAAAAGCAAGATGCAATTGAGCGTGGCAAATTAGCTTATATGCAGTACAATCCTTATTTTGGAAGATCGGTTACAACGGAAATTGCTACTGGTAGAACAATTACTTGTCTTTTTGCATGGGAACATGGAGATAAACCGATTTATAAGAAATGGTACTTCAGACCTGAATGCCAGGACAAATTTGGTTATAGAGAAACTGTTAAAGGCGATTATGGAATCGACATTACAAAAGAAGAATACTACAAGTTACAAACTATTGGAATTAGTTACTCGAATCTACCAAGCGATCAGAAAGTATTAGATGACTTATGGGGAAGGAATTGTGTAAAATAAAAACAGAGAAGGGATCACCTTCTCTGTTTAATTAGTCACGTAATTTGAAAAGTTACTAAACATAATCTTCCAACGCAAAGAACATGATAGCATTAAATATTAAATATGTCAATGGAGTGATTGAAATGAAAAGAGATAAGCTGACAGCAGAATTTTTTGAAAATGCGATTTGCAAAAACAAAGACATGGAAACAAAAGAATATTGGAGTAATGTTTTTAAGTCTAATTTAAAAACGATTCTTGACGAAACAAATGACTACGATTTTGAAGAAATTAGAGATGAAGTAAATTCAGATTATCCAATGGACTATGATACATACCAAAATTATTATGGCTTTATTTGTGAAGTGATTGATACAGATATGGAAGATACATATAAGCCATATAAAAGGAAAATGGATAAAATTGAAAAATTGTCTGAAGGATATTCAAACATTATTAAGAATTTTCCAGATGATGTTGATTACGCTGTTGAGTTTTCCAGAAGTAGCTTGTCTGTGTATTTGAATATTAATATTCCTGTTACAGAGGATAATATCGGTAAATTTCTTAATATCGGAGAAACAATTAGAGGGATCAATATTACAGAAACATACTCTGAATATGAAGAAAGTGATTACAAGAATAAAACAATTGTTATTAGAATGTCAGATCACGATTTTGGTGGAAACAAAGACTACTCATATAGAATACCTTGTATCAATATTGTTTTAGAGAATAAATAGATTGGAGTGATAAGAATGAAATCAAATTGGAAAGAGTTAGATTATTATCATGCGGAGTTTTCAAAGTTAAATGACAAAAACTTTGTCGAAGAGTATTTGGGATGCAAAATTAAAAAAGATGGTAAAGATATATTTACTATAGAACTTGCAAATGAACTTATAGAAAAAGCGAATAAGGCATATAAGGAAAAGTATGGAAAAGATGTTGATTTTAATTATGTTAAATTAGACATGACAAATATAGTTGAAGATACAGAGAATATATTAGATGATGGAGTATCGCACCCAAGACGAGAAATTGGTAAAACAAGAGTTGGAAAATATGATAAGAGAAAAAATATCTTGAGAATTTGGGAAGACGATGTTCCAGTATATGAAAACAACAACGGTAAAATATGTAAAGATGTTTGTGCATTAGCCGATAGTTTGATGTAAAAGGAGAATGTTGTTATGAATAATATTATATACAAAAATGAGGTTAAAAGAGCATATATAGTTCTTGGGTATAGAGCAGAATCACAGAATACCATTGATATTAATGGACTATATGAAGATAATATGGTTGATGAGATCGAAAGAGATGCATTGTTGAAGTATAATAAAGAACTTGCTAAAAGATATTATTAATTAAAATAATGGATTTAAAACGGAGAAATAATAATGCTATTATACAAAAATGTAGATATTTGTGATTTAGAGCCAATTGCTAAAAATGGAATTTTAAGTATAGATGAGTGTGGAAACAATAATTGGGACGAAGGAAAACGAGCAGAAAATGATACATCGGTGGTATATTTATTTAGCCCGATTGGTAAACAGAACTCATTCCCTAATTATGGTGCGGCATTGTTGGAGATTCAATGTGAAGCAAAGGAAAATAAAATTGGTAAAACAGATACGCATGTAGACGATTATATAGAATATATTACAAAAAGAGTTGAACCATTAGAAATAAAAAGAGTTATTATTCCTAAAATTTTTAAAGAATACATTTCAGTTCCTCAAAATGTTGGAATTACATGGTGTGAATTGAAGGCAGAATGTTATGGTAATAATGGATTAGAAGAATGTAGTAATAAAATTTTGGAACAGTTTGCAAAAACTGCTCCATTAATGAACTCTACGGAATTTAATTTCTTTAGAGGTACAACTGAAAAACGCACGATGATTGATTTGTATAATATAGAATATATATTCTAAGTAAATAATAGATTCATTGGAAAATTGGAGGTTAATTATGAGTAAAGATGAAGTGAAATATTATATAGATCATATGGACGCAAATGGTTTATTAAATTTGTGCAATGATATAAATGAATGGAAATATAAATACGGGAAACTTAAACCAGATTGTACATTAAATCATCTAGCAGAAAATTTACAGTATTGGGAATTAAGAGATTTGGAAGAACTTATTCTTAATGCAGCTCATGAAAAATTTGGGAATTTAGTTAGTTTATTAATAAAGAGTGAACCAAGTATCTATATAAAATAAGCCAATGAATCCAAGTTTTCGTTAGGAGATATGAATATGATTACATTTAAGTGTTTATATAAGTTAACAAAAGAAGAAGTAGCTGGAATTGTATTTGATATCAAAAATGGTAAATCTTATACTGTTCTAGGCTGGGAGAATTATTATGCTACAGATGCAGATATTATTAAGTATTATAATTCACTTTAAATAAAAATTACAGACTAAGAAATCTAAGTTTCAGGAGGTAATATTAAAATGATTAAATGGATTAGTGCAGAAACACCACCAACCGAATATAGTATGACAAAAGAATACTTTGTCACTTGTGAATATAAGGGAGAAGGAAATGTGAATGGAAGATTAACTTTTGTTATGACTTATGAAGAGAAGGGAAGAAAGAAAGTTCCTACATGGTGCTGGAATGGAAGAATAGCAATTTGGAAAGTATTATTTTGGGCTGAGTTTCCAACACCATGTCAGGATGAAATTTAACTTTCTTTTGGTATAGAAATGGAGAATATTATGCGAGGATGGAATGAAATAATTGGTTACGACAATGAAAGAGATTATAATTGGCAAGATGAATCTGTTAAATTGCCAAAATTAGGTGAAGAAGTTTTAATAAGTTGGCAAGATAAGCAACGACCAAGTAGATCTCCTTTTGTTGGGTATTTCAAACAAACAAAATATGGAATTCAAACAATTATAAGTGCGAACGATGGTATGGATTTTTGCCCATTGCAGAATGGTATGAGATGGCGCAGATTTAATCAACCAGATATGAGAGAAAAGATAAGAGAATATATTAGTGAGCTTGATACAGAAATTGACAGACTTGAATCTGACTTAGAAAAGCAAATGACTGACAATGTAGAAGCTTGTCAGGTTACGGCAACTGAATCAAGGTTGAATGTTATAATCGAAGTAAAGAATGATTTACTCGGAAGATTGAAAGAGGTGATATAAATGAAACAGTATGAAAAATTACAAACAGATATGCAACAGAATTTATCAACAGATGAAATATCTGGGTATTTATTTGCATTAAAAGATGAATACGTTGCATATTGCAATCAAAATGATAAAAGAGTTGATGATATATATTCATTGGCTTCATTTTTAGAAACTGAGTACAAAGAGGTACAATAAATAATGGAACAATGGGATATTACATGCTGTAGATGTGGAAAGTTTATTCTGACAGAGCAAAGAGAATCATTTTCTGGAAATATAAAATGTGTCAGGGGTAGTTATGATAATGGATTCTATAATGGAATTGAGGATCGGTTTTATTGTAGAAAATGTGCAGATAAATTAGGATTTGGGTGATATAGTGTACGAATTTTCAAAAGAGATTATCGAAAAAATCAATACAGCAAAATGTCTTACTGTAAAAGAATTAAGGATAACCGAAGTTGCATTAAGAATGTATGAAGTAAATGAAGATATTTTAGATGAATCTACTGGATTATCGAATAACGATAAATACGAATTAAAATATAAGTGTTAAAATAAATGATTTATTAGGAAGATTGGAAGAGGTGGTATAAAATGACTAATGGCATTAAAGAGAAAGACATTCGTGATATGCAAAAATGCTTTGATAAAATTGAAACGATTTTAAAAAGAATTCAGGTATATAATTCTGAGGCGAAAATTATTTGCATTGAAAGCGACACAATAGCCCTAGTTAATTTTAATGGCGAGTCTATTGATTCAGCTCCACAAATAAAAGACGAGCATATTGTTGCAAGTCAATATATATCAACATTGGATAATTATTGTTAAGAAATGACGATTTCATTCGCTTAGTATGGAGAAATTATAGGTATGAAAAAAGAAGAGAAAATACGAGTTATAAAATGGTATATTAGTCACCACTTGAATACAAAAACCGATTATAGTGAAGTTGACGATTTGAAAGAACTTGAAGAAATAGTAAGAATAGCAACAAATTGTTTTGGCAAAAGCGATAGATGCAATCAATGCACTTCAGACGGAAAATCTTATTGTAAAAGATGTGCTAATTGTATCGAGTGGCATTGGGACAAAGATATTGTAGAAACAGCAGATAATTATCGTTTTCGATATTTATATTGGAAAACGTTTGCTGACATGGAAACCAAATGAAAAATTGCTTTCAAGTGGAGGCAGATGTGTTATATAATATTGGTGATAAATTGAAATGTAAACATGAATTTAGCGGTGAAACCGAGGAGCAGCAATGATTAATTTGAATTGGTTGAAAAATAAGATATGTGAAAAAGAGATTGTTTGGGATAAAATCCGAATGTACGGAGAGGAGGAACATCAATTCAGCTATTGGATAATGGCAGTCATCTCCACCGATAATAAGATAGAATGGTATGTAAAAAATACAGCTATTAACGAAGTTATTTTCGAAGGAAATACATATGAATCCTGTGTTAATTTTCTTGAAACACTTATAAATAAGTTGGTTGAAACTGGAAAATATAAATATTTGGAATAAATGAAAGTAGAAGCAGAATAAACTGCTTCTTTTTTAATGCAGAAAACGAGGTGATAATAATGAATATGGGAAATCCAAAAAGAGCATCAAGATTTTTATGTCTTCACTGTATGAAAATTAATCAGTTAGGAAGTGGTATACAGAGAAATGGAAATCAGCGTAAGAAGAAACATATCAAAGACTTAACATGTTTTAATGAAGGCTGTAATGGAGAAATCACGAAAAACGTAGAAATTCGTTGGTGTGACGATTATCTGGAAATGTTGGATTATGCTCAACGAATTAGATCACGTTATTATACGGATAAAGTAGAGAATAATATGTAGGAAGGTGGAATATAGTATGGAAAATTATAAAATTAGTTATAGTGGTGATACTCAAATTAAAAATATTCACCATATAGGTGTTGATTATAATGGAAATTACTATAGTGTAATTTTCGGAGAATATGTAAATGGAGGATTCTTTAGTATTCCGAACTGGAATTGCGGTGGCGAGTTAGCTGGGCTTAGTGATGTGTTTTGGAATACAGAATCTATTCAGAAATCATTAAAAAGTAAAAGAGCAGCTAAAGCTATTGCAAAAGCGATAGCAGATTACACAAAGGAGTGATAATTATGTGTTATAAGATAGAAGTACAAAATAGAAATGCTGAGAAGCTTAATAGGAAGTTGGATGAGTTAAACGCACCACAGTTTTTAAGAGATTACTTGAATGAGTTGGAAAGTAAAAGTGGAGCGTTAAATTATTTAGTGGCAATTAAAGATTTTTTACAGTGGTTGATTGAAAATAATATCATTAATAAGAAATCAATTTCTGGAATAGAAGTTCCTGATTTTAGTGACTTGCGACCACAAAATATTAGTTCGTACCTTAGATATAAGGAAACAAATGGAATGTCGCCAACCACAACGGAAACAAGAAAAAATATCATTAAAAGTTTTATAAAAAATGTATATTCATATAGAGAATGTTTATTGAGAGAACTCTATAATAGTATGGAAGATTTTAGTAAACAAATAAAGTATAAAGGAATATCTTCTAAAAACAACTTAACACAAAAACTTCCAACAGAAAATCAGCTTAATGATATGGAAGAAAAAATAATGTGGAAAAAGGATGAATGTGTAAGGAATAGAAATATTGCTATTTTTCGTGTCTTAAGAGGAACTGGAATAAGAGAGTCTGAACTTGCTGGCTTGGATTTATCAGATTTGCATTTAGATGAAAATAGTGAATGTATTGATCTTAATGATATGTCACATATTATGGTTTTACCAAAAGGATATCAAAGAGAAACTGAAAAAAGACCTGTATATCTTACTGGATCTGCTCTGAAAGCATTAAGAGAATGGCTAGAGTACAGAAATACATTGAATAATATTGTAGACAAAGAAGCTGTGTTCGTAAATAAAAATGGTACACGTACAACAGAGAGAAACATCAAACAGATATTTGAAAATTATGGAAATGGTATTACTCCACATATGATGAGACATTATTATGCCAGTATAATGAACAGAAATGGAAATCTTGCATTTGTTCAGCAACAGCTTGGACATAGTAGTGTGAATACAACAGTTAATAACTATGCGAATGGTGCAGTGGGAATGAAAGAGAAACTGATGGAGATGTGATTATGGTTGAATATATTGGGAAGAAAATCAGAACTGAAAATAAAATAACAGTAAGAGGGCTTGCGAAAATGGCTGATATTGCACCAAGTACAATTAGCAAATGGGAAAATGGAAGTGCTGTTCCTGATTTAGCTGTATTGGATTTGGTTGCCAAAGCTATGAAAGTGAATCCGTTTGATTTGGTTAAATTTGTGTAATATGTATACGACACTAATTTTTAGTGTCGTGTTCAGATATTAAAATATCATTAGGAGTACATTCGAGAACGTCACATAATCTTTGCAATGTATCAAAGTATATGCGTTGTGCATTACCATCATATAAATTACATGTTGCTTGATATCCTATTTTTAGTTCTTTTGAAAGCTGATTTCTATTTAATCCTTTTGCGTCAACTAATGGTTTTATATTAAGTTTCATATATATTACCTCCTTGATAATATATACTTTAGCATATATTGTTAAAAAAATAAATATAATCTTAAGAGTAACTATTGACATTATATTGTTAAGGGTGTATAGTATGAAATATCAAAGGTAATCCAAGGGTATTAAGAATACTTAATATAAGAAAGGAGGATGTGATATATGGAAATAAACACTTTTGATATTGTTAGAGTTGATTTCGGAGATGTAGTCTTTGCAGGAGAGCAAGGCGGTATAAGACCAGCAGTTGTAATTCAGAATGCTTATGGAAATATTTATTCTGATACAACAATTGTAATTCCATTTACAAGTAAAATAAAACATCTCCAGCAACCGACACATTCTTTCTTTCATAAGGATTTAGGCAAAGGTTTAACTGTGGATTCAATGATTCTTGGTGAGTGTGTTAGACAGGTTTCAAAAAAGAGAATAATAAAGAGACTTGGTTGTATTACAAAATTACAAGAGAAAATAAAAGTCAAAGCAGTATATGATGCAAATTTTGGAGCATTGGAGGAGGTTTAAGAATGGAATATATAATAATGAGTTTAGAAGATGCAAAAAAAGTAGCAAAAAAAGATGCAGTTGTTCTTGTGTCAAAACAGGATCTTGAAAATCCAGATTGTAACATTGGATTTTGCAAGAAGAGGTTTTGTGAATGCAATAGCATTCTTGAAGAAGCAGCAAGTATTGCGAAAGTGTGCGATGAATTTGCTAATCAGCTTAGAGTTTTTTCAGATATACAGTTAAATTCTCCGAAGGGCTATTTACATACAATCATGTATAAGACGAAAAAAGAATGATGTGTCCTGATTATAGGACACCATACATATTAGAATAAAACCAATTGATATGTTTGTACCGAACATACGTTTGCAAAAGCTATTGACAGGAACTGGTGTTCGGAGTATTATACAAATATAAAATAATATATGAAAAAGGCAACAAAAAACAGCCTAGAGTTTTCAAACGGTATTGGCGTACCTACTCACACTAGACTGTAACTCAACCAACCAAGATTAAGTCATTACATATTTTGGCATAATTTTCCAGTTATGTCAAGTTCAGTATGGCTAAAATCATAGCCTGTTTCCAATATTTTATCAAAATTTAATATTTTTATAGGGCATTCGCCAAGTGGTAAGGCACAGGATTTTGATTCCTGCATTACATCAGTTCGAATCTGATATGCCCTGCTTTGTGACATTCCACCCGGTATGTTACAGAACGCAAGTGATTTCCTTGTAAGAGCAAAATGTGTAGTTGCTATAGTTCTACCATAGTCTAATCCACTAACGGATTACAAGCTGATACTATACTTCCTGATAAACTTGCGATAGTGTCAGCGACTTGGATCATTAGCACAATTGGTTAGTGCATTCGGCTAATAACCGAAAGGTTCAGAGTTCGAGTCTCTGATGATCCATTGCTAAATCAAACAAAGAGAGGAGATGATTACGTTGGCACAATATGTAATTACAGACGGTTCTCGTTGGATTATGAGAAATCGTAATGGTAAATATGTTCCAACATCCTGCGAGGCATTGGCTGATACATTTTCAAATAAAGCAGCCAATAATCTATATAATAACTCGCTACCCAAAGCCTTGAAATCAGTATTTTATATCCAAAAAATTGATACTCCACCTGATAATGTAAAGCAGATTACTCAATCGGAAGTGGAAAATAACACTGAAAAGGTTATGGTTGCCGAAAATATTCAGAAATGGATCAATAAAATAACTGATCTAAATGGATTGGCAACAGATGCATTACATAGAAAAGAAGAGTTGTGTGAAGAACTTAGCTTTATAGATAGGGAATTATCCGATATCAATCATTACATAGAATTTTGTAATCTTAATGCAGCACAAGGATGGAAGGCATATAAGATGATAAAGGAACGGAGAATAAAAAGAAGAAGTATTAAAAATGAGATACAAATTCTTAATATTATTCTCGACAAAAAGATTTCTGATACGGTTACAAATGAGATTTTGGAATCCATGTCGAAAATGGATAAGCGTACATATGAACCACGAGTAATGAACGAGCTGTTTGATTTGTAAAGAAAGGATATACATATGGTGATTTGTAAAATGTGTTATACGTCTATGGTTGGTGTTATGTCGTTCTCAAAGGACAAGCATGAGAAGTTTTGTCGTTGCCCGAAATGTTGTTCAGAGACACGGCATATAAAAATCAATGATAACGAGTTGAGCTTTGGAGAAGTATTACACAGAGAAATAAATAAAAGGTAATAATGTGAGGTAGGTACATGAAATGAATAAGATAGAACTTAGTGAAGAACAACTTGCGATAGTTGAAGATTATTGTTGTGATGATATGAAAAAATTGAAGAAGCTTTGTAATCCAATTATTGTCAGGATTGGTGGAATTAGCAAGAAAGACTACGATGATATTTATAGTTTAGCACAGTTTCTTCTATATAAATGTGTTAGGAAATACGATAAAGATAATTCCAATGGGGCATCATTTAATACGTTTTTATGGAATATCTTAAGTAGAAGAATTTATGCCACATATATCAGAGATAAGAATCGCCAGTGTCGTAGTAATACGAAAGAAGATGAGAATGGAAATAAAATTTTTATTCCAGACGTTTCACTTGATGCGCCTACACTTGACTGTGTGGCGACAATGGAGAGGATTTCATCATCTACTACTTTGGAAGATGAATTTTTTAAACCAGATATAAGTAAAAAAATGAAACAATATTTACATAATTTATCATCAGAACAATTGGAAGTAGCACATCTATTTATGGATGGTTATAAACAGGAAGATATAAAAGATATTTTACATATGTCACAATCTGAATTTAATAATTGTATGAATGGCATGAGAGTATACAGGAACACATCAATATTAATGTAGGGAATTATAGGAGGAATGTACAATGGCAAGACCAAGAAGACAAGTTTACACGATGGATCAGTATTTAGAAAATGAAAGTGAAGGGTATATTAGTAATAATGTATGTACACAGAGAAATCCAAAATGGAAGCCTATCATTGATGGCTTGATGGTAACAATTTTAACAGACGATTATATTCCTCCTATTATTCTTGCAGAAGAGGAATGTGGTCGAAAGTTTATTGTTGATGGTGGTAGTAGAACAGCAGCATTTAAAATGTTGTGTAAAGGCAATTATAAGATTAAATCATCTGTGGAAGATCCGATTATTTCATATAAAAAGATTGAAAAAGATGAAAATGGAAAAAATGTTTGGGTTGATGCTGAATTTGATATTCGTAATAAAACATTCAGTCAGTTTCCAAAAGAGTTACAAAAGAAATTCTACGAATACCAGGTTGAAACTGTAATACATGAGTGTGATGTTGAGCAGGCTGCAAAGTATCTGAGAAGATATAATGTACATACTGCAATGAATGCGAATGAACAATTATTTATACATATTCCAAAATTCGCAGATGAAATCAGAGAAATTATTCAAGATAGATTCTTTCTTGATTGCACGATTATTAAAGAGGTCGAAAAAGATAAAGGTGTATTAGAACGTGTAGTTTCAGAATCTGTTATGTGTATGTTTCATTTTGATAATTGGAACAAAAACGGAAAAAAGATGGCTAAGTATCTGAATGAGAATGCAACAAATGAAGAGTTTGAAGTGTTTGATAACAATATAAAAAGACTAGAAAAGATTATCACAAAAGAAACAAAGGAATTGTTCAGTACCAAAGATACTTTTGTTTGGATGACATTTTTTAATAGATTTACGAAACTTGGGTTAGAGGATAGTAAATTTGCTGATTTTCTAAATGCTTTTGTTAATGGATTAAGAGAAAAAGATATTGATGGGAAGTATTTCGATACAGTGGACGAGCATGGCAGTACAAAAGATAAGAGTGTTATTTTAGACAAATTACATATTCTTGAAACACTGATGAATGAATTTTTACATATTGATACAACAGAAACAAATAGCACAGAAGCAGAGAATAACAATACAGAAGAAAGTGCTGAAGATAATACGGAAGAAAGTGTTCTTTCCTTTGTTCAAGAAAATGCAAATCCTGACGCTACAGAAGAGGATATAGACGAATATACAGATTTAGTTGATTATTGTTTTAATCATAACCAGATAAAAATAGATATTCCTCTATATCAGAAATGCCAGATGGCTTTAATTGCTTTGATGGCTTATGCTTGTAAAAATAATAGAGAAGATGATTTTGAAAAGTGGATTAAAACATATCAAAATCAAACTAATTTCAGTTTGTCACAAAAGGATAACTATACATATATGAAAGAAAGTATGAATAGATTAGCGGTTGCTTAAAGAGAATAAGTTAATAACAGAAATCAGAAAACGTCCGATTATTCAATCAAATACATAGCCGAGTCTGGCAATTCTTATATTCTTTGTGAGTATGGTTTCTGTTTTATATAAAATTAATCGAAGGGAATAAAACAACAATGAAAACAATAGACAATAAATTTGAGATAGGTGAAGAATGTTATACATATGCAAGAGAAATGTAGAAGTTGTTTGTCCAGTATGTCAAGGGACAAAGAAGATTCTTTACAATGGATATGAGATTCCATGTAAACAGTGTAATACAACGGGAAAGATTGTATGCAAACAGACAGTGGTTGCACCTCATAAAGTTAAAATTAGAAGGATTGTGGCTAGTATTTGGAATGATGTAACCACAATTAAATACAAAGTTGATTCTGTTGGAGAATATATCAATGTAAGAAATAGAGGAGAGAGTTCTTTATTTAAGACATTGGAAGAATGTGAGCAGAAGTGTAAAGAAATTAATCAGGGTGAGAGTAGTGCTGCATTTTAGCAGCCAAATTCTCTTTCTTTGGATTGTGAGGTGAAAATATGAAGATGACAGGAATAATTCGTAGAGTTGATGATTTAGGTAGAATAGTAATTCCAAAAGAAATTAGAAGATTGGTGTTTGGAAAAGCAGACGCAATTGGTGAACCAATGGAAATATTTATTGACGGAGAAAATGTTGTACTTCGAAGATATAAAGCAATGCAAACCTGTGAATGGATAAAATATGATTATAGAACGATTTGTCCAAAGAATCATGGTGATGCTGATGATCTATATTGGAGGATACCTGAAAATATGGATAAGTTAAAATATTGTCCTTATTGTGGTAAGGAAATAGTTGTTGTAGATGAATAACAAGTAAAGTTCGATTTATTTGGGAAAATGAAAGGAGATTTATATGATTACAAAGACATTATATACTTGTCAGTTCTGTAATACTGATTATGCAGATAAAGAAAAAGCAATGGAATGTGAAAAGAATCATAAGGTTTTAGAAACAGCAACAATTATAGGTGACTATAAATCGTTAAAATGTATACCAGATGGGTGCCCTACGAAAGTAAAAGTGAAATTCAAGGGTTCAGATAAATGGATAGAATATAAGAGATAATTTGGAGGTTGTTTTTATGAGTAATGAATTTAGAAAATGCGATTTCTGTTCGTACTATGATGAATATGAAGGGTGTGAGTGGGGATGTAATAACCATGAAGACTTTAAACCAGATAATGACAGAATTATTACAAAAGCAAAAGAAAAAGGAATATCTGTAGCAGATGTGATAGCCTTAATAAATATAAATTGAAGCACAAGAAAACTTCGTTTCATTGGGATTTTAGAAAGGAGACAATATGTTAAATATAGGAGATTGCGTAGGACAGATTAACAAAGATTCATCTGGTGTATGGAAGTTATATAAGGATAAAATAAATAAAATCACGACAACAAAGAAATATGGTAGAAGATATTTTACCAAGACAGTGTTTCGACCATTAGACGCAGATGACGTAGATAACAACACAAAAGAAATGGAAGAGTCGATTGGTAAAGGATATATACTCACAAGAGAAGTGTTTGGATTAAATAGTAAAACTGAATCTTATGCTGAAAGATGGATAAAATGGGCTAATGAGAACCCAGATAAGGCAACTGGTTTGATATAAACGGAGAATATAACAGTAGAAACAATTAACAAAAATAAATATAAGAAAGAAGAGGTACAAAATATGGATGGATTTATGATGTTTAAGAAGGCATTACAGAAGCACTTCGATGAAATGCAGAAAGAGGCAACTCATTTATTTGAGGTAAATGTAGATAAGGATCAATTATGGAATACATATCTTAATAGCTTCCCTGCTGGTACAAATGAGATTTTCAGAGAGCGTAGAGAACATGATTGTAGTTGTTGTAGACAGTTTATTAAGAATATTGGTTCTGCTGTCACTATTAAGGACAACCAGATTCATACGATTTGGGAACTGAATCTTGGCGATACAACATATCAGCCAGTATGTGATGCACTTGACGCTTTTGTAAAGACGCATACAGTTACAGATATTTATACAACTAAGTTCCCTAAGATTGGTACAGATTTTAACTTTGAGGAAATCAATGGAAAGTCTCATCAGTGGGATCACTTCTTCTTAAAGCTTCCAAGCAAGTTCGTAAATAGAAGTAGCCGTTCAAATGAGGAAGTTAAGGGACAGTTCAGAGATACAAGAAACGTATTTAAGCGTTCTCTTGATGAAATTACTATGGATGCACTTGATACAATTCTTGAACTTATCAATTCAAATACACTCTACAAGGGTGAAGAGTGGAAAGGCGTACTCACAGAGTTCAAGAAGTATAAGAAGGAATATGATAAGCTGACTTCTGATACTGAAAAAGATTTATATGCTTGGGAAAAGTCGGTAACAGCAGGTATGGCTATCGGTAGAATTAGAAATCATTCCATTGGAACACTTCTTATCAATGTAAGTGAGGATATGGATCTTGACACAGCAGTTAAGAAGTATGAACAGATTACAGCACCGAGCAACTATAAAAGACCAAAGGCTATTTTTACAAAGAAAATGCTTGAGGATGCAAAGAAGACCATTACAGAACTTGGATATATGGATTCATTACAGAGAAGATTTGCTAATCTGAATGATATTACTGTAAATAATGTACTGTTCTCAAATAAAAGTGCTGCAAGAAGAATGGTTGGTGCAGATGATATTTTTGGACAGATGGAAAAGGATATTGCTGTAAGTCCTAAGAAGTTTTCTAAAGTTGAAGAGATTTCAGCACAGGATTTCATTTATAAGGTACTTCCAACTGCAAAGGAGATTGAAGCTTTTGTAGAGAATAAACATGAGAAGAACTTTGTTTCTATGATTGCACCTGTTAATCCAGACGCTAAGACAATGTTCAAATGGAATAATGGATTATCTTGGGCTTATTCAGGAAACATTACTGACTCTGATATGAAGCAGAATGTAAAAGCTGCTGGCGGCAATGTCGATGGTGTACTCAGATTTTCTATTCAGTGGAATGAAGATGGTCATGATAATTACGACCTTGATGCACATTGTATTGAGCCAGATAAGAATGAAATTTTCTTTAGTAATTGTAGAAAGCCAAGTGTTTCAAGAATGGGTGGTCAGTTAGACGTTGATATTATTCATCCAGATGGAAAGGTTGCAGTAGAGAATATTACTTGGGAAGACTTGTCAAGAATGAAACCAGGTGTTTATAAGTTTTTTGTACATCAGTATTCAGGAAGCGTAAGGCATGGATTTAGAGCAGAGATTGAATTTAATGGAGAAATTTACAAGTTTGATTACGATAAGTCAATGAGAACTGATGAAAAGGTTCAGGTTGCAGAAGTAACACTTGATGAGAATGGAAACTTCTCAATTAAGGAGAAGTTAGCAGGAAATTCATCTATTTCAAGTCGTGAAATTTGGGGTGTAAATACAAATCAGTTTATTCCTGTATCAGTAATTAGTTACAGTCCAAACTATTTTGACGAGCAGGATGGAATTGGTCATAGACATTTATTCTTCTTCCTGAAGGATTGTGTAAATAGCGAAAGTCCTAATGGATTCTATCTTGAGTTCCTTGACAATGATTTAATGAAACACAAGAGAGTATTTGAGGCATTAGGGGCTAAATGCCATGTAGTAGACACAAAAGATCAGTTATCAGGCATTGGTTTTTCGATGACAAAAAGAGCTGAATTGGTTGTTAAAGTAAAAAGTAATATTGAGAGAGTGGTGAAAATTAAATTTTAACTAGAGAAGAATTAATTTCCCAATATCAGCTTATAGAGAACACATCTAAAAAATATTATAATGGTTCGATTTGGAACTCTATAAGCTGTGGACGTTTTAAAATAATTGGGAAAACGAATAGATGTAACAAAAAGGGATCGTATATTTATTGTTTGTGTGAATTTGAAGATGGGGCAATCGTTGAAAGTGATTTTACTAACATAAGTAAAGGAAATCTCAAAAGTCCTAATTTTCCAAATGTGTTTAATGTAGGATATTTAGGTCAGGGTAAGTGGAAATGTAAAATAAATGGAAGCGTCACTAAAGAATATACTACATGGCATCATATGATAGAAAGATGTTATTCTGAAAAAGCACATTTAAAAAGTAATGCGTATGTAGGCGTAACAGTTTGTGATAGGTGGCATAATTTTCAGAACTTTTGTGATGATATCGTTTATTTAGATGGATATGATCTTTGGAAAAATGGAGAATATGAATTAGATAAAGATTTTTTGTGTGAGAAATTAGGCTTAAAAAATAAAATATATTCCCCTGTCACATGTAAATTTATTCCAAGACCTATGAATATATCAGAAGCTACAACAAGAAAAAATTTAACTGGTAATACATACATTGGAATTTCACCAAATGGAACAATATATGAATTTAAAAATAAAAAGAAATTTGCAAGTGAACATACTGACATAAGTTATAGTTCGATTGACAGATGTTTAAATGAAAATAGGAAAATTAAAGGTTGGATATTTAAAATTAAAAATTAGAAAAGGAGATTATTATTATGACAAACAACGAATTATTTATCAATGCAACAAGAGCAAACTATCAGTTCCCATTCAGAGGAATGATTAACGTAATTGATTTGTGGGATTTGTCTCTCATAAATCTGGACTCAGTGTTTAAGACACTCAATGCAGAAGCAAAGAAGTCTGAGGAAGAAAGTCTTCTGAATACTAAGTCAAAGGAAGACGAGGAGATTTCTAATAAGATTGAAATTGTCAAGTATATTGTTAGTGTGAAGTTGGATGAGAAAAAGAAGAGAGAAGACGCTAAGAAAAATGCTGAGATGAGACAGAGATTGCTTGAAATCAAGGCTAAGAGACAGGATGCAGCACTTGAAAATATGTCTGATGAGGAACTGGATAAGACACTTGCAGAATTAAGTGAGTAATTGTTACAAATATACCATATATAGTATTAAAAATAAGCAATATATACTATATATGGTATATATTTTGCATTAGAAAGAAACGCACATTTCCTATGGAATTTTGGAGGTGAAATCTTTTTGAAGGTTGTTGGAAATAAAGAAAATGTCAATCAAATAAGATTGACACATAAAGGTTTGAACGTCAGATTTAATTGTTTTATGAAACCATTACCCTACACTACTGACAATAATATTGATATATCTAAGCCTGAAATAATTGAGATAACATTTAAGGATTCTTATGAAATAGATAACTTAATACATATATTGAAAAAATTCAAAAAAGAATGTTCTGAGTATATTGGAGAATGGAGATAACATTATGACGAATAAAGAGCAAAATAATTTAAGTAAATACATAGCATTAATTCTTAGACATAGACCTGATGTTGTTGGCATCACATTAGACGAACATGGCTGGGCTAATGTATCAGATTTATTAAAGGGGATCAATAAAACTCAAACAATTACAATGAAAATGCTTGAAAAAATTGTAGAAGAAGATTCTAAACAGAGATATTCATTTAATCGAGAGAAGACGCTTATCAGAGCAAATCAAGGTCATTCTGTAAAAGTCGATGTAGAATTGAAAGAGTGTATGCCACCAGATATTTTATATCATGGAACAGGTGTTAAATATTGCTCTTCAATCAATAAACAAGGGTTAATATCCAAGAGTCGTTTATATGTCCATCTATCAAAAGATATTGAAACAGCAACAAATGTTGGTAGTAGACATGGAGAACCGTTTATTTATAAGGTTAGAGCAAAAGATATGTATAATGACGGATATAAATTCTTTTTATCTCAAAATAGTGTATGGCTTACAAAAGAAGTACCAATCTGTTATTTAGAAGGAGAATAATACAATGTCAAATTTATATGTATATTTAATTCGTTCTCGTAACAAGGATAATAAGGATGTCCCAAACTTTAAGCAACGAGATAAGACAATTCTTGAATATAAAGAGAATGAAGACAAAATAATTGAAGAATTTAAAAGTTTTGCAACTAAAGGAGTTCCTGGTGAACAGACAAGATTATATAGATCAGTTAATTCTAGGAACGAAGAGAAAATCAGGGAAGAATTTATTATTCGTCTGCTGAGAGACAAGCCAAGTATGACACAGCTTAATCGTACATTAGCTTCAGTTGCGCAGCAGGTACAAAATCGTGATGAGAGTAAATGGTTGTTCGATTTCGATGTGGATGATGATAAATTAGCTTTAGGATTTATTAATGACATTACAAATTATGGATTTGTATTTAATCAGATTGAAATGTATAAGACTCCACATGGTTATACAATCACCGTTCCGCATGGATTTGATACAAGAGAACTGATGGAAAAGTGGAAAGATTATGACATCACATTGAAGAAAGATGAATTGTTGTTTTTGGATATGATAACGAATAAGTGATATTTTATTGATATACCAAAAATTGAGGTGAATTTGAATGAAGAAATTGAAAATTGAAATTCCATCTGGTGCAAATGAAATTATTCATACTTTACAGGATAATGGATATGAAGCTTTCTTGGTCGGAGGATGTGTGAGAGATAGTATTCTTGGTAGACCAATTCATGATTATGACATTACAACTTCTGCCACACCAAATGAAATGATGGAAGTATTCAAGGACAAGAAAATTATTGAAACTGGTTTACAACATGGAACTATTACCATTGTAATTGATGGCGAGGGATATGAATGTACCACTTACAGAATTGACGGTAATTACTCAGATAGTCGTAGACCTGATAGTGTAACATTTACACGAAGCTTTGAAGAAGATTTAAAGCGTAGAGATTTTACAATCAATGCAATGGCATACAATGATGAAGTTGGTCTTGTAGATCCGTTTAATGGTATGGAAGATATTAAATACCACAAGATTAGATGTGTTGGCAGAGCAGAAGACAGATTTTCAGAAGATGCATTAAGAATTTTACGTGCTATTCGATTTGCCTCACAGTTGGAATTTGTCCTTGAACCTGATACAGATTGGAATATCTCTAAAATGTATAAGAATTTGGAGAATATATCTATTGAAAGGATTAATAGTGAGTTCTGTAAAATTGCTGCATCGAGTGATTTCTGTGTACAAATGGTCTTATATCACGAAGTATTCTCGTTGTTCATTCCTGAAATTAAAGATATGCTTGGTTTTCAACAGAATAATCCATATCACATGTATGATGTATGGAATCATACCGTACATGCAATAGAATATTGTGAATCCGATGATTTAGTAACAAGATTGGCGGTATTCTTTCATGATATAGGAAAACCACATTGTTATCAAGATGGCGAGGATGGTATTAGACATTTCAAAGGTCATGGAAGAGTCAGTGCTGATATGACTGATAAAATAATGAAGCGATTAAGATTTGACAATGATACAAGAGAAAAGGTCGTTGAATTAGTCTATTATCATGATGCTACTTTTGAGGTGGGAAAGAAATATATCAAGAGATGGCTTAATAAAATCGGAGAAGAACAGTTCAGAAGATTACTAAATGTTCGCAGAGCTGATATTAAAGCACAAGCAGACATGAATCAGGAAACAAGATTACAGAAGATTGATAACATCGGCTATATCTTAGAAGAAGTCTTACAGGATGAAGAGTGTTTTTCTCTAAAGGATTTAGCAGTTAATGGCAGGGATTTAATTACTATTGGATATAAGCCAGGAAAAGAAATTGGTGAGGTATTAAATAATCTGTTGGATTCAGTTATTAGTGGAGAAAATATAAATGAGAAAGAAAAATTATTAGAAATAGCAGAGAGGAGATTACATGGTTAAATTATTCAGTCATACAGATTTAGACGGAATCGGTTGTGGTATTTTAGCACAACTTGCATTTGGTAAAGATAATGTAGAAATTTCATATTGTGATTACGACAATATTGATTCAACTGTAAAGGAATATTTGGAAACAGAACAGGACGACACAATCCCAATTTATATTACCGATATTCGTGTCAATGAAGAAACTGCTGAGTTACTGAATAAAAGAGGCAATGTTAAGTTATTAGATCATCACCCAACAGCTCTTGGATTAAATAAGTATGATTGGTGTGATGTAGTTATCGAAGATTCCAAAGGAATTAAAACATCGGGAACTATGTTGTTTTATCATTGGTTAGGTATGAATGGTTGTCTGAGTGAAGAGTTAGAGAATAATAAAGCGTTAGAGAAATTTGCTGAACTTGTGAGAGATTATGACACTTGGAGATGGTCAGAACTCGGTGATGAAGGTGTTATTTGTAAGCAGATAAATGATTTATTATATCTTTACGGTCGAGATGATTTTATTCATTGGTGTATTTCAGAAATCCATGATGAGGTATTCCCAAGATTATATGCCAAAGATGAAGTTATCCTGAAAATTAAACAGGATGAAATTGATAGATATATCGAAGAGAAGAATGAAACTATGTTTACCAGTCCTATGTGTGGTAAGGTTTGTGGTTTTGTATTTGCAGATAGGTTTGTTAGTGAATTAGGTAATAAACTTTGTAAAATGCATCCTGAAATTGATTTTGTGGCAATGATTGATATTGATGGTTGTACGGTATCTTATAGAACCGTTAAAGAAGATATTGATCTTGGTAAAGATGTAGCAAGTTTATTTGGTGGCGGTGGTCATCCAAAAGCTGCTGGTTCAGAATTTGGTCAGAGTATTAAGTTGAAAATTATTGGGGAAATCTTTGGACAGTGAGGTGAGAGAATAATTGGAATGGATTAAATGTGTCGAAGGACAAATGCCAGAAGATGATAAAAGATACGAAGGCAAGAAAGTAATCAATGTACTTGTTACCACAAATCGAGGCATAGTAACAAAAGTACAAAGACAACGCTATGATGGGACATGGTTTTGGGGAAGAATTAATGGTGGCATGAAAGCTTGGATGCCGTTGCCTGAACCATACAGAGAATAAGCGAGGTAAAAGAGTGAAATTAACAATTGATATTCCAATAGGATATGAAAGAGATTTTAATGTTGATAAGTTTAAAGATTTCTTTTCAAGAGTAATTGCAGATATAAACTGTCATGGTCTATGTGGTAATTATGAAAAAGAAATTGCAGAAATGTTTTTAGAAGCGTTTGAAAAAGCTATTATTGGTGATGTTAATTTAAATGCAAAAGTTATTCCAGTTGCAAATATATCTTTTGACAAAGAAGATATGCAGAAGATGATTCAAGATGAATTAAAGAAGTTTCAAGTAGAGAATAATCTAATATAGAAGTAATTCTATTCACGGCTGATCAGCCAAATTAAGCGAGGTGATAAAGTGAAGAAATATTGGGAAACAGGTGAAAAGAATGACTTTGGTAAGGAATGTTATAAATTACATTTTAGTCAATTTTATGAAGAAGATGATGAAAATGTAGTAGCTGGTTTTGTACAAGATGAGACAGACGAAAACAGATTTATATATGTATCAAAAGAACTAAATGTTGAATATGATACATTGTTTGCAGACAGTATAGAAGATGCAAAGCATCAAATCGAAGACATGCTAATAGATTATTGGAATGACAAGATTGATTATTTAGAAAATCAAATTAAATCATTTCAAGACAAAGAATAATCATATATAGAAATTTCTATCTTGGCGATTCAGCCAAATTTTCCAAAAGTAAAAGTAACAAGAAATATTTTTTTCTTATGGTTTTTTGCAGACGTGCAAATTCCATAGGATTTTACAACAAAATAATATTAAAACGAAAGGATTTAACAGTAAATTCTAGGATAAATGATTGCGCAATCTCTGTAGATTAAAGGATTTTGACAGAGAATAAAGAAAAAAATAATTATTGTGAGAAGAACTGGAAGTTAGTGAACTTCTGTGAGTTTGATAAATATGCAACAAGTTCTTATTGTGCTATTCACAATGAAAACGAAAGTAAAAATCTTGGTGATATTACTAAGGTTGATGAAACAAAGCTTGAACCATTTAATATGATTTGTGGAGGTAGTCCCTGTCAGGATTTTTCTGTCGCAGGTAAGCAGAAAGGTTCTGTATGGACTTGTAAAGATTGTGGACATGAGTATAACCCACTGACAGTTCATTGGTCAGAAAGAGATAAGTGTCCATGCTGCGGAAGTAATAATATTGAGAAGACTCGTTCATCTCTTTTGGTAGAGTATCTGAGAGTTATCAGAGCAAATAAACCGAATTTCGGTATGTACGAGAATGTAAAGAATATTGTGGGAAAGCAGTTTAAAGATACATTCAAGATGTTCACAGATGAGTTGGACGAGTATGGATACAATGTGTACTGGAAAGTCCTAAATGCAAAAGATTATGGTATTCCTCAGAATAGAGAGCGTGTGTATCTGATTTTTATTAAGAAAGAATTAGACAATGGAAAGTTTACATATCCTGAACCATTTGATAATGGAATGAGATTAAAAGATATTCTTGAAGAGAATGTTGATGAGAAGTTTTATATCTCAGAAGATAAGGTTCAGAGATTTTTAACAAATCTCAATAACGAAGACGCTTTATTATACGATGCTTGTCAGGTTAAAAGAGAAGGAAAATCAAGAGAATATAATGATTTCTGTCCTACTTTAACAGCAAGAGATTATAAAGATCCACGTCTTGTAAATGATAATGTTGTAAAACAGATTGGCACAATTTCTAAATGTGAGGGGAATTGGAAAAATCCACAGGTAGGTAGAATTTATAGTACAGATGGTTGTAGTCCAACATTAAATACTTGTGGAGGTGGTAGTCATGAACCAAAGATTGTTCAGCTAGGAAATGTAAATCCATCTGGCAAAGGTATGAATGGCAATGTGTTTGACGAGAATGGATTAGCACCGACTCTTACAACAAATAAGGGTGAGGGTAATAAGATTGCAATTCGCCAGGCAACTAAGAAAGGATATATTGAATGTGAACTAGGTGGCGTAGCTGATTTACCATATCCAGAGTCCAAAACAAGAAGAGGTAGAGTTCAGGAAAATGGTCAGATTTGTCCAACAATTACTGCAACTGAGACAGGGGTTTGTAGAATTGAATCACCTATTAGAATTAGAAAACTTACTCCGAAGGAGTGTTTTAGACTTATGGGATTTTCAGATGAGAATTTTGAAGCTGCTGAGAAGATGGTAAGTAATAGTCAGTTGTACAAGCAAGCAGGGAATTCCATTGTAGTAGATGTTTTATATTACATATTGGTTGAATTGTATAAGGCTATGCCATATCTTTTTGAGGATTTGAGATTAAGTAGCTTTTTCTCAGGGATTGGCGCATTTGAGATAGCGTTGAACAGATTATATGAAGGAATCAACTCTGGAAATTTTACAAAATAGCATATACAATATATAGTATTAAATAATTATAACAAATACTATATATTGTATAAAAATCAAGACCGAAAGAAAGCGGAATTTCTTCTGAGTTTTCAGAGAATAAATACATATAAAAATAAAGAAAAGAGGTAACAAAATGAGCAAAACATTAATTGTTGTAGATATGCAGAATGATTTTATTGATGGAACACTTGGCACAAAGGAAGCACAGGCAATTGTTCCAAATGTAGCAAAGAAAATTAAGGAGTATAAGGATGCTGGCAAACAGGTAATCTTTACAAGAGATACACATCCTGAGAATTACTTAGAAACATATGAGGGTAAGCATCTTCCTGTTACTCACTGTGTAAAGAACACTATTGGCTGGCAGATTTCAGATAAGCTAGATTTTGATATTGAGAACGATATTCTGATTGATAAGCCTACATTCGGTTGGACACATTGGGATGATTTTAACTTTAAAAGTGTTGAAATCTGCGGATTATGTACCGAAATCTGTGTGGTTTCAAATGCACTTATTATCAGAGCAAATTATCCTGAGATTGATATTACAGTAGATGCAAGCTGTTGCGCAGGTGTGACACCTGATACTCACAAGGCTGCATTAGCAACTATGAAGATGTGCCAGATCGAAGTGATTGGAGAGAATAATGAAGTATAAGAATTATATCATTAATACTTTTAGGCATTTTAAGAAAGTCTGTACGCATAAACATTGGGTGTTCTACTATTGCTGTAAAGTGGGAATTCCATTTCAAGGGTTAGTACATGATTTATCTAAATTTTCTCCAACAGAATTTTGGGAGAGTGTTAAGTATTATCAAGGTACTTCAAGTCCAATAGATGCTTGTAAGAAAGAGAATGGTTGGTCAGCAGCTTGGATGCACCATAAAGGAAGAAACAAACACCATTACGAATATTGGCAGGACAATTTTGATAATGGTGGGAAGCCTATTGAAATGCCAATGAAGTATAAAAAAGAAATGCTTTGTGATTATCTTGGAGCAGGTAGAGCATATTATGGTAAATCGTTTAATTTTGAGAAGGAATTAAAATGGTGGAAATCTAAGAAAAGTAAGCCAATTGCAATGCATCCAAATGACATAGCTTTTATTGATAAGTATATTAATCTGTTTTATGAGTACGAAAACAGAGAATATGATATTAGAACAATATTTAATCAAATCAAGAAAGAAGGAAAATAATATGGAACAGATTATTACAAGTTTATTAGAGACAGATGCCTACAAATTGTCAATGGGACAGGCTATTTATCATCAGTTTAGTGATTATAAAACCACTTGGAGTTTTAAGTGTCGTAATAAGGATGTTCATTTTACACCAGAAATGGTAGAAGAGATCCGTAGACAGATTAAATTATATTGTGGTTTGAGATTCACAGAAGATGAACTTACTTATATTGATAATATCAAATGGATGAAAGGTTCATATGTTGATTTTCTGAGATTGTGGCAGCCAAGATATGAGGATTTTGAGATTACAACAGATTCAGATTGTGGTCTTTCTATCGAAACATTTGGTACATGGCTTAATACATCTATGTATGAGATTCCTACACTTGCGATTGTAAACGAAGTATATTTCAGAATGGCATATAACTATGAGGAATTGCTTGATAGTTTCAAAAAGAGATTAAATGAAAAGTACGAAAATCTCAGAAGCGGTCATTGGTACGCTGGTACATTTTCTGAATTTGGTCTTAGAAGAAGACTTTCTGCTGAAGCACAGGAGTTAGCTGTTGAGAAGTTTTCACATTTGAATGATACACTGCATAGTCCATCTAAGTTTGTTGGCACATCTAATGTATATCTCGCAAAGAAATATAATATCACGCCTGTTGGAACTATGGCTCATGAATGGATTATGTGTTCTGGTCAGGGCAACCACAAGCACAATCCAGCATATTCAAACTGGTATGCCCTAGACGCATGGGTTAGAGAGTATGGTGTGTTAAATGGTATTGCGCTCACAGATACAATTACAACTGATTGTTTCTTGAAAGATTTTCAGTTGACATATGCAACATTATTCAGTGGTGTAAGACATGATAGTGGCGATCCGATTGAATGGGGTGAAAAGATGATTAATCATTATGAGTCACTTGGTATCAATCCTAAGACAAAGACACTTCTGTTTAGTGACAGTCTTGATTTTGAAAGAGCTGATAAGTTATTCAGACATTTCCATGATAGAGTGAATGTTGCATTTGGAATTGGTACTTATTTGAGTAATGACACAGATGTTCCTGCTTTAAATATTGTAATGAAAACCACTAAATGTAACGGTATGGATGTTGCAAAAGTGTCTGATGTAGAAGGTAAAGGCATGTGTAAAAACCCTGATTATGTTGATTATCTAAAGAGATGTATTAATTGGAGAATGAATCATGAATAAAATTTTACTTATACCAGGAAGCTTTAATCCAATTACCAACGCCCATGTTGATATGGCATTGACTGCTAAAAAAGCGGTTAATGCCGATGCTATATTGTTTATTCCTGCACATGATACATATGTTGCGAAGAAAAAGACTTTGATACCTGGATATTGTCGAGTATCGCTGATTAATTCAATGCCAAATTGTGAGGAAAATAATATGTGGGCATCCGAAGTTGAAACAACCAGCTTCTTTCCACAGAGGACATACAATACTATTTCTCAGATAAGAGATATAAATGAAAAAGATTATATCTTCAACGAATACTATATTTGTTTAGGAATGGACAATATTGAAACACTTACAACTTGGTATAATTGGAAGCCGTTTGTTGAGGAATATAATTTTGTAGCATGTGTGAGAGAAGGTCAGAATCTTGAGACTGCTTTAAGAGAAGCAAATCTTATGGAATATAAAGATCACTTCACAGAAATTCGGATACCAGAAAATCATACTTCTTCAAGTTTGGTTAGAGATTTATGTGAAAAGGGTGAATTTGAAAAGGTAAAAGAATTAGTTCCTAGAAATGTATATGAGTATTTAATTCGGTTCTATGATGTGATGAATCGAATGTAGGAAGGAGAATATATAATAGAAGAAACACATTTAAAAATAGATAATCCTATGTTTAAAATATCTGAATCACAAACAAAGGAAAGACTTGGACAGGTAGTTATTAATAAACAGGGTGAAAGAATGAAAATAATTAAATATAACAATTCCAGAGATATTGATATTCAATTTTTAGATACAAATAACATTGTATACCATCAATGTTATTCAAATTTTAAAAAAGGAACTACTGTTGATTATTTTTTACCTACAGAATTTAAGCATGGAATTATAGGTAATGAAGAAATTAAAAAGAATGGACAGATTACAAAAGAGTTTTCATATTGGGCTGGTATGTTAAAACGTTGTTATAATGATGTGGATTTATCGAGATATCCTAGATATAAAAAATGCAAAGTAGAAGATGAATGGTTTTATTTGTCAAATTTCTCAAAATGGTTTAACCAAAATTATTATGAATGCGGAAATGAAAAAATGTGTTTAGATAAAGATATATTATATAAAAATAACACAATATATTCTAAGGACACATGTATATTTATTCCTGAGCGTATCAACATTCTTTTTACAAAAAATAATGCAAAAAGAGGTAATTATCCAATAGGAGTATATTTCAATAAAAGACTCGGAAAGTTTATTGCTCAAGTTTCAAAGTTAAATGAAAATAAAAAGAATACGAAAAAACCAACACATATAGGTGTATTTAATACACCAGAAGAAGCATTCCTAGCATACAAAACAGAAAAAGAAAAATACATAAAAGAAGTTGCGAATTATTATAAAGAAAAATATGACAATTTCCCTATAGTCGCATATAACGCATTATGTGATTATAAAGTGGAAATAACAGATTAAATTATAAGGAGATATCAATATGCATAATTTTGACGTTAAGAAAATAAAAAATGAGATCGTAGAGTGGATCAGAAATTGGTTTGAAGAAAATGGGAAAGATTGTAATGCAGTAGTTGGGATTTCAGGAGGTGTCGATTCTTCTGTTGTTACGGCATTGTGCGTGGCAGCCTTAGGGAAGGATAGAGTTTTTGGTATTAAAATGCCTTGTGGAGAACAGTCAGATATTGAATATGCCAATATGCTTATCAAACATCTTGAAATTAAAAGTTATACTATGAATATTCGAGAGGCTGTTACTGGAATTAATAATCAGTTCCCTGATGATATCAAAATTAGTGACCAGACGACTATTAATTTACCTGCGAGAATTCGTATGGCTACATTATATGCAATCTCACAATCTTTAAATGGTCGTGTTGTTAATACATGTAATATGAGTGAGTCTTATGTTGGATTCGATACACGTTACGGAGATAGTGCAGGAGATCTGAGTCCACTTGCAAATCTTACAAAAACCGAAGTGATTGCTTTGGCAAAAGAATTAGGTCTACCAGACGAATTAGTTCATAAAACACCGCAAGACGGTTTGACTGGGTTGACGGATGAGCAAAGCTTTGGTTTCTCGTATTCCGAATTAGATGCATATATCAGAGATGGAATTGAGCCAAATGAGGAAGTAAAAGCCAAGATTGATTCAATGCATGAGAAAAATCTGTTTAAATTACAGCCAATGCCAAGTTTTGTGTATTAGGCGTAAATGAAACTATATATAGTGTTTATAGAAAATATAGATACTATATATAGTAATATTTTTACCGAGAAACATAGATTTCCTTTGGAGGTTGGAATGGGATTAATTGAAAAATATGAAAAAAGAAAACTAAGATATGAGAAGCAACTTTCTCAAATGTCAGATGATAGTGAACTATCAGAGTATGGATTTTGGGATAAGGGGTATCTGCGTGGAAAAATTGTAATATGTGATGACATTATAGACGATTTGAATAATATCTTAATTGGGAAGGAGAATTGATATTTTGAAAATTGCAGAAATGGATATTTCGGTTAGATTGTACACAATTTTACATAAGCACGGAATTGAAAACATTGAAGATATGAGTAATTACACATCTGATGACATCATTCGTTGGAAAGATATTGGAAGAAGATCGTTAGAAGAATTATTAAGTACAATGAAAAGCAATAACGTCAAATTTAAAGGAGAATAAAATAACAGGAGGTAAGCAACATGAAATACAGAAAGAAACCAGTAGTGATCGAAGCAGTTAGATATATGATTGACAATTCTTTACCAGATTGGTTTATGGATAGAGTATCAAATAATACTATTGTAATTCACGAAGATGGTACATGTCATATCAAAACATTGGAAGGAACAATGAAATCGGAATATGGTGATTACATAATTTTAGTTGTCAATGGTGAAGTATATCCTTGTAAGCCAGATATTTTTGAAAAGACTTACGAAAAAAATTAGATGATAGGAGAATAAATCATATGAAGAAGAAAATTTTATATAGTTTGGTTTTACTATTAGCATTAATGTTTATATTAACCGGCTGTGCAAAATGCATTAGCACCGAAACATCTACGGTTCAAGTAAAAATAATAGATGAATATCACAGGGCTGTTTATACAACAATGCATTATAGTCCTGCGACTAAAACGATGATACCACAATCGCATCCAGCAGTTTATAGAATTACTGTTGAATATAACGGTGTAGAATATAATATTTCTGGTAGTAATACATATAACAAATATTCAGACAAAATTGGAGAATATGTTGATGGAATATTAGAAACCAGGAAATATGACGACGGTACTGTTAGATACAATATTGTTGACTTACCATAG